TCATCATCATCATCATCATCATCATCATCAGCCAGTTCGGCCATCTCGGCGCGCCAGTCCGCTGCCCCCGCCGTCTCATGCGCTGGCGTCTCCTTCAGGCGCTCCCAGATCGGCAGACCATCCATATCAACTCCGTCGAACTCCAGGCGCCCGACCATGTTCTGGTGGCTGCCGAAGGCCGACCAGCCAGCCAGCGTGGCCAACCGGAACGCTTCGGCCACCCAGTGCTTCAGCAGCGCCTCGGAGACCCAGAGCTGCTCGCGGAGCTCTGTCGCCTCGGTGATCTGGGCCTGCACGGCGAGTTCCCGGGCCTGTTCACGCTCGGTCACATGCTTCTTGATCTTACGGATGGCGGGTGTGTCCAGTTCCTTGCCGAGGTCGATCAGTCGGTTATCGGGGAGCAGGAAGAGTTGCAGGCCCTTCCAGAGCCTCCCCCAGACCTTCTCATCGACCGAGCTGTTCGGATACCAGCCATCGACGACCATCTCCGCGTTGGCCAGGATCTCCTCCGTCACGTCCTCTTCTGAGAAGACGGTGTAGTAGCGATCGGCTGGCCGTTCGTGCTCGCTTTTCCAGCGTCCCCGTGCTCGGAGCCCACGAAGCTCATAACTCTCGCCGCTCACAGGAATTGCCTCTGCTTGCGTGCGGCGATCCAGCCGCGCTCGAAGGCGGCCGTGATGTCCGTAATGCCCACTGGTAGGTCGCGGATGGCCTCCTGGATCTGCGGATGGGCTGTGGGGGTGACGGGCCGCTTGGCGTCGTGTGCTTCCCGGCCGAGGCGTTCGTAGGCGGTGTCCAGCGCCCGAGCCCAGTCGGCACACCACGCGTCGCAGGGAACCTCCCGTGTGCAAGTGCACTGCTGGGTGCGGTGGGCTTGGTTGGCGTGTCGGACGGCCTCGCCGTACCGAGCCATGGTGTCATCGGAGCGGATGAACGTGCGCCAGTCGGGCCGGTCCTGGCGACGGGAAATCATCTCGCGGTAGGTGCGGAAACGGTCGGTGTTGCTGATCGGGGTACGGGTCATCGCGGGCCTCCTGTTTTCGGTGCGGTGTGCCAGAATCGCGTCGGAGGTCATGGCGTGATCGCTCCCAGCGTGCCGACACACGGGCCGTCCCCATCCTCCAGCAGGGCGCCGCAGACGCTCCCGATTTCGGTCGCGTCCAGGCTCTCGCGGCCACACACCGGGCACCGTGCCGCCACGCCATCCGGGCGGGCCAGCTCCTCCGGGCTCGCCCCGGCCAGGATGCTGTCGATGTAGTCCCGAATCAACCGTTGCCGGGTGGTATGTCGAGACAGAGCGACTCGCTCGAAGTCCGCCCAGGCGCGAGGTGTGACCATCACACCGACAGTCCGGAAGTTCCGCATAGCGTGAAGATAACACACGAGTACATGGGTACATGAGTACTCATGTGTTAGCCTGAATGCTCACCCACGCCACAGGGAGAGGGCGCCATGAGCACCGTCGCCAACTTCGAGATCCTCGGCACCTCAACCACGATCACCCGTTGCGGGAGGTGCGACCAGGAGGCGCCGTGGACGGTCGAGCTGGACTGCCTCGACGATGTTGGCAACGCCACCGGTCGTACGGTGTTCTATGGCGTCGAGTGTGCCGCAAGGGCGGCCGAATGGACAGCGATCGACACTCGGGTCGCGGCGAGGGCAGCTGAGCGGTTCCGTACGCGTCGGGGCACGCAGAAGGAGAGCATATTGTGAACAACAAGACCAGTATCGATGGCCCAGAGATCGCGGTAGGGACGGTACCGACTCCCTTCCGGTACACGGATCAGTTCCACGCCACCCAGCTTGCCCTGGTGTTCGACGCTGACGGCGGAGCGACGCTGAACGTCGAACACCAGACCGGAGACCTCGTCCAGATCTCTGCGGGGGTGGAACTGGACGCGGTCGACCTGGCCAGTCTGCACGCGGCGCTGGCGCCGTCCGTGGCGTTGCACGAGCGGATCGAGGCTGAGGCGGTGCGTCTCGCGGGCATGACGAGAGGGATCGAGCGGGCGCAGGACGCACTGAAAGTGCTTGTCGTCGTGCCGCAGTGGTCGGCGGGCCGGGTGAGCAAGTTGTCCCTGCACCGTCGCTCGTGTGTGCATGTCCGGGGTCATCAGCCCTGCACCGTCGAGCAGGCGATCGCGCAGACCCAGGCGGTCGGCGCACCGCCCGTCAAGTTCTGTGGCACGTGCCATCCGGCCGGGAGCACCGGCAAGCGCTATGAGCACGCCATCAACGAGCGCGGGGTGACGGTCGACGCCGATGGCCGCGAGCTCCGGGATGCGCTCGTCGCGGAGAACCCGGTCCCGGTGTTACCCACTGCCGAGCAGCAGGCATATGTCGACCGCGTCGGTGAGGCGTTGGCTGAGGAGGACACCCTGGATGATCTGGGCAACCCGCTCGTCCAGCGGATTGCGGCCAGCCTGTATCTGGAGGACTGATCGATGGACGAGCCTCAGCGCCTGGACATCGGCCAGGCTCACGCGCTCGCGATGATTTCCGCGAACGCGGTCGGGATGTCCCTGGGTACGTGGGCCGGTCGTGGCGCCTGGGCCAGCATGACCGACGCCGCGCGCGATCGGGCCGGGGCCCGCGCGCTCACCGAATTCGACACCGCGATCGCGGAAATGATCGCCGTGCGTGAGAGTCTGGCTGCGACGCTCGCCGCCAGCGAAGTACCGACGGTGCAGGTGATCGCGGAGCTGCCGAGCGGTGTGACGGACATCCGTGCTGCTCGCAGCCGGAGCCACCGGAGCGAGTAGACGCCTGATCACGTGGCCCGCGCACGGGCCAGATCTCTGATGTCGGCCATCAGCCGATCCGGCAGGACGCCGGTTCCCAGCACCGCGCGCAGCAGCTCCAGGGCTACGTCCTGCGGGATGACGAGGTTGATGGTGTCGGTGGGCCCGGAGCCGGTGAACTGGATGTCGATCGCACTGGTTTGCGTGTGGGTCTTGAAAAACACCACGTCTGGGCTGGCTGTTACCTGAGTCCCTGGCTGCACAGTGACGGCGTAGACGTCGCCGCCCGGAGCTTGCGTGTGAGTGCGGATGCGCTTTGGCATCGCTGACCTCCATGGACGTTTCCTGCTGGGCCCGGCAGCACCATGGCCGCATTGCGTGTCCAGCAGCATAGCGACCCTAGCCTCACCGTACGTGGTCAACATCGCCGTCATGATCATGCCGGGCTCTTGCTTCAGGGTTGACCTGGGACGAGTTGTCCGGCTAGGAGGCGGTCTGCTAAATTGCACTCTGCTCCTAACATCTCGTCTCGTGTCGGAGTACGGGGCCCGGTCTCACACCAGGTCGTTGTCTGAGCAGCAACTCAGCTAATGGCCGAGACCGGGCCTTTGCGTGTTCTCACCCGCAAAGGCCCGAGATGATCTTTCCAGTAGGTTTCCAGTAGACGCGCGGGGCCGACATCAGCGCAGGTCAGACTGCCTGGCCCGCCTGAGGCGATCCTTCTAGTGGGTTTCTAGTAACGCTAAGTTATTTTCCGGGCACGATTAGCCATGCTGGATGGCATGGGCGACGATGTCGACCGCGCTGCGCTCGGGGCTTCTTGCCGCGTGGACGTAGACACGTCTGGTGACCTCGGTCGAGCTGTGCCCCAGATCGAGGGAGACGTCAGATTCTGGAGCGCCCGAATCTACCCCTGCGGTGGCGTAGAAGTGGCGCAGCGCGTGCGGATGTATTGCCTCGGCGATGTCCGCCAGCTCGTCGCCACCCGACGCAGCGATACGGCGCAGCACCCGCCACAGCTCTTGCCGCGTATAGCGGTTACCGCGACGGGTGACGATGAGCGGCGTCATGGCATGAGGCTCGTTGGCGCGGAGTTGCGTCACCACCGAGCCTGCCGCGCTGTCCAGCATCGTCAGGTAAGCGGCGAGTCCATCGTCGGCCAACGTACTCAGGTAGACCACGCGCTCCTTGCCTCCCTTGCCATGCACGCGCAAAGCGCGGCGACCTCGGGTGACGTGCAGGTCCGCGCGGTTGAGGTAGCACACCTCGCTCACCCGCAGGCCCAGAGTGAACAGGGCGACCATGGCCAGCTCACGAGCCACGCTGAGCGCCGTCTGGCGTGGGCTTCGGGTGCCAGCGGAGCGGAGCAGTGCTCGGACTTGAGCTGGTGTCAGGACGATGGTGGGTGACGTGTTCTGCGTGACGTCCAGGCCGAGTCGTCGCCGGTTGATTGCGACCGGGTTGGCGTCCACCAGTTCCACCTCGGCCAGGTACTCGTACAGCGCTTTGGCTGCCGTGCGAAACGCGTCCCGGGTGCTGGGAGCAGCGCCCGCGTCGGCCAGATCGCTGAGCCACTCCTTCACATGCACGCTCTTGACATGGAGCGGGTCGAGCTCGTGTGCGACGAGCCAGCGGAACCAGTGCAGAGAGCGAAACGGGCCGCGTGCGCGAGACCAGTGACTGGTGCTCGGCTGCGGAGCCGGGATCTTCAGGGCGCGCTTGTAGCTGGCTCGGGCAGCGGCCCAGCCGTCCGGTTCCTGCTCTGGGAAGGCCCAGGCCGCGAAATCGTTGCCGGAGACCGGCAGGCCCAGATGTTCTGCGTAGGTGTGCTGGGTGCGCTGGGTCTTGTATCCGAGCAGCCATTCGGTGATGGCAACCAACAAGGCGGCAGGGTCAGTAACGAAAGGCCAGAGGGCGTCGGGTCGTGCTCCGGCGGGTAGTGCCGTGGTGTCGAGGGTTTCTTCGCTGGAGATGACAATTCCGTCGAATGTCATTACTCACCGTTCTGTTGGCTAAGATTCGCACCTGCTCATGGTAACTATAGAGACCCTGCAACAGATATATCTTCATGCTAGGACTGAGGGTTACGCTCGTAACGAGTCGCTAACCGTGCACAGTCATAATCCCAAAGCGAAAGGCGACACAGCCATGGTACTCGCTCAAGCTTTCCAATCAGCTCGGTCGACTGCACAGACTCTGGTACAGCGAGCTGTGTTCGGAACCCTACGTGCTGCCGATGTGGACACCGTAGAGAAGCCGATTCCCGGGTTCTCCAGTATGCGCACCGTGCCAGCCGATTGGCTCAACGGTATCGTCGCCGCCCGGGTGGTGGCGAACGTTGCTCGTAACATCATGCATGACTACGCCCGGGAAGCCCGAGGCGACGGCATTACCTGGTTGGCCCTGGCCGACTCGTTGGGCGTCCCTACCGATGAAGATCTCGATCGCGCGGATGCCGCGTTCGAACTGATCGCTGGACAGCCAGCGCAGCGCTTCGACCGCGTCACCCTCACGTGGCGGTGCTCGACCTGCGACAAGTACGTCACCGACAACGGTCCGTATGAGCCACACCCGGACGACCGAGAGACCGGCCATGCCAGCGACTGCACCCGGCACCTCGGTGCAATCCGCGCGTACCAGGTCGATGACTGACCGGCCTGGCAATGCGCCCGGTTACGGTGAAAGCTCGCGGAATCACCAGACAGCGTGTCCGTGCACTGTGCTACGGCGGTACTGTCTAGATCGCCAAGGGCAGTGAGCAGAGAGGCCAGATCGTGACAGAGCGCTGGATACCAGAGGGCGTCGACACCGACACACCTAGCGTCGCGCGGATGTATGACTACTTCCTCGGTGGGGGCTACAACTTCGCCGTGGATCGCGACCTCGCTGAACAGATCATCACCCAGTTTCCGGACATCAGGGTCGCAGCTCGCGCTAACCGTGACTTTGTGCTGCGAGCCACCCGTCACGTCGCCACCTTGGGCATTGATCAGTTCATCGACATCGGCTGTGGGCTGCCGACCGCCAATATGCTGCATCAGCAGGCACGGTCGATCAACCCGGAGACTCGGGTGGTGTATGTCGACAATGAGCCAGTCGCGTTCGAGCACGGTCAGCTGATGCTCGAACATGTGGCCGGGGCCGAGATCATCCAGGCGGATATGCGGGACCCTGACACGATCCTTGATCACCCGGTGACGCAGGAACTGCTCGACTTCGAGCGGCCGATCGCGGTCCTGCTGGCAGCGGTGCTGCATTTTGTACCTGACACCGACGGGCCAGCCGAGATCGTCGGAACGCTGCGCGATCGGCTCGCCCCCGGCTCTATGCTGATCCTCTCCCACGGGACCGCCGACGGCGAAGAGACGGGTGTCGGTCTCGCACGGAACCTGTACGCGCGCTCCCAGACTCCGGCATCGACGCGGAGCCGGGCCCAGGTGCAGGCATTCCTGGCTGGCTGGGAGCTCATACCGCCAGGGCTCGTGTGGGTCCCGGAGTGGCATCCCGACATGACGGCCCTGGTCCAGACCCCGCCAGCGCAGAGCCACTTCTATGGCGCTGTCGGGATTCGCCCGTAGCCTCACGCCGCGCCCATACGGCTAGCCGCTCTGTTCTTCTCCACCGCAGAGCGGCTAGCGTAGTGACGGGCGCGACGGTGCTGTGTGTGGAGGTTCTTCGGGTGACACGACGACGGCTCCGGCTTGCCGGTTGCGTGCTACTCGGGTCCCTGTCGTTGGCTGCGCTGCTGGTCTGTGGCGTGCTGTATGTAGCACGCCCATTGTAGGTAAGGTGCGACCTGCTATGGATGACAACACCGACCTCACGCGGGCTCTGCGGTACGCCGATGACATCACCGACGCCCAGGCGCGGTATATGGACGAGCTCGGGAAGGCCAGCCGTCAGTTTGCTCGGCAGCTGGAACTGCTGCGGATACAGCACGACGCAGCTATTGCTCAGGCCCTCGGCCAACGCGGTGAAGGAGCCAACCATGACTGAGGACACGTTCCAGACCCGTTACCAGCAACTCACCGACCTGCGCACCGCCTTGCAGACCGCCTTCGGCGAGATGACCGCCGAGGATCTCGCCAACGTGGCGATGCTGGCTCAGGTGGCGGCCACGGTCGTCGTTCCCCTGCTGGAGGAGCGCAACACGCTTGTCCGTGATCTGGCCGCCGCGAACGAGGACCTGGCCGAGGTCAGAGCTCAATGTGCGGTGCTCGCCAAGCAATGTGAGGTTGTGGCAGCACGCTTGAGTGAGGGCACTGACTAAGGCGAGCGCATGGTGCTCGTGCATGAGAAGATCCGTGCTGCCGCGCTCGCGTTCCTCGACGAGGGGAACATCAGCTCTCCTCCTGTCCCGGTCGAGCAGATCGCCGTAGCCCATGAAATCCAGATCGTGCGGTCCTATGCGGACTCGACCGAGTCAGGCTTCTTGCTTCGTGCCGGTCAGAGAACCGTCCTTGGCGTGAACAGCAGATACTCACCACAACGGCAGCGATTCATTATCGCCCATGCGTTAGGACACTGGCGTCTTCACCACAATATGCGTTTGATCGTCGATCATTCTGTCTCGGGGCTTAGCCGCTGTGACCGTATTTCCAGCAACCCTAGCGACACACAGGAGATCGAGGCCAACCAGTTCGTTGCCGAGCTGTTGATACCGTCTCGCTTCGTCACCGAGGCGCTAGAGGTCATCATGACTGCCGGAGTGGGGTCCCGGACCGACGTCGTTGCTGGGCTCGCGACTCAGTTCGACGTGGGTACCGAAACAATGAGCTGGCGATTGACTAATCTCGGAGTGCTGTCGCACTGAACCACGGCCGAGCAATCATGCCGCCGATAGTAGTGGCGTCGCTGATTGCACTGGAGGCTGGAAATGGATCCCGAGGTCATCATTGTCCCAAGCCGGGAACCCGACTTCGTGTTCCTGTCGCGAACGAAACAGGGACGGCTATTCCGTAAGCACATTCTGACCAAGGGCGAGCTGATTCACCCCACCACTGGCGCGAAGCTCACGATCGATGACGCCTTCGTTGCCACGATGAAGGCCAATTTCGATGCTGGCGTCTGTGACCATGTCCAGGTCCCGTTGGCAGACAAAGACAACTCGCACGATGAACGACCAGACCGCAACGTCGGCGAGGTCATCGACCTGCAAGAAGAAGGCGGCAAGATCTACGCTGTCATCGACGCTCGCAAGCACGCGGACGACTTCGGCAAGACTCTCCTCGGGGCTAGCGCATTCATTCACTTGAATTACAAGGACACTAAAACCGGGGAGCGTGTAGGTCCAACTCTCTTACACACTGCCGTCACAAACCGGCCTTACATTACTGGCCTTGAAGACTTCCGCGAGATCGTCGCAGCCAGCGCCGATAGTGTGGGTGAAGCTGAAGCGGTCCTGTTCACCGAAGTTCCGACGGCGCCAGCTTCAGTTCCTGATACGGGACAACCCGAACCGGTGAGCGACCCTACGAGGACGGCGCAGAACATGCTTACGAAGGACGAGCTGCTTGCAGCGTTGAAAGATCAGCACGGCGTGGACGTCGTCGCGCTTCAGGCTCAGGCCGACGCGGGCAAGACGGCCTCCGACGTCGCCACCGAACTGACCGCCTCGCTGTCGGCGAAGCTGACCGAGGCCGGCGTAATCAAGCTGGCTGGCGGTAACGAGGACACCATCACCACCGAGGACGTCATCGGCGCGGTCACCGAGCTCGCCTCGACCAACCTCGCCCTGACCGGCCGGCTGGACACGCTGGAGAAGCGTGACGCGGAGTCTGTTGTGGACGGCTTCGTTCGCGAAGGCCGGATCCTGCCGGTACAGCGGGACACCTACGTGGAACTGCGTCTGAGCAACCCCAGCATGTTCGAACGCATGGTCCCTGCGGAGGCCATCGTCAAGATGGACACCGAGGCCGGTGTCACGCCGCCCGAAGACGAGAAGCACAAGAAGAACATCGACGAGGAGATCGCTCGTCTCACCGCTCCCAGCGGTTCCAATGCCCACATGTTCAAGGTCCAGAGCTGATTCGGGACACAAGGAAGGGCTGAACGATGACTAATCCTACTCCTTCGTTCCCGAAGATCCCGGTTCCGACCAACTCGGGAGTAATCAAGCAGTTCGGTACTGGCGGAGGCCCTGTTGCCGCACCGCTGGACAACGAGCTTCAGTACAGCGCGCACGCCTTTACGCAGAAAGGCGTTACCGTGGCCGGTGGCCAGGGCATTCTGCCGATGGGGTGTGTGCTGGGTCAGAAGACGGCCGACAAGAAGTTCTACGTCTACGTCACCGGCCACTCTGACGGCACCCAGACCGCACGCGGCATCCTCCGCAACGCTATCGACACCGGAGCCGCCGGCTCGCCTGACCAGCAAGCGAACATCGTGATTCGCGGGATCCTCAAGCTCGCTCTCGTATCGGGCGCGGATTCTGGTGCGATCACTACGCTTGCCGCTCGTACCGACTCGGTGCTGGGCACCTTCACCTTCTGAGTAACAGGCTTCGCCCGGTCACTAAGGACTCTAGTGACCGGGCGTTGTTGTCTCTTGGGCATTAATATCGCTCAGTCGCGTGTCTATTCATTGTTCGTTTCCGTGAACCGTTTCTGGTTATGTCCGCGAGGGTTCTGCTACATTGACCACTCCCGCCGCCCCTCAGCCGCTGCCTTCCTTGGTGCTACCCCGCTGCGCGGCACGTGTCACTCACGGAGCTAACCATGAGGTTCTTTTACGACCTTGAGTTTTGTGAAGACGGTTGGTCTATCGAGCCAATCTCTATCGGCATTGTCAGTGAAGCCGGTGATGAGTATTACGCGGTCTTCGATGACGTCCCGATCATCCAGGTCTACGCTAATGACTGGCTCGTCGAGCACGTCATGCCCTACATCCCGACCACGCACGCGACTCATGCCGTCGTGTGGCCAGCGGTGAAGCTGGATCCGTTGCACCCCGACGTCAAGAAGCGCACCACCGTTCGCGCCGAGATCGAGGAATTCCTGTTGAACCCGGTGGGTGGCCGGGGCGAAGAGGACATCGAACTGTGGGCGGACTGTGGCGCCTACGACCATGTCGCTCTCATGCAACTGTGGGGAACCATGGTCGACAAACCTGCAAAGCTCCCTTATTTTACGCATGATCTCATGCAGGAATGGCATCGGCTAGGCAAGCCGGAGTTGCCACAGCAAGCCGAGAACGAACATCACGCGCTATACGATGCGCGCCATGACCGAGACGTCTGGCATTTCCTCGATGAGTACGCCCATCTGAGTTATAGCAATCAGCCCTGACTTGCGAGGAGTCTTGTTGTGCCCGTTGACACATCTCCCGAGCGACGAGCAGCACGCCAGGTGGCCATGTATGCGCAGGACGCCGAGGAGTGTCGAGCATTCCTCGAAGCTCTGGGCTTGTTGGAATATTTGACGGACAGCGATGGCCTCTCCAGCCAATCACCTTCGATGCTGACGACGCCTGTTCACATACCATTCTATAAAATAGTCGGGCCAAACACGAAGCATGCGTAAGCAGCCCTTGCACTATAAAAGCCTATCTGAGCCCCTTCGGGTTCGGCTCACTGAGGTCGATACATGTAACTGAGTGGAATTCTTAGACATTCCGCAAGGCCAACCAAGTGATCCCTGTGGCGGATGGTGCAGGCCGGGCTCCCTTATACGGAGTCGCTGACGAAGTGTTCACCAGCCAACCGAGCTTTCAAGGGAGCGGCGGCAATGCCTGACATCAGCCTCCTCGAACCGATGGTCCTGCGCGGGGTCGTGGAAAAATTCACCACTCCCGAAAACCTCGTCCTGCTCAACTCGGTGCCGCGCTCCCCGTGGCCCTTCCCGAGCGTGACGTGGGACGTCATCAAGGGTTCGCGGATGGTCGCGAAGCCCAACGTGCCCAACTCTGAAGCGCACATCGTGCCTCGGCTGGGCCGCAGCCAGCAGTCCGCCGCCTTCGTTTACCTGCGGGAAAAGAAGGTGTTCGAGCCGACCACGCTGCACTGGCTCCGCACTCCCGGCGAGATCGCGGCCACCAACGCGGAGAAGGCTGTGCTACGGGAGGTCAACGACCTCAACCAGCGCTTCGACAACTTCGCTGAATACTGCCTGTGGCAGGCGCTGACCGGGACCATGGTCTTCGACTACCCGGACGTGCAGGCCAACGTCTCCTACCAGTTCGCCTCCAGCCACACCCCGACGCCGGCCGTGGGTTGGGACACTGCGACTCCGCAGTCCATTGTGGCTGACGTGCGGGCCTGGAAGCGCATCGTCGCTCGCGAAGGCCGGGTGCCGATCAAGCAGGCATACGCCACCGAGTTCACGCTGGCCTACATTTTCGACAGTTTCGCCCGCACCGGGGTCGCGAACACGTTCTTCGGCGGCACGTTGTTGAGTGACCGTATGAAGGACCAGTACTACTCGACCGGTATCCTGCCGGGCTTCATGGGCATTGACTGGGCTCCGGTCGAGCAGGTTTACGAGGACGACAACCAGAACCTGACTCTGTTTGTCCCGGACAACGCCTTGTTCATGGGGAACTACACGGACAACCGTCCGATCGAGATGATGGAAGGTCCGACCGCCGACGACGAAGCGCCTGACCAGTTCACCGGCAAGTTCGCTAAGTCTTGGAAGGACCACGACCCGTCGGCTCGACAGTATCTCCTGGAGTGGAACCTGTTCCCCATCATCACCAGGCCGGAGCAGATGATCTACGTGGCCAATGTGACCTCATAAGCACGTCCAAGGCTGTCACGACGCGGCTCTATGAACGAGAGCGCAGTCTGCTCAGCGCCACGTGCGAGAAGCCTCTGAATGAGTTCTCATGGACTCGCAGAGGCTTCTCGTGTCTCTAACGGCATGTTCGCTGTAGCGCCCTCGATGTAAGGGCTGTCGGGCTGTTCCGCCGATAGTGCCTCGTGACAGATCTCCACCAGAGAGAGGCTTGTAGCCATGGGCGCTGGGCAACCGAAACGGCTGATTGATCCTACCGAAGCGTTCGAGGACGAACCGACCGCGCCTGATCTCGCTGCTGACGATGAGTCCGGCGCCGGCACGGGCGGATCCGATCCGTGGGCCTCGCTCCGCAAGCCAGGCGCTCCCGCCCGACCGGCGCCGGACTCCGACCTGACCGCAGACCAGCTCCGCATTCGAGAGCTGGAGGATCGACTGGCCAAATCGGAGGGTCAGAAGGACCCGGAGCCGCAGCTGGTCGCGGCCGATCCGGGAAGCGATCAGAACATCCTCATCCACTTCCTCGAAGACGGCTTTACCGCGCTGGGCCAGGTGTGGATGCGCGGCCAGGAACTGGAGTTCACTCCTGGCTCGCCCGCCTACAACGACACGATCGACCGCGAGGGCAAGTCGTGGCTGGACTACCGGGACCGTGAGTTCGATCAGGTCGACAAGTGGGGCAAGATCATGTTCCGCAAGGGTCCCTGGCCTGGTAAGAGCTTCAAGGATGCCACGTTCGTCGCGCTGAAGTCCTTATCTGGTGCGGGCACGGTACCGGTGCCGACCGAAGACGAGCTGACGGCCGCTGAGCAGCGCGAGCGTTCGCGGCGGCGGGCGGCGCCCACCTTCCCGAAGGCGTGAGGATGCGATGCCCTCCATTGGCGACTACCCGATCCCGACCGTAGCGGCCCTGGCGAACTACTCGGGCCGAGCAGCGAACTCCTACACTGCATGGGCTGATGAGGCGCTCGCGCAGTCGACGCTGTTGTTCGTTCTGACGGTCGAGCTGGCGGTGCCACCTGACCCGGTAGCAGATCCAGCCAAGAGCCAGTTGGCTCTCAACGCAATCCTTCAGATGGCTGATGACGTCTATCTGAGGCAGCCGTATGTGCCCTTGCTGGCCAAGCCGATCCAGTCGGAGACTATCGGTTCATACACGTACAACAAGGGCTTAGGCGCCTTTCGCGAGACGCCGTCATTCCTGAAGGCTCAGATCGGTCACTACACGGGTCTGCTGTGGTGGGACCTCGCTGTCCGCGAGTTTGGCGAGACCTTGTATGTCTTGTCCGGCGCAATCTCCGTCTTTGATCGCAGTGCGGATGTAGAGCTGGATGAGACAGGGCGGCTCGTGTTCTTGGGGCCGGCCGACAAAGACGCGATGCCTTACCCATTTGACGTCAATGCGCCGGAATGGCCTGGGCCCTCGGTGACAGGGTGAGCTTGTGTCTAGCAGCCGTGCACATCTACGACCTGTATATGAACACGTCTAGTGGGAAGGTTGCGACCACCTCGGTCTCTCGATCTTGAGGCCGATAGTAGTGGGTGAGTCAGGCACTGTTGCTCAAGGGTGGAGCGTGTTCATGGAGACTATGCTCGGGTTTGTGGAGCCTCGCGAGGACCTCCATTGGTCTTCGACTTCCTTAGTGGAGAAGTTTTCTCCCACTCAGGTGGCCTACGCGACAGCCAAGCTGGGCCACAACCCCTCTCGCGATGAGCTTGTGATGCTGTGTGGCGCGCCAGAAGAGGGTGTGCATGAGGACCTGACGAGCAACCTGCTCACCACGGCCGGTTTGACCAGGCTTACTAACCTGTTGACTGGCGGCGGGGCTCAGGCTGCCAGTGCGACGGCGGCTCGATTGGGCGTTGGTAACTCGGCAACGACAGCGCTGGTCGCTGACACCGACTTGAACGCGGCCAGTGGTGCTGGCAACCGTCAGTTCTACGTCATGGACGCGACGTATCCCACTGTAGCTGCTGGTGTGTTGACAGTAAGGTCGACGTTCGCCACCGGGGACGCCAACTTTGTCTGGAACGAGTGGGGCATTGACATCGGTACTCCGACGGTAGCCAATGGCACGACTGTGAATGCGTGCTTACTGAACCACAAGATCGCATCGTTGGGCACGAAGGCCAGTGGCAGCGCGTGGGCTCTGACGGCAACTATCACCCTGAGCTGATCGGGTATCCTGAAATAGAGGTGTGAGGGTGAGTTACACACCTAACCCAACGTGGGAAGACGGCTCCGCTGGCGGCACGCCATTTGAAGCCGCCCCATTCAACCATATCGAAGCGGGCATCCTCGATGCCTCAAACCGACTCGACTCACTATATATCTCAAACTTCAGCGTCGCCGCGCAGTACCTGAAGATCGGCCCCACGCTATATTCATTTTCCGCAGTGGGGGGCGGCAGCAGTTATGCCGTGATCGACAAGACCTCCACTCCCAACGATGCTAGTGTCTACTTCCGCACTACCGGCATCGGACGTGGCGAGGTCGGGCTCGCTGCTGACGATGACATGCACTTCAAGGTTGTCACCGGATCGGTAGCTGGTTCGGAAACGTTCGTTGACGGCCTGATTATCAAGAATGCTGCACCGAACACTGGCAAGGTCTGGGCCCCAGTCGGTTTCGGTGTAGGTACGGTTCCTGCCGTCCCCCTCCATATCGCTGGCAGCAGCACCAGTGGCCGCGTCGCTGCCAAGGTAGAGAACACCAACGTCACCGCGAGCACCAGTGCCGGCTCCCAACTGGAGTTCAAAGGAAATAGCGCTCCGGTCGACTGGGTACTGGGCACCGACTACGGAGCGAACGGCGGGAACAACTACTTCCTCCAGGACGGCAACGGCGGCCTGCGCCTCTTTGTCGACGGCAATGGTCGCATCGTCATTGGCGACTACACGGCTGGAGCCGCAACCAATAACTCTCTGGATGTCGTCGGCTCTATCCGCACCCGAGGTACGAACTACAGCCTCAACCCGCTGAACTTCTGTGGGCACCTGACGGCGCCAGGTGCTCCCACCACCGGCACCTACGCTGTTCACGATGTGGTCATGGACAGCATTGGCATCTGGTATATCTGCACGGGGGCCGGGACCCCGGGAACATGGGCTCGGTCCGCAGGCGATCCCAACGCTACCAAGGCCGCTTCTATGGGCCTCGTGGGCATGACCGAAGACCTGGCCCTGGTGCCCTCCCAGAGCCCGGTGACTGCCGGGCGCCTGTTCGTTTATCCGTTCGTGGCCGGCTTATCTGCGACTGTGTATTACGCCATTGCTGCCTATGCTAGCGCCACGTCGGGCAATGTGAACACTGGCTCCTTCATTGGTATCTACAACGCCGCGGGGACGACGCTGTTGGGAGCAACCGCCGATCTCGCGTCTCAGCTTACTACCGTCGGTGGCGCCCGTGTCATTGGCACGATGGGAACGCCATTCGCACTAACGGCCGGGGTCGCGTATCAAGCAGCATTGCTCAACAACTACACCACAACTGGACCTCAATGGATGTGCACCCGGAACTTTGGCACGAACTGGGGTAGCGGCACCGGCATCATTCCCCGTGTTCAGGTCAGCTCCGGAACCATGACGACCATGCCCGCCAGCCTGGCGTCGCTTGGATTAGCAGCATCTGGGACCAACCAGCTTGTTGCTATCGGCTTTGGTAAAGGGCCGTAACCAGAGTCTAGGGGCGCAGCAATGAGTTACACACCGAATCCAACCTGGGCCGACGGGCCCGGGGGCGGCACACCTGCCGAAGCCGTTCCGTTCAACCACATCGAGGCCGGTATCCTGGACGCCTCGAACCGTCTGGACGCTCAAGTCGTACCGGCACAACTCAACCGGGGTCGAGCCACCGTTGTTGCCACCTACGCCAGCGGCCACGGGTGGACGGCGGCGGGCGGCTGGAGCACTTCGAACGTCAACGACACCTCAGATGGTCGACTGTCCGGGCAGATGCTTACTGGCACGACCCCGGGCAACACAGGTACCTTTCCCACCTTCACGAAGCTCAGTGCTCCAGCTATTAACCTGACCGGTCAGTGTTTGCGCGTGTGGGTTAAGGTCGATGCTCCTACCAACGTCGCCGCAATTACCCTTCGCGCAGCTGCCTCGGGAGGCATTGCCGCCAGCAACTACGTGAGCTGGACGGCGCTGGCGAGCTCGGGCGGCGTCTACCGCACCAACGGCATCATGATCCCGCCCAACACATGGACCGAGCTGTCGTTCTCCCTAGGTTCGGCCTTCAGCGCGGGCACACCGAATATCACCGCGATCACCGACTATCGGTGGATTGCTCAGGACAACGGGACCGCCTTCACCGTCAACTTCGGTGGCATCACAGCCTATCCAGCACTGTCTGCTCGCTATCCTAACGGTGTCGCGTGCTTCGGATTCGATGATTGCTACGCAGGCCAGTTCAGTCAGGCCATGAACCTCTTCAGTAGCTTCGGATACACAGCGACGCTGTTTCCCATCATCGACCAAATCGGCGCGGGAGGTTCCTACACTCTAACGCAGCTAGGTCAGATGGCTAACATTGGTTGGGAAATAGCGCCGCACGCATATACCTTAGCTAACCACTCTGGCTGGAACTCTCTTAGCTTGACGCAGGCGTCGGCGGATGTGCTGGCCTCAAAACAGTGGATCGCTACTCACGGCTTTGGACTCAGTGGTGTATTTGCCTACCCACTCGGCGGGTTCAACGGCGGCTTCTCTGGTGCAGTGGCACCACTCTGTCAGGTAGCCAGGACGATTGACTCGACCATGTTGACCGAATCCCTGCCCGTCGGGAATCCGCTCCAGTTGCGCAGCCCTGCGGGAATCGGTGGGTCGGGCGGCATTGGCGTGACCACCTACACGACTGCCACGACTGGTGTTATTGCCCTGGCCAAAGCTGCCGGGGCCCTAGTCCCCATGACGTTCCACGATATATCCAGTGGCACGTCCGGTAACATCAACCAGTGCTCGATTGCCGACCTGACGACACTGGTTACTGCGATCAACACTGCCGGAATGGCCGTTGCGACCTACGGTGAGGTGCTTCGCTACGCCATGCTGGGCATCTTCTAATGGGAAGTGAGTAGGTTATGCCTGCACAATTCTGGGAATCCACACTCAACTCGCCACAGCTCGGAGCAGGCGCATCCCTCAACACATCGGCGGCTCTCACCGACATCTCTCCCGCTCCGCAGTTGGTGCTGCCGGGAAACTTCCTCTATGTCGGGTCGGCACTGCGACTGACCGCGTTCGGCACCTTCGCCACATCAGGCACGACGCCGACGCTGCTCCTTGGGTTCTACTACGGCGGTATTGCTGGCATCGCACTGGCCGCGACCGCTGCACTGACGGCGCCGAACACTGCGACGGTCAATTGGCCATGGCGCCTGGAAGCAACGGCCACGGTGCGCACGGTCGGCGCCAGCGGGACGATCATGGTCCAAGGATACTGCGACATTGCTGCCACATTGACCACGGTGACCCATGTGCCAATTCCTGCGACTGCACTAGCTACTGTCCCCATTGACACAACTGCGGCTAAGGCCATCACGGTTGGTGCGCAGTGGGGCACGTCGGCTGCGGCGAACATCGCGTTCTGCCAGCAGTTCATTTGCGAGGCACTCAACTAAGTCAGGTAGGAGTGCGTCGTGGCGCTCGTAACTAACAACTTCGAGGGCGGCACGGCTACTAGCACCATCACTACAGCTGGTAGCGGTGCCGCTAGCGGCACCGCCTTCGACGTCGTCACCATCGGAACTGGCGCGGCCGTTACGTGGGACTCTACGCACTCAGCGCATGGCGCACTATCAGCCAAGATGTCCACCGGCACCACGGCGTCCGGGGCCGATGTGGAATGGACGACGTCGGTCGGCGCCCAAGGTACCATTTACGGACGCTTCTATCTCTACGTTACCGCTAACCCGACTGCCAGCCAGCGCGTGATGACGACGGCTACATCTGGCGGCGCGACGCTGTGCAGCGGAATTTACCTGATGACTGACGGCACACTGCTTATGACAGATGCGGCCACATCCACGATACTACAGACGACTAACTCGGTTAACCTCAACGGGTGGACGCGTGTAGAGTTTAAGGTGATCGGGAGTGCTACTGTAGGTCACATTGAGTTGGGTATATACAAGACAATGGACTCCAGTACAGCCACGGAGAGTTTGTCTTCGTCCAGCATCCTGAATACTGGCGGGACCATAGCTCTCTATTCAATAGGTAGTGGTGCGGATGTCAAAGCCAACCAGGTCGCAGTGTGGTTTGATGACGTCGGCTTCAGCACCACAGGGTATCTTGGTTCTACCTTTGTTGGTGGGAGCACTTTTCCAGGAGCCTGGCCAGGGACCTATGCTCCACAATTCGCAGCAGCCCATCTTAACGTGCTGCTCCCGAACTTCTGGACCCACGACAGAACAGGCCCTTTTGTTGGCATTACCAGCTCAGACGCAGGGTCAAGTGTAGAAGGCACGAGCCAGGCCGTGAGCCTAAGCTCTTCGGATACAGGCTCAGGGTTTGAGTCAGGTCCCGGCCTGGTCTATCTGGGAGCCACCACCTTCCCTGGTTCTGCGCTGTACCTCGGTAGTGGCATACAGACGACACCAACATACGTAGCCGCCTCCTACCCCGACGTTGGTTCGGGCACCGAGATCTCCAGCATTGCCGCGACGACCTCCGCTCCGGACACTGGTTCTGGAGCCGAGACCGGCAGTGTCGGCATCACCGTCACCGACACAGGTGCCGGTACTGAGCTGGCCGCTGTCGCAGCTACTGCTACCGCCGCCGATACTGGCGGGAGCTCGGACCTCGGTGCCGTTGAGGTACTGAGCGCCGACGCGGGTACGGGTGCCGATGTCGCTGTATTGGCGCTGAGCTCGGCAGATGGTGGCCTCAGCACTGACATGAGCGTTCTTGCCGCTACCACCGCTCAATCAGACATCGCAGCTGGGCTCGATGGACAGTCTGTCTCTACGCTCCTGTCGGCAAATGACACGGGCAGCGCCGCCGAAGGGCAGTCCACTAACGTCACTGTGACAGCTGACGACCTTGGCTCGGCTGTTGACGTCGCGGGCGTGGCCTCTCTTGAGGTCCGAACGAGCGACGCCGTCCAGAGCAGCGAAGCAACAATTGTTTCGATCGTCGATGGGGACGTGGGCCAGTACATCGACCTAGCTGCTGCATCCTTGGCGCCTCCGGGGCCGACCAGCTTCGAGCTCGAATCCCCGACCGTCGTGCAGGTGTTGCGCCAGGTGACCACGCGAGCCAACGGGAGCATGTCCATCGCGTGGGTGCCGATCTCCCAGCTCGTGGGCGGCGAACTGTACGGGCTGACGCCCCGGCGACCCTACGGAGACATCCTCGACGGAGGTCAGCTGGCGGTACGGCTTGATCTGCACTTCGTGCGCCCCGGCACCGTCGCCCAGCCGCCGCTGGCCGCTGGCTTCATGCCCGATCGAACGGGTGTGATGTTCGCCGACGTTTCAGCCGCCGGGATCCTGAAGGCGGGCGATCGAGTCCAGTGCGTGTCTGGACCTATCGACGGCATCTTCGAGATCCGAGTCATCCCGGATACACCTGCTGACTACAGCAAAGCTCACCACCTCGAAGTCGAAGTGATTGAGGTGAGCCAGCATAACGCGGACGGTTCCTATTTCAGTCCGGACATAGACTCTCTCTCGTTTCACAGCTTCATGCGCAACCTCTATGACCTCCGGGTCGCGGTTCTGCGTCGGGCCACGGTGTCAGAGTCCGGCGGGTCGGCGCGCGAGGTCTGGAACCAGATTGCCGACATCCCGGACGTCATGTGGGACACACCGGGTGAGATGTGGTGTCGTCTGTCGCTGCGGCTGGTGCGCCGACACAAGGACGCGCTGCCTCCTCTGGTGGCCGGGCGTGCACCCGATCGATTCGGTGTGCTGTACTGCGACGTCACGCCCTTCCTGCGAGCAGGTGATCGCGTTGTCTGTCTCGAAGGGCCGATCGCGGGTACCTTTGAGCTACGAGTCGCACCTGACCTGAGTCCCAACCTGACGACGATTCATCACCTCGAAGTCCAGGTCATCGAAGTAGCCCAGTCGTTGGCCGGTATCTTTCCCCGGCCCGAAGTTGGCGCGTAAAAACTGATGCATGAGCGCGGTCGTGGATAGGGGCATAGGTGTCTATTCGTATAGAAGTCGATATGCACGAGGTGCTGGACGAGCTCGACCGACTCAAGGACATGCCTAACCTCCCGATGATTACCGGATTGGAAGGCGTCCTCGCTACTACCTTCACCCAAACTCAGCTAACGACGCCCGTAGATACTGGCTCATTGCGTGGCTCGGGCAAGATTTCCAGCGAAGTAACAGACGATCAATGGGATGGCGCCATTACTTACGGCGGTGCATCGCCAGGGTTTCCCCATGATCCGGTCAACTACGCGTGGTTTGTCCTCGGAGGACACATTATTGTGGCGTGGGGTCGCCGCATCCATGAAGGTAAGCAATACCAAGAAGCAGATAACTACATGCTTCCGTGGGCCTTGGGCGAAGAGGACTTTACGGAATCAATTCTTAGGGAACTGTGAGAGGACGCATGATGAGCTCTCCAGTAATGACTGACGACGTAGTGCAGGGCGTGTGTAAGTGGCTGGCCACATTTGATGACGTCACCTCGCTCCTCGGGTCTGCTTCGGACGGATCTCCTTACATCTTTCAGGACACTCTGCACGCAGTGATGGAAGGCACGCAACATGCTGCCATTGTCCTGAGCACCATGGGTGGCTGGGCTGCGCCCAACAACTACAACACGGCTGAGTTCCCCCGACTCCTGCTCGATCTCTGGGTTGACCCCATCCGAGACTCCAGCAACAACTACATCGAACTCGCCGAGACGCGGCGCCGCGCGCGGCAGATTTACATCGCGCTGAACTGGCACCTCCACCGGCCGCAGGTCGGCGATCCCGTCTACTGGGGAACCGTGCGCACGATTGGGTGCACCCGGCTGGGAGAGGTCGTCATCGCGTCGGTCCCCGACGGTGACGGGCTCATCAGGGCTCAGGTCTTTTACGGTGTGATCCTCGGATAGGAGGTACGGCGTTGCCAGCTCCGCCGATATTCTTTCAGAACCTGACGCTCATGCTGGAAAGAGCGACCAGCCCAGCTGAGTGCGACGACTTGCTGGACTTGTGGTGGGATGCGCGCACACGAGCCTCCCAATGGGACGCTGATCAGTGGGGCTTAGAGAGCACTGACTCCGATGAGAACGGGACAACATAGCTCAATGCGTATTTTGGTGAAGACGTCCCTGAGCCCTTACTCCGGTTACGGCCAGGACGGGCTGGGAGTGGTACGTGCGCTGACCAACGCTGGCCACGATGTCTACGTCCAGCCAGAGCATGTCGATGCGCCGCTGCCGTTCGAGGTGGCCCGGTTGCTGACCAAGCGCCTGGTGGCGCCGTTCGATGTGCTAGTCCATCACACTGACCCAGGCCAGCTCGGGCTGACACCGGAGGCCCGCAGTGCGGCCAGAGTCACCGTCGGCTGGACCATGTGGGAGTCCACCTCGCTGGTTCCGCAACTGAAGAACGTGCGCCTATTGCCCAAGAAGCTCAAGAGCTACGATCTCATCTTGGGGTATGACGCGGTTAGTACAGAAGCACTGCGCCCCTACGTCCGCACGTCGAAGTTGGCTGTCCTCCAGGGTGGATTCTGGCCGGACGAGTGGAAGGCCGCCGAGCGCAGTTGGTTTTCCGACCGGTTCGGTTTCGCGATGGTCGGTCAGCTCCACGAGCGCAAAGACCCGTTCGTCGCTATTCAAGCATTCCAAGAGCTCAAGACCGAGTTAGGCAGAGAGTTCGACGGCGCCGAACTGCATCTGAAGACTAATCTGCCTGGACTCCATTCTGCGATGGAGACCTGTATTCCGAAGCTTCGGGTGCATTACGATGTGTGGTCGCAGGACATCCTCTATCAGTTCTACGCCAAACAGCATGTGCTGCTCGCCCCGTCGCGCGGTGAAGGCAAGAACTTGCCGGCCCTGGAGTTCCAGTCGACCGGAGGCGCCGTCATCGCCACCAACTGGGGAGGCATGACGGGGTGGCTGGACCGATCGTTCGCCTACCCTCTTCGGTACTCGCTGGCTCCGGTGGACCCTCAGCACCCCGAGTGCCTCCAGGCGAGAGCTGACAAGGATCACCTCAAAGAGTTGATGCTGCATGTCTTCCGCAACAGGGCCGAGGTGCGCGATAAGGCTGCCTTGGCTGCAAAGGTGATACCGCAGTCGATGAGCTGGGACTCAGTGATCAGTCGGCTTATGGACAACATCAATGCGATGTAGGTAGAGAGGTCAAAGAGAAGAGGTGTGCAAAGGGTGGCTATCGAGGTAGAGATCCGTTGCCCTTCGGACTTGCGCAGGCTCTTCATGAAGCTTCAAATCTCTGGAGAGAAACCCAAATATGTCGACGGCAACCTCTTGGAGATAGCGTGCTCGGATTGTAAGCGCGAGCTACGCAAGCAGGGTGTTGAGATAGTTCGCGTGCTGCATTACTTCAACTTCGTTGGTGAGTTGATTACGACAGAAGTAGTGCGTGGGGAGCCAGCCGATAGTAAAGGCGACTGATCCTCCGCACGGTTGAAGGTGAACTATGTCGACTGGCATTTTTGAGGGCTTCAGCGTCTCTCATGCCGCGATTCTCGATGGAACGACTGGTGCGGAAGCGGCGTCGGTCTATGGCGTGCACACCGCATCCATTGCGGCCAACACGGGCAACTTCGACAACACGGGTGACGACACCATCCTGTCGACCTGGTACTGGATCGACTATGCCACGCTGACGGTCGAGGGCGGTTACGTGCCCTTCAGTACCATCGCGCTGTTGACTACGTCGACCCAGGTGTCGTCTGGTAGCTCGCCCAACGACTACTTCAGCCTGCCTCTGTGGGAGGCGGCTTCTGCCAACGTCCCGCCTAAGCCGGTGAAGATTACGTTGCCGTCCAAGGATAGTGCGGGCACCGTGCGGAACATGGACTATGTCCTGTTCAAGGTCCAGTTTAGCCCGATCTCCTTCACCGGTCCGGTGTACAAGTCTGGCCTGCGGCTGAACTACACCGGCCGCGCCATCATGTCGAACGTCGATGAGACCGGCGCCACCTTGGCTCGTCCCGCCATCGGCAAGATCGTCAACTACCCGGCCAACGCGGCAAGCCCACTGTAAGCCGGTCGGCGAGTTCTTTCGTAGCGTCAATGCCTAGGAGACCTGGAGTCCACAATGGCTGAATCCGAACTCGATGCGCTGGCCCCTGTTGCGGAGACGACCAAACTGTCCACGGGGACCGCTGTCGTCTATGAGCCCTTGAAGACCCGGCAGTTTTTCGGCTTGCTTCGGATCGTGACGCGAGGCGCGGGCGCAGCGTTGGGCGACCCCACCTTGTTCTCGCTGAACTCGGACACGACCGCCCAGGAGTGGGGCCAGAAACTGCTGGCCCTGATTTTGGTCGCGGTACCCAACGCCGAGAACGAAACCGTCGCTTTTATCCAGTCAATGGTGAAACCAGACGGCCTGGTGGACAAGCCTGCGCGGTCGTTGACCAAGGCTGACACCGCGCACAACGCCGCACTATGGGCCACCCTCAGCGAGGAGCTGTTCAACCCGGAGCTGGAAGACACGCTGACCATCCTGGAGGACGTCGTCAAGCGCGAGTCGTCAGATCTGGTCGCCCTGGGAAAACGCCTAGCCACGATGATGAAAGTGGCTCAAAAAACGGGACAGGTGCCGGAGACCGCGCAGCCGGCCCTCGAATCCCTGATATCCCCGGATCTGACCTCCTCGGAGGATTCAGCCGCGCCTTCGACATCATCGCCAGCGAGTACGGATGGACCGACGACGTCGTGATGGAACTGACCATCAAGCGACTGCGTCAGTGCGTCGCCGCGATCTCTGAGCGGAAGTGGCTGGAGAGCCGAGCTCAGTGGCAGAACCTGACTTGGCAGACCAGGATGATCTGCCGATTCGTCGCCGCCACCGTGCCCATTCAGCCGGGAACCCGATCGTCCTTGTTGGAGGCAGCAGAAGACATCGGCGAGGAGCCGAATCAACCGGAGCAGTCGAAAGAGCCAGAGGTTGGCTCGTATGAACGGTTTATGGCCTCGTTCGGCAGGTAAGTCGATTTTTACAGTGGTATCAGGAGAGTGAAATCGGATGCCTGACGCTGAGAAGCTCATCGTCTATCGGGCAGTAGCCGACTTCGCCGACTTGATCGCACAGGCCAAGCTTGCTCAAGAGGAACTGAAGAAGCTAGAGGATCAGCAGAACAAGACGCTTAGTGGTGGCGGGGTCGGTTCGAGCGCGGCGGCAGCCGCTAGCGCGAAGACTCTCGCTGACAGCGTCCAGCAGGTCAGTGCTCGTACGGCGGAACACGCGGCGGCCGTCCAAAGTGACAAGGTAGCCCAGGACGCGAATACCGCATCCCGCGCTGCCGCGACGACCGCCGCTGCCACCGAGACGAAAGCCGTCCAAGGCTCCTCTGCCGCCAAAGACGTCGAGACCAAGTCCATCACCGGGGCGACCGCAGCTCGTGCGGCGGAGACAGTGTCGCGTAAGAGCGCCGCCGATGCCGCCGCCACCGAGACCAAAGCCGTCCAAGGCTCCTCTACCGCCAAAGACGTCGAGACCAAGTCCACACAGAGCCAAACGGCAGCGCTGACCGGTAGCACCAAGGCCATCGGAGACAACGTCCAGGCGAACGTTGCCAATGTATCCGCTGTGGCAGCGCATGCCGATGCGCTAGACCGTGAGAACGCCCGGCTAGAACGCAATAGGCAGGCTATCGAGAAGTCTGGTATCTCTGTCAAGCAATACAACCAGACACTCCGGAACCTGTCAGGCAACCTGGCCAAGCTGTCTGAAACGAGCACCTCCGCCGGGGTCATGGGCATCCCCAGTGCAGGCGGTGGTGCTCCCGGGGCCGGTAGCACTGGCAGTGCAACACTTCCCGTCTCTGAGATGGATAAGTGGCTCGTCGAGCAGAATAGGTTGCGCAACACCGGGCAACTCCGCGACGGCGGGGTAGGTGGGGTTGCTGTTCCGAGTGACCTCAAGCCGGGGTCCGCGCCGGAGGGGGACCTGACCAAGATCTCCGGGTCCTTCAGCGGCTCAGATCTCCTCGCCAACGTGACTACGACCAGCAAAGCCAATCAAGACGCATTCGACAAAACCTTCAAGACTATCGAGGGGGACATCGAAAGCTTCTCGGGCTCGTTCAATGGCGCCGACCTGCTGACCCATGTCACGACGATCAGCAAGGCCAACCAAGAGGCGTTCGATAAGACCTTCAAGACCATCGAAGGGGACATCGAGGGCTTCTCGGGCTCGTTCAGCAGCACCGATCTCCTCAGCAAGGCCACTACCAACAGCAAAGCAGAGCTGGATTCATTCGAGAAGTTCTATAAGGACACACAAGCCAGCGTCAAGAAGTACGCCGACGATCTAGGCAACGACACGCTTGACAGGTTCGTGCCTGATCTCAGTGGAGGCGGCGGTGGAGGCGGAGGCAGTGGAGGCAGTGGAGGCAGTAGCGGAAGCCGAGGCGGTGGAGGAGGCGGCAGCAACTCCGCGCTGGGCAGTCTTTTGCCAGGGCCGACCGCCGCAGCTCCCGTCGTCGGTGCCGCTGCCGCAGCCGGAGCTGGTGCGCTTGGTGGCGTAGCGCTGTCCACTATCCCGGCTTTGTTCCTGGCGATCGGGGTGGCGGCAGAGAAGAGCAACACCCAAGTCTCGTCGGCCTTCGACCAAATGCTGCTCGCGGCTAAGCAGACAACGACTGCCGGCTTTGAGCCTATGATCCCGGCGCTAGTCAGTGTCGCGAAGCAAGCCACGTCGACACTCGGCGGGCTAGAGCCTGTATTTAACCAAGCCGCTCATGCGATGACGCCGTTGATCGAGGCTGTCGGTGCCGGGTTCCTGCAAGCCGCAAAGCAGGGCATCGGCGCTGCTGTACCTATCCTGCAAAGCCTCGGTCCACTGGCAACAGCAATCGGTGGCGGGTTTGTGCAGGTAGAGCAAGCCATCATGGGGTTCTTTAAGAACATCGACGTCGGCGCGGCTGCCGATGGACTCAAGGCTCTGGGAGGTCTGCTTCAAGCGCTAGCTCCGGATGTTGGCACGCTGATTTCCGCGCTAGCCCCGCTAGGTAGCGTGTTTCTGAATATCACCAGCTTGCTACTCAACGGCCTCGAACCGGCGCTGAAGACGATCGCGGCGCTGGTAAACATACCGGGCATCCCCTACCTGGTTGCCGCGTTTGGTGCCCTGGAGGTTGCGTCCAAGCTGCTCTCCGGTTCATGGATCAACTTCAGCTCGATCATGAAGACTTTCAAGAGCGATGCGGATAGCTCGACGAGCACCATGTCCACTCTGGGACAGCAGTTCGGCGTCACGGCGGGCGCAGCAAAAGACGCCGCCGACAAGACACTTCAGCATGCAGCGAGTCTCGCCCAACTCCAAAAGAACGCTGATGCCAGCGCAGTGTCGGTGGCTAACCTGGCAGTGGATACGGCAAGGAACGCCGACGCTAGCCAAGGCTCCGCCAAGTATGTGTCAGATCTGGACAACGCGCTATTGTCCCAACGGCAAGCCACGGACAAGGCAACCCAGTCGGCTAAGGACTATGAAAGCGCGGCCAAGGCCGCAAGCGAAGGCTCGAACACCTTCAGCAGCGCACTGAAGGGTATCGCTGGTGGCTTGGCTATTGGCGTGGCGCTTACTGCTGTGGACATCGTTGTACAGCACTTTGCAGACAATGCCGCGCGAGCCGCTCAGTACACAGCGGACATCCAGACGGCGGCTAGCGCCACCGCATCCGTACTAGGGACGTATGGAAGTGCCGTCGATGCTCAGTCGATCGCGGCCGAAAAGGCAGCAATCGCTGGGCAGGACTGGGTCAAGGTCCTGACTGATGAAGGTTTGTCGCTGGATACCGTCGCCAAGGCGTCACTGAACAGCCTGCCAGACTTGCTGGAAGTGATAAAAACTAGTGAGGAAGCAGCCGCTGCTGCCGAAAAGAAGCTGGACTTCCAGGGCGCTACCGCAGATTTCGCCTCTATCCTCACGATCGAGAAGCAATATACACAAGCGCAAAAAGATGCGGCCCAGGCGACGCAGGACGCGGCGACCGCACTTCTGAATGTGGGCCCTGACCTCCAAAAGCAGGCCGAACTGCTCGAAGCTGGCACGATACGTACCGACGCCCAAACTGCCGCCACCGCAGCGTTGGCACAAGGGATGACTGCTGGCGAGGCGACGGTCCAGGCTTACTCAGCAGGCGTCCTCGCCATGGGCAGTGCTTACTTGGCTGCCATTAAGCCTTCCGAGGACTTGGCCACTGCTCAGCAAACCTTGCAGTCCTCGATGAACGCCATTGTTGACACCGAGAGGACGAACGCGACAGCCGCCGCATCGGCGTATCAAGCATGGCAGTCGGCCATCAACGGTGTGACCACGGCGCAGAACTCTCTCGTCACCGCTCAACAAGGTGTCGCGGCAGCGCAGCATGCGCAGACGGAAGCTGCCTACACCAGCCAGCAGGCGCAGGTCAGCTACACGCAGTCGGTGACAGCCGAGGCTCTGGCGGAGACGAATCTGGGCCTGGCGCAGAAGGCGGCGGCGCAGAACCTGATCGATCTGGGCCTCCAACTCAAAGATCAGGCCGACTCGCAGGCATCAGCTGAGCTGAAGCTGTATAACGCGCAGGTCGCTGTTAACAACGCGGGCCTGGCTCATACGACGCTGAGCCTGAACGATCTTAATGTTGCCGGTAAGGTCAATACCTCGAACGAGTCCCAATACCAGTTGCTATTGAACTTGTCGGAAGCGCAGAACGCGCTGAATGACACCCAGAACACTGGCGCACAGCTGACTGCGACGAACAACCTAGCGGTGTCGCAAGGCGTTGAGGGTGCTCCCAGCGTGGTCGCAGCTCATTTGAGTGTGACGGACGCTCAGGCTCAGGTGGCGGCGTCGGCCAAGGCAATGACTGACGCGCAATATGCCCAGCAGCAAGCTGTCGACGCAACAAAGCAGGCGGTGTTTAATCTCAGCCAGCAACAGATTGCATTGAAGACAGCTCAGAACAACGTCACGACCGCCCAGAACACTAATGCTCAGGCTCAACTGCCGTTGCAGGCGAAGATCGGTGGCACCTCCGACGCCAGTATAGCGTTGAACACCCAAGTAACCAACATGTTCAACGCCTATGCTGCGCTGCATTCGCAGGACCCTAACCTGATTGCGGACTTTGAACAGCAGTACCAGACTATTACCGGCAGCAAAGGTCCTGTGGCAGGTCTGGATGCGTGGCTCCAGAGGCTGACCGGTAACGGTGGCTTGAACGGAATCGTCGCCAACTACAGCGTGGTCGGCACGCCGAGCCTGAACCTGAACAACATCATCACCCAAGCACAAGCACTGGGTATCAGCCCCTCCAGCCTCGGATTCAGCTCCGCCCAGATTCAAGGAGCACAGATCTCGGCCGGGAATCCGACCGCGACGGCGGGCGGGACCGTCAACGCGCAGGTGCCTGGCGGTGCGACCGGCGGCCAGATCGGCGGGGTGAGCCCGTCCAACACAGCGGACAACATTCCCTTGTGGGTCACCGCTCGTGAGTGGATTCACCCAGTGGACGCGGTGGACTACTACGGCCCCGAGGTCATGGCCGCTGTCCAGAAGCGCCAGATCCCCAAAGAGCTCTTCACATTCGCCAAAGCTGCGGCCCAGGGTTGGGATGGAGCAGCTATCACCCGGGCACTTCAGGCCCCCGGCATGGCGGCTGGAGGCTCGGTCGGGACCGTGCAGTCGTGGCTCCAGAACGTCGCGGGCTCCAAGCCCTATGTCTGGGGCGGAGTAGGACCCGACTCCTATGACTGCTCGGGTCTAGTGGGAGAGGTCTATAACCAACTGCGAGGACTGCCGTCAGACCACCGAGTGTTCACGACCTCCAACGAAGAACAGTTCTTCACCCCCGGCAAGGGCACCTTCACCGTCGGCATCAACCCTGGCGTGCACACAGCGGGGAACCTGGGTGGTCTCGCGTTCGAGGCAGCCAGCCCCACCAGCGGCATCCACATCGGCGCCAGTGCTCAAAGCGTCGACAACTTCCCGGTCGTCATGTACCTGCCGCTGGAAGGCAGCACCTTCACTCCGGGTGGCTCCGGCGTGGGCTCGGGCGTGGGATCCGGGCCGTCAGTGGCCGATGCGCGGAAGTTGTGGGGCGCCAACTTCAAAGAGGCAGCCGCTCAGGTCATGGGTCAGACCGTCATCGACACCATGAAGTCGATGGGCGCGTCGAACATCCCTCGTGGTCTCGCTCCGAGCAATGCCAACGCCCAGATCGACTTCGGCGCGTTTGTGCCTTCTGTGGGTGGAGGCGCTGCCGGCCCGATCCCTACTGGGCAACACCGGGCCATCATCGACGCGGCCTTGGCGGCTGACAGTGTCCCGGCGAATCAGTGGCCTGCCTGGGAAGCCGGTATGAACACGCTGATTCAGCGTGAATCCAGCTGGAACCCCAACGCTATCAATCTGACTGACGCTAACGCCCGAGCAGGCCACCCGAGCGAGGGGCTTGCTCAGATGATCGCTGGGACCTTCGAGGCGAACCGTAACAGGTCCCTACCAGACAATGTTCTAGATCCTGAAGCCAATGTGGCGGCGGCCATCAATTACATCGACACGCGATACGGCGGTATCGGCAACGTCCAGCAGGCCAACCCGAATCTTCCACCGAAGGGTTATGCACTCGGTGGCCAAGTTTTCGATCCCAGCATGCTCTACGCCGGACTCAGCACGAGCATGCCGAAGTTTGCTGCGGGCGGCCAGGCCGTGATGCCTCCGGTCGCTGCGTCGAATCCGCTGACGGTAGGCAAGAGTGGCTTGACCATCGACGGCAATATCACCGTGAACAACCCGGTGAGAGAGCCATCGGCGAAGAGCTTGCGCCGCAAGCTGGAGCTGTTCGCGACTCTGGGTGAAAGAGGGTGAGCCTGTGACATCAGCCGAAGACCTCATGCGCGCCGTATCCACCACCGACGAGTTCTGGGATATCGACGGCGTCAGCCTGAACCAGTACGGCTGGAACATCAAGACGTTCGGCGGCTCGCGCTACGACCTCCCCCCTCGTCGTGGCACGAACATCACCTTCGCCTACCGGCCGGGTCAGGTCCATGTCGTGAAGACAGCGGACTCGCGCCCGATCACCCTGTCCATGTGGCTGGCCGGCTGCGACCCGGTGTCCGGAGCCCCGGTGAGCGATGCCACGTTGCAGTACAACGACTCGTGGGACTTCATCCGCCGTTTGGTGTGGAAGCCGAATGGCTCGCAGATCCAACTGACGCGACGGTGGCGGCTCACGTCCGCGCTCGGCCTCGGCACACCCACGCTGCGGGCCACCGGCCTGGCCGAGATCACGGATGCGATGACGCCGACGATGACCGGCCGTATCCGCACGGACTTCGTCATGGACCTGTTGATGGCCGACCCGTTCTTCTATGGCGCCGTCGAGGCAGTGGAGATCGCGCTGGGGCGCTCGCTGTCGGTGTTCAACCGTGGGCACGATGTCGCGGCCTACACCGGCATGTCGATTATTTTGACTGGCCCGCTTATCCATCCCGTGACGTTGACCAACTACTCCACCAATCCGGCAGTCTCGGTCACCTACAACGGAGACATCGGCATCGGCCAGAGCGTGGGACTGAACGTCAGCCAGTTTCAGGCAAGCTTGGTGACGCCTGGGTCGCCGACCACCAACGTCATCGGGAACGTGTCGCACCTAGGTTCCCGCAACTGGTTTGGCCTTATGCCAGGCGACAACGCCTTGAGCTTTCAAGATGGCGGCGGGTCGGGCAGCGCTCAACTCTTGTGGCAACCACCGTACGTGTGAAGGGAGGTAGTGATGACTCAGGCATATATGTACGGCAAGGCGCTGATGCGTTTTGGTGGGGCTGACACGAGCATCGGCGGGACGTTAGACCTAACCGGAAACAAGACCTACACGGTGGCCTTGGTGAAGGCTGCTTACAACCTGTCTGCCGATGTCTTAGCCAATCAGGAGTACGTGAGCCAGGGCACTATCTATGACGTAGCGTCGAATGAAGTCTCTGGCGGCTTGGGCTACATGCGTACCAACCTGACTATGCCTAGGCTTTCGTTCATTGCTGGCGTGCCAGGGGACATCAGCAATAAAGCTAGTTTTAGCGACACATCAGGCGCCCCTACATTCTTCATCAACTTTACCGGCGTGTTCCGTTACGCAGTTCTGTTCCAGAACAATGGCGTGGATGCTACGTCGCCGTTGGTGATGGTGGTGGACTTCGAGCAGGAGTTCACGATCTCCGCTGCTAACTTCGTCATCGACTGGGACATCGCTGGTATCTTTCAGTTCAAAGCCGTCGCGACGACGGCGCTGCCCACGACCACAGGCGCGCCGGGTACGGCATTCCCCATCACACTGCCGGTTTCCATCGGTGCATAAGAGAGGTGAACCACGGTGGCAAACACGGTGATTGTTTCCACGGTCACGCCTAATATGGTGAGTGAGCCGTTTGCGCTTCAGGCAGCAGGTGTCGATACGCCTGTGCAGTATACGGCTGGCGCTGTTCGCGGATTGCTGGATGGTCTCTACACTCCCGGCGCGTTCGGTCAGTCCTTCCAGGTCACCCAGCGCGGGGCCGGCGCCAATTTCTCGGTGGACGTATCCAGCGGGTTCGTTGGCATAGCCGGTGGAGACATTGCCAACCAAGGCAAGTACCTGGTCGATGGCATTGGCGTCGTGAACGTGCCGACGCCAGCCGCTCCCGGCTCCGGCACTCGGATCCACCGCGTCATCGCCCGGGTGCGCGACAAGCAGTCCAGCGGGACGTACACCACCTATGACTGGACGTTCGAGTTGCTGGAGGACACCGGGGGTGGCACGCCAGCGACTCCGGTGTCAGCTCTGTCGCTGGCCTACGTGACCATCGCGTCCGGTCAAGCGAGCGTGACGACGGCGAACATCGTGGATGATCGTGTTCAGGCACGTGCTGCTGCGGCGTGGTACGCCGAGGCGAAGTTCACCACGACCTCGTTTACTCTGTCCTCAGGAAATAGCGGCACCGGCCCCGACTGGCATGCTTCCGTCGACCCGCATGCACTCTGGACAGCAGGAAGCCCTGGGTTCTTCACTGTCCCCTTCAACGGGAAGTGGGATCTGACCTTCGAAGTGTTCATGGACAGTGCCACGACGGGAGCACTGTTCCAGGCGAAGATCTGCCGAAACGCTGCGGCTGACACCAGCATGGTGGGCGTGCGGAGCGAACTGGCGATGGGCTCGGCAGGAGTGAACAGTCTCAAGGCTCAGAAGCGCCTCGACTTGGTAGCGGGTGACAAAGTCTACTTTATGATTTATGTCAGCACTTCCAGCACGATCTACGCCACCTACTTCAGCACGCAACTCTGCTCGCAGATGTCGATGTCTTATGCAGGCGTTGGGTGATATGCGGTCGAGGCTAATACGTACGTTAGCCAATCACTAGGGAGTGGATTAACATCGGAAACATCGTCTTCGACGTCGCCAAGGGCCGCGTCAACGAATACATCCACCGAGTGTTCGTCGAGGATCCGGCTAACGCTGTGATTGTTCTCGTCGCGATTCAGACCTCGGGTATTCAGGCCGATGGGACGCTCAAGCGGTATCTCACGTTAGGAGCTCTCCTGGGCTCGACCAATCTGGAGGCGACCAACACTGGCTATGCGCGCAAGTCGCTCAGCAACTCGGTGATCACTGATGTCACCGTCGACAACACGGTCAGCGACTTGGCCAAGTCCGCCATTCCCAACCAGACCTGGTCGGCAGTTCAGGCTACCGGCGGTGCTTGGTCGAAGTTGCTGGTCTGTTTTCGTCCTGACTCGACGAGTGGTACCGACGCGAGCATTGTGCCGCTCACCGCACACGACTTCATCGTCACGCCGGACGGGAACGACATCATCGCTTCGTTTAACGCGTCTACCGGCTTCTTTTCCGCAGCGTGAGTTGGTGTTGCTAAGGAGATCACCTCGTGGTTCTGGGCATCACGTTCCCGATCACGCTGCCGCTAGCAATCCCGGCTGCGGTAGCTGACGCGGATACGGGGGCGGGAGCCGATGGGACAAGTCTGGGTGTTGCGGGCAGTACAGATGTAGGCGCGAGCGTTGACAGCGCGAGTATCAAGGTCGTGTCGCTGTTTGTTGGTCTCACATCGGAGACTGACTCCGCGAGCGCTGTCGCGCCGCAGCACTCGGTGCTGGTGAGGACGGCATCAGAGTCTGAGGCTGTCTTCGCAGTATTCCCTCAGATACCCGTTGCGTACGATACGGAGACCGCTCAACCCGTATCCCCACAACAATCTGTGCAGGTCTCGGCAGCAGTAGGTGCTGATGCTGCCTTCGGCGTGGCAGCCGTACATTCGGTCCGTGTTGTTGCCGCCTCGGAGTCGGACAGTGTATCGGCGGTCTCCGTAGCGAATGTCTCGGTCCTCGCCGCCACGGAGGTCGACGCTGTTTCAGCGGTCAGCCCTTCGCATGTCGCACACATCGTCACGGCCACCGAGACGGACAGCAGCATCGGCGTACCAGCCGCTCACTCCGTTCTTGTTCGTGCTGCCACGGAGCAAGACTCAACGTTCGTCGTCAAGCTCCCCTTTGTGACTGCCGTTTTCACGTCCGAGGTGGACACAGCGCTTGCTGCTCATGCGGCGCACAGCGTATCCGTCGTGTCCACGCCCAGCGACAACGAGCACGCGCAGCCGATGTCGGTTGTCCGAGGGGTTTCGGTAGGCGTCCCGGGCTACGTGGAGACCGCTCAAGTCGTGGGCGTTATCCACAACCACGTTGTGGCGGTGGGAGTCGCTCATGATGTCGAGGTAGCTGAAAACATCCCGGTCAGCAATTCTCACATCGTTGTGGTGGGTACGGCGGCTGAGACCGAGACTGTCGGCGTTGTACTCCAGACGCACTCGCACACGATCCCGGTCGCGGCTGCGTACTCCGGCATCGTCTCAGGGTTTGTCTACCCAAGCTCCACCACGTTCCCCAGCTCGACGCTGTACGGCGGCAGCACCGTGGCGGGAGCCGACCGTGCGTTCCCGGTCATTCCTGCGAGGAAGTCAGCTGCTCCGCCGCTGATGGACGTGACGATCACGGCGATCGCACCGTGGTCGTACCCCTTGCAGCCCGCTCCGCTGTTGACCGTTGAGTTTGACACGTTCATCCCGTCTGCTCGCATCTCCTATGGTGACGAGCTGTCGTTGCAGCCGGTCGGGTTTGAGGTACGCGTCTTGGCTGCACCGACCTACAGCACTGTGCTCGCGATTATCGCGGACTGGTCAGAGTTGGTGTTCGGTCCGGCGTTGTCGGCCGAGGGCAATGGCTCGGTCACCATGAGCTTGGACTCTCCATTTTGGCTGACGACACTGCCCGGGGGCCTGGCGGCCACCGCATTGTTGGACGACGAGCATCTATGGGAGGTCTGGGAAAACGGTCAATGCCGGTTCCAATTCCTCGGGATGACCGTCCAAGAAGAGATCTTGGAAGCGTCGGGAGGGCACGCGGTCTCGGTGTCCGGGCCAGGAACGGCGGAGGTGCTCAAGTGGGCGCAGATCTTTCCGCCAGCTTTCCCCGCGATGACAGGAGATCTCGGGCTCAACTGGCAGTTCAACATGCTGGGAACTCCGTCAACCAGCTCAATGGACTGCTGGCTCCAACTGCTCCAGGCTGCACAGGGCCGAGGCACCATCCCGTTCGTTGATCCCCAGTTCACTACCACCACGGACTCGAACGGCGCTCCGTGGTCGGATATCGGCATCGCTGGGCCCTGGCTCCCGGTTCTGGGTATCGACCTGTTGGCCGCGTTGAACACCGCGACCGGGCAAGACACCAGCACGGGACAGACCGGCACCTCTGGTCAGGACTCCACCGCGTCCGTGACTCTGGTGGCCGACTGGAAGATGCTGCCGCAGTTCAAGTTGCTGGCGGCTCCGGTGCTGGGCACGCATAAAGAAGACACAGTCATCTTCTATGACAACAACAGCAACGTCACTCGGACGCGGGTGCGCAGCCGACAGAGCATCGCGAACTATGAAGCGGTCATCGTGAACAGCGTCATCGACTACTCGCTGGTCACAGATTCCACCTCGATCGCGAAGTGGAACCAGCGTGAAATGCTGTCGTACAACGAGGCCATGACTGATCCAGCTCAGCGAGATGCGCTGGCGACCGCGTTGCTGGATGGGCAAAGCGACGAGCAGTCTGAGTGGGTGCTGGCCGTCGCATACGGCGTGAAGGGCAGGATGCCGTTTGTTGACTTCGACGTCGGCGATTGGATCGGGGTCGAGCAGTACTCCCCGACTGGTGTGGACCCGCTGACAGGCACCCCGACCGGCGGCACGACGGTCGTGGAGTCCAACCGAGTCGTCGCTATCGTGATTCAGGTGAGCGCCGATAACACCGTGTCGATGGAGCTGACGCTGAACAGCACCCTCACCTCGTGGCAATCCGCTATCCAGCAGAACATTGCTCGGGCGCTGACGATTGCCAACACAGTGCCGCCCGGGTTCGGCACCAACCAGGCCAGCTATAGCTCATACAGCGCTACCGTTTCGCCCACTACGGTGTCGACGTTGATCGGCGGATGGGTCGAGACGAGCAGCCCGTCCAACACTCACGTGAGTGTGGATAGTGGCGGGTTTCCCAGCGTGCCCGGGAGCACTGCGCTGACGATTCAAGACTCTGGCTCATACGCCATCACCCTCCAAGCCGCCGACACGCCAGGTGCAGGTGGTGATTGGGTTGTGAGGTTGACGTACAACAGCTTTGATTCTTACGCTCCTGCAACGCAAATGGTCTTGTATGTAGGGTCTACTGTCGTTGCTACTTCCCCGAGTGTTAGTCAAGCGATCTATATTCCGCGCGGTGGGTATTTGACCTTCTCTGTACAGGGCACCGCGTCGTCGCCGTCAGGGCAGCAGGTAGTTCTGGACGTGTTGAAAGTGAGCTAGACCGTCGCGGGCGCGTGTATGCTCGACACCAGCACAGATGTCCCATGCTGTGTGTCTGGCCGCGAAGGATCCGGCCCGAGCCTCCGGGATAGCCGCTGTGGAGGTTAACAACAATGGTTGCTAGCTTTGTCGCGTTAAGATATGAAGCCCTCAAAGCGTTCCGCACCGACGATTCGTACGCTGTTTTAATCGCACGCACCGCTGTCGTGATAGGTCGTAAGCGCTGCGCCCGGGGATCACACCCGCAGCTGGCACCAGATCGCCCGCTATCCATGCGTGAGAACGCGTCCTGAGAGGGTATCTCGCAGGTGACTTCTCTGATGCCGTCGTCAGGACGGTTCACCGACGCACGTCGGTTCGAGTTCGGCGAGGCCGTCCGTCGGGCCGCTGACTTCCAGCTGCCTCCTCTGTCCTATTTCAACAGTGACCCATGCCCGCAACACCAGGAGATTCACGCCGACTGTCGGCAGTGTGGCATCGTCTTGCGGCGCCACCAGCGGATCGGTGTCGCCTGGTTGTACGTGGTGCGGCGCGGCTTGATAGCCGACTCGATGGGTACGGGTAAGACCGCCCACGTGGCAGGTTTGTTGGCGCTGCTCATGCAGGCTGGTGAGCTAGACGATGACCGAGCAGTCATCGTGGTGCGTTCGGGGAGCCCGGTGATGCAGTGGCAAGCCGAGCTGAACAGGTTGGTCCCGACACTGGGCGTCAGCGTGGCTACCGGCACGCGACAGGAGCGTGTGGAGCGCTATCTGTCTCCGTGGCGCGTGATGCTGATGGGCTACCACATGTTCTCACGCGACCTGGAGGATATGCTCAACTTCCCGATCAACACGCTGATCGTGGACGACGTGGATGCCTTACGGCACCGGGAAAATAAGACTGCTTATGCCATCAAGCGTCTAGCGCGAGACTGCAAGCGAGTGGTCATCCTCTCGGGCACACCACTTCAGAAGCGGCTGCCGGAACTGCACTCGGTGCTGGAGCCGATTGGCGGGCGAGAGATCTTCGGTTCCGAGCTGGCCTTCCGCCAGCGGTACGTGCGCGAGGAGAAGGTGAAGGTCTACGCCCGTCGCCGCGAGGGTGCGCCGCAGGCGATCAACACCACCAAGGCCGTCGGCTACAAGAACATTGACGAGTTCATTCAGCGAATTCGGCCGCTGGCCCTGCGGCGCACGGCCGCCGACATCACCGATGTCGACCTGCCCGCTGTCGTGTCCCAGGACGTGTTCCTAGATTTGTATCCGGTACAGCACGCCCGGTACCGCGAATTACAGGCCGGGGTCCTGAAGATCATCAAGGCGGAGGGCACCACCGTCTCCCGCCCGGCCGCAGTAGCACAGTTCACCTACGGCGCGATGCTGTGCTCCGGGCTGTGTACGTTGGGCGAGGCAGATCGGCCGAAGTCCTCGATCAAGCTGGATTGGCTGGAGGAGAAGCTGGTCGAAGGAGACCTCAGCGACGAGAAAGTCGTTTGCTTCATGAATTTCAAGAATTCCATCCGGGCGATGCAGGAGCGGCTGACTCGGGCTGGGGTCGGCTACGTCACCATCTGGGGCGAGGAGAAGAGGCCGGCGGCGCGGTTCGCGGCTCAGGAGAAGTTCTGGCAGGATCCGAACTGCCGGGTGCTGATGGGGACCAGTGCGATCGAGCAGAGCCTGAACCTCCAGATTGCTCGGCATCTGGTCAATGTGGACACCATCTTGAACGCGGCACGGATGGCCCAGCTCTCGGGTCGGATCAGACGCGACGGGTCTAGCCACTCGACCGTCTATGTGCACAACCTCCTGACGACGGGGACTCAGGAGGAGCAGTACCTGCCACTGCTGGAACGAGAGCAGGCACTCCAGGACGCCGTCTGGAATGAGCAGAGCGAACTGTTTCATGCCTTGTCGCCCTTGGCATTGTTGTCTTTGATCGGTAAGAGCAGCGTGTAGCGGGGTCTGAGTCGAGGGTGAGGTGGCAGGGTGGAGGAGCCCTACGCAGTCTTGCAGGGCTATTGGAGCTGGCGACAATTCATTCAACCGGTGCCGCGTTATCTGACCGTGCTGCTGGGGATGGTGCGTTCATGGGTGATTGACGGCTCCGAGCCGTCTCGTCAAGCCATCAGCTCGTTCCTGGATGATAAGCGTGCCCTCATCGAGGGCGAGTTGCGCTCCCACGACAATGCGCCCGACCTGATTCCGTTGCTCGATGCATGTTTGGCGCTGGACGCGATGCATCGTCCGGAGCGCCCGGAGGTTCCGGTCCGAGCGATGCGGCCTGAGCTGGCCGCGTTGGTGCGGCAGTACGAGCGGTTGCCGAAGGCTGTGGCCTGGAAAGTCTGGCGCACCGCGCCCACCCAACTGGATTTGGATGAGCTGACCGGCATCGCCAATGCCGCCCTGGTCGCCTCGGCCGCCCGCTGGCCGGCGCACTGCGCGAAGCACGGCTACAGCCCGACCAGTGTCGAATATTTTCAGTACGTCGCCACCCTGCGCATCCGTGGTGCGGTCTATGACGCGCTGCGCTCCGAGGACTGGGTCACCCGCAAGATCCGCCGGAACGCCAAGGCATTGCTGGCTGCTGGTCAGGAGACCGGGGCCTCACTGCACGAACTGTCACAACGAACCGGGTTGTCGCGCGATGACGTGCAGGAGACCTTGCTTGCCATGACGCAGGCGCCAGTCTCCTTAGAGCTCCAGGAGGTGGAGTTCAGTGCTCCCGAACAGGCTATTGAGTCGCAGGTTGCCGCGAAACAGATCCTGAACGTGTGTGCCGACGCTATTCAGACACTGTCCGAGGAGAAGCAGAATGTGCTGGTGCTCAAGTACTACTGCGACATGTCCTTGGATGAGATAGCGGAGCAGCTGGAGCTGCCGAAATCTCGAATCTCCGCTCTCCACATCGAGGCTGTACTCGCAGTGCACGCTGCGATGCGCGCCTACGTCGATGATGTGTCCGAGGCGAGCTAGCGATGACTAAGGCACATGAGAAGAACATGCTGAGCCGCCACCGCGTAGTCGGCGGTCGTCGCCACGGCAAAGTCTCCACCTATGCCCACGGCTGCAAATGTGTGCTGTGCAAGGCGGCGCACAGTGCCTATGTCGCCGAGTTCCGCAGGAAAGCTGTAGCGGCACGCTTCGTCGACGCGGACGGCAACCTGTGCGCACCGGTCCCGGAGCACATGCACGGCAGGCTCAGCACCTACGGCAATCGCTCCTGCCGCTGTACCCGGTGCCACCAAGCCCGGAGCGACTACCACTACCGGATGTACGGCCCAGCGCGCCAGAAGCTCGCACCAGAGGAACTCGCCCGCCTGCGGCGCTCGGTCGGGCTGGCCACCGACACCAGCACGGCGACTATGGCACAGAACACGGCACAGACCAAGGAGTACTGATGGCCGGACTCGATATGTCCAAAGGCATCCCGCGTGGACGTCCGACGCGGAAGATGCCGACCCCGTTTCAGCGGAAGAGTATTGCGGTCGGACCGCGCGCCGATGAGCAGCGCCGGGTATGGCAATGGATCCCGCCGTCCGCGCTGACCGAAGGTGACGTCGTGCCAGGCATGGGGCTGGTACACCGGGTGCGGGAAGTGGTGGTCGCACCCGGCTTTGAGAGCGGCATGGCGCCGATCGACATCGTCGATGCGATCCTGTGGGCGGTGCGCATCGACGCGGGAGTACCCGACTCGCAGGAGTACGAAGTGGACGCCTCGACGAACCTCTGGGCGTTCAGCTGCGAGCGAGAAGGGACGAGTGCTGGTGGGTAGCAGTTCCTACGAACACTGTCAGACGGTGCTGGTTGGCATCCTCGCTGGCCGGCGAGACCTCTTGGAGCGCGCGAACCGGCGCCTGATGCCCGAGCACTTCAACGATCAGACACTGCGCAACGTGTTCATCATGATCAACCGCTACTTCGAAGTGACCGGCGGCATCCTGACTCGATCCGCCGTGGACGACATCCTGCGTGGCAGTGCGGCCGACGCGGGCCGAGTGGCGCTGTATCAGGAGACGTTCGACCTGCTGGTCAGCCGGGCAGCGGATGACGTGGCCGTGCTCTGGTCAGTCGACCAGATCGTGGAGCTCGCCGCCGAGCGAGCCACCAGCGACGCGTTGGTGCAGGCGATGGCCATCCTCAATCATGGTGCGCAGGATGAGAAGGGTGAGACCCTGCGCGGGCACGGCGATGCGCGTCATCACGTGCTGGCTGCGTTCGCCGAAATCGACAAGGAGCTGGCCAAGCAGGCTTCGCCCGAAGGCGACATGCGGAGTGAGGGTCGCGAAATCGCCGACGAGTACGAGACTCGCAAGCAGCTCAAGCGCTCCAACCTCGCCGACGGCTACCGCTTCGGGATCCCGTGTGTCGACGATCTGACGGGCGGGCTCCAGCCTGGGGACCTCGGTCTCATCGCTGGGTACACCAGCGCAGGCAAGAGCGCGCTGTTGGTGCAGTTGGCCTGGCACATGGCTATCTGCCAAGGCAAGAACGTCGTGGTGGCGACAACGGAGACGCTGCGGCCGGCGGTTCGGCGCAAAATTATCTGCCGACATTCCCTGCTGCCCCAGTTCGGCCTTGCCGAGGGGATCAACTCGCGAGACATCCGCCGTGGCAGCCTCAGCACGGAGCACGAGAAGATCCTGCACGATGTGCTCAACGATTTTACAACCAACCCCGCCTACGGCCACCTACACATCATGCAGGTGCCCTATGGAGCGACGATCCCCGCGCTGGAAGCACGCCTGATGCGGGTTCACCGGCAGTGGCCGATTCATCTGGTGGCGATGGACTACCTGCAACTGCTGCACGGTGAGCGTGAGCGGCGTCGGCACTCCGATCGCGAGGAGCAGTCCTCCATTGTGAAGGCGGCCAAGCAGTTAGCCACGACGTTCGATGATGGCGGTGGCTTGTGCGTGGTCTCGCCGTGGCAGGTCAATCGGACCAGCCGGGAGATCGCCGGTCGGGAGCATCACTATACGTTGCAGGCACTCTCCGAGACGGCGGAGGCGTCCAACAGCCCTGACGTGATCATGTCCATCTTGGAGCCGGCCGACACCGCATCGCGCTACGTCGATCTCTTGATGCAGGTGTTGAAGAACCGCGACGGTATGCGGACCTCGGCGCAGACCATGGCCGTGCGCGGGGACTATGCGACCTCTTCGTTCAGCGAACCCACCCAGGGTGCGTCGCTGACCGCGCTTGCCGCCGGGAGCGGCTCTCTGGCTGCATCCCCCGCGAACTCCACTGATGGCGAGTCGTTGTTCGTGTCGGGCTAGCCAGCCCAGAGCACCCGATTTCGCCCGTATGCAACTGGTTACGGGAACCGATGCCGGTTCCCTGTCCTCACGCGGCTAGCTGTACCGGCTCGACGCCAGTGCTCGGCAGGATCACCAATTCCAGCTCACACTGACATTGTGGGTGCCGTGGCGGTCCTTGCAGGTCCCGGAATACCGGGATGGGTTTGCGTCCGAGGGTGGCCGTGTAGCTGAACTGCGTGTCCAGCCCGATGATGGTGCCCTCCAGCGCCAGGCACATGTCACAGGGATCAGCCGAGGTCGTCATCCACCGCTTCCCCAACCGCAGGGTGGGGTGCTCCCGGCCGAACTCCTCATAGCTGTCCTGCTGGATCTCCGACTGTGCCTTGGTCACCAGCACGCTCATCACGCCCCGCACGCGCAGATCGAGCCGCTGCATGGCCGTGTTCACCGCTGCCGCGACGGCGAGCGCGCGCAGGCGCCCCAGCTCCCGCGTCACGTTCGTCGTACCGCCGGGGCGTTGCTGGTAGGAGGGTGGCGGGGTGACACCTCGATAGGCGGCCGAGGCTAAATTCAAGATGTCGGTCTTCGCGTCGTCCATCGCCCGGTCGAGATCCGCCAGCACGCCGGAGAGATAGCCCGATGGCCACAACTCGACGGCGGGTGGCTCGTAGCCCAGGCCGGCGTACTCGCGCTCCAGCTTGCTGCGCGCGAACCGCATCGACGCCTGGTAGCTGGCCGTGGCGAGGTCGGCCAGTTTGGTGTGGGCGTCGTGCAGCTCGGTGTCCAGCGCCTGCAACACGTCGGCTCGATGCAGCACCGCCTCGGGAGGCTTGCCCGGGTTGTTACGCACCACCTGCCCGGCATAGCGGGTGAAGTGTGCCGCGATGCGCCGCACGTCAGCGAGGGCACGCCGCTGTACTTGTTCCTGGAGGCGTTTCGTCGCCATCGAGCTAGCACTCACTGTGGTTCACCACGTCCCGCTGACCCTGTGAGCGTCTCGTGCGTGTCATGGGTGAGGTCCCGACGCAGCCGCACATCGGCCAGGCTGTTGACTTGCCAGAGCAGTGCGGCACCCGTGTACACCGCCAGCGCCACAATGGACAGTGTGGATCGGTCAATGAGGTTGACCACACCTATCCCCGAGTACACCGACATCACCGCGACCCGGCAGGTCACTGTGCGAACCAGGTGTCGGTGCACTCGATCTGGCGGCCCTCCGCGCAGCCGCACCAATGACACGGTCTGTATCGCCACGCTCTCTAAAGACACGAACAGGTACAACGCGGCGAGGACTAAGTCAAGGATCACAATGAGCCTCCACCGCGCAGAGCTTGGGTCAGCTGCTGGTTCAGTACCGCGATCTGTGACTCCATGCCAGACATTCTGGCTTGCTGGGTAGCCATCCTCGCTTCCCAGTCATCATCCAAGGTCTTAATTTGCTCTCGGTGCTTGGAGGCCATGTCATCTAATTGCTTCTGGTAGTCTTGCTCCGACTCGCGCAATTGAGCTCTCAGCCGCGCAACTTCAGCCTGTAGGGCCTTCACGATTTCTTTCCAGGATTCTATGTCGGTCATATCTTGATCCTGGTTGCGCTTACGCTTTGCCGCATAGACCGGAATCACGATAGCACCGATCGCAGTAACTATGATTGCTACGATCGCAGTGATATCAGACGCTGTCATGCGGCTCCCCCTTAGTTGTTCGATCAGCTAGGTTGATAAATGACCGAATCGTCAAGTAGAGGAACACTCCCCACGACAACACGTTGACAATCGTGGTTCCGCCGTCAGTCGCCCAACGAATCCAAAACGCCAACCACCACACCAGCACCAGAATGGTCGAGTAGGTAACCGATATCACCACAAGCAGCTGATAGGTCGCCTGTAGGCAGGCTATCGATAGCGCACCAGCAGCTAGGTAAGCTAAGCCCCAGCCCCAAGCTGGGATCAAATCCAGCAAGTTGGCATAAGAAGGTGTGTTGTGGTAGCGGTCAGACTGCAACCAGAGTGTCGCGCCGAGACACAAAAAGACGACGGCCATGATGACCAGGTGCGACTTCGTATCGGTCAGTCGCAACCATCCCCGCATTTTTCGTGCTCTATTCATTCGCTGTCACGTCCCTGATGTCGGCCACTGAGATGGTCGTTGGCTCTACTGTCTCGTTTCTGACCCAGGCCCCAAGATCAATCCTCGGCGATCAGCGCATTGAGTTCAGCTAGCGTGTGAATCACGGCCGGAGGCCCCGCCGCGTCCAGGAGCAATTCCCGAGCCAACCCCGAGAGCGTGATCTCGCCAGGGTCGTCCTCGGCGCTGAACCGGGTGGTGCCACCAACCGAGGTGCGGACCCCGTGGCCGGGGCCGGGGCCGCCTTGTGGCGCTCCGGTGCTCCTGCTCTGCCGGACAGGTCGCCCCGGGCGAGGTGCGCCGCTGGGCCCGAGCGAGCCACCCGCAGGCGTGCCGCCGGGCGCTGTCGCGGGTTCCGGTGCCGGGGCAGGCGCGATGTTCGCCTCAGCCTTGGCAAGCTTGGCGGACTCTGCCATCCGTTCTTCGATGGTCTCGTAGTCGATCTCCAGCCCCAGCTCTTCGGCGACTTGTTTCTCCAGCTCGTGCATGAACTCCGGAGTGCAGCTCTGGAACTCTGGGGAAACGACCGCCAGAGTGTTGAACATGTTGGTGGCGATGCCCTTTTGCTCGGCCGTGAGCGGACCAAATCGAAATTTAGGGTAGAGACCACTATCGAAGTTCCAGTCAATGAACCGGGGGATTATCTTATCGTTGATGAAGCTCTCCACCTCGGCCATGATGGTGTCGAGCATCAGAATGAACATGGCGTCAGACTGCTTGCCGAAGTCGACCAGCGTCGTCTCGCTCGCCCCGCCACCCTGAGCGTCATCGAAGAACGGCGCGAGAATCGACTTGCTCATCTGGCTGTTGTGGTGATTGATGAAGGAGAGGAAGTCGAACTGAGTACCCTCCTTCAGCAACTCGACCGTGTACCCGTCCGGGACGGCCAGGTACTGAGCGAAGCCGAGGTCACTCAATGCCTTCGTGAAGTTTGCTCGCTCCTCCGGAGTCGGCGAGGGGGGTAGGTGACCGACACGGGTACCCGTTGCTGCTCGCTGCGCAGCCAGGTGCGCGACAAAATACAGACGGACCTTCTTGTCCCAGTGATAGAAGGCTGCTTCGAAGTAGCTCTTGCCGTAGAACAACTGCTCTTCTTCTTGGCAGGCATGGTAAACGGCTGAGTCCGGAGGGATCTCTACGTCGATGTACCGGCCCATGAACATGACACGTTGCCGAAATCCCCAGAAGTTTCCGTTCTTGTCCAGCAAGAAGTAGATGGTTTGCGGGGGGCGCCAGGCCATCTTTTTGAGGGTCCACTTGCCTTTGAGTGGACCCTTCTTCGGTGACCAGTACACTAGTTCGAAGGGCGCGAAGCCATCGAACACGGAATTAAGTACCTGTGAGATCACCCGAGTCCACGGTGTCATCATGCCGCCTTGTGATGATGGCATCGTAAACATCTGCTCCACGAAGGTAGCCTCGTCTTGACCGCCCTTCTGACCGGCCGCAGGAACGAACGTGCAGGTCGACAAGGCAGCGCGGATCGGCAGCACGATCAAGCGGAACAGCGCGCGAGCCTGACCGTCGGTCCGTCGCATCGAGACAAGCTGCTCGGGAGTGACCTGATCGTCTCGGTAGACTTCCCAGGCGTTACGGTAGGGAGTGACAAAAGGCTGCCACATCCCGACACCGACTTCGATGTCACCCTTCGGCGATTTCGGAGTGACGCCGTTCAGGATCGTCTTCGACGAATCGACTAACCCCGCCAAAGCAATGACGTCGTTATCGTTGTCTGCCATAGCTTTACTATCGGTGGCGAGTCAGCGATCGTTGTGCAACCAGGACCGGCTGTGTCGTCAGGACGGTCCGAGGAACTGTTGCCACCGCATGTGCTCGCTGCCTTGCAGTGGCGAGCCACCCTCCATGTCCCGAGGGACGCCGGCCAAGGATCCGATCGCGGGCCCGACCTCGAAGCTGGCGTTGCCGAAGAACGCTTCCCGCTGCTGCGGATCTTCCTCGCCCCCGACCTCGACCGCTCCCTGGGCCGCACACGCGAACGCGTCGGCGAGATCCTTGCTGCTACTCGCCGGGTGATCGATCTTGCCGTTGACCAGCTTGGTCAGCGAGAGCAACTCCTCGCGCAGCAAGGTGTTCTTAGGCGTGGCCAGCCTGCCTTCGTACATGATGTCGCGCAGGTTGCGATAGGGCTCGATGTTCGCGTCGGTGCTGACCTTCTTCGAGTCGATGCCACGGGACCGCAGGATCTGCATGCTGTCCTCGGACTGGAAACCGTCGTAGGTCATTTGCTTGATAGTGAAGCCACGCTGCACCAACTCGAACGCGAGTTGCCGAGCCCATCGAATCTGGATCTCACGGGCAGGCTTCAGGGAGATGTCCGCCTCGAACGCCAGGACGAAGTCCACCTTGATGACGGGCCGGCGGTCCAGGAACGGGACATCTTCGCCTTCCGGCCCGGCCAGGATCTTCTCGTACGTTTCGTATTTCTGCACGTGCGCCAGCGCGATGCCAGCCTTGTCTCCGCTGATGGCCATGTCCGCGTGCATGGCGTACACCGCGCCAACAATAGGCTTGAAGTCAGGCCGGTAAGCATAGAAGGGAACCCATGCCTTGTGTTCTCGCTTGTAGCTGACCTTGACTGGTGGCGGGACGTCGAGGAAGGTCGCATCGACCGCGTCGTGGTTGCGAAAATACGGGTTGACCGCACGAGACGGCTTGCACTCGTACTTGCTCCGTGCCATCACGGGATCGGTCTCATAGTCATCGGCGAACATGTCCTTGCCGGTGACGCGCGGATTGACCTCCCAGGTGGCGAGTGGGCCGGACAGGAAGTGCCGGGACGCCTCTCCCTTCTTCTTGAGGTCCTCGCGAGCGGTGCGGGTGAGCTGTTGGATCATGGAGCCGAGGTACCGGGGGTAGGAGATGCGGACGTTCTTGAAGACCTGGGGAAACCGGGTGGATCCGCTGGTGCGGATCATGTCGAGAATGTTCTCTACGGACTTGGTCGGTTCCCGCGCCGACCGGATGCGCCGGACGACGATCTCACCCTTGCTCTTGAACGCGTCCACCTCGTCAGCGATCCCGAGCATGAGGTTGAGACCCTCCTGGGTCTCCGCGTCGCTGTGGCCCGAGATGCACTCAATGTTCTTGGCGTAGGAGATGGTGTTGATATGCGGATCGCAGCGGTCCTTGAACCAGCCCGACTTCACCGCGCGAGTGATCGGCGTAAAGAATGCTTGCTGGGCCTGAGTGGACGAGGACGCGACATTCAGCATGTGGATCGTGTCTTGTTCTGGTATGCCGTAGTACTCCTGAGGGCTAATCAAACACATCAGTAAATACGCGATGCGCATCGAGGCAATGCGGCAGATATGGTCCTTACCAGAACCTTTACCCCACTGAAGGGTCACGAAGTTTACCATCCTCGTGATATCCGTCCAGTAGGTATCGTTGAACTCTTTAGCCATCAACGGATACAGCTCGGGATAGTAGATCCGCTCGGTGTAGCGGACAGCTTCATACTGCACGTCAGACAGCGGCGGGTTACCCAGGTACTTCTTGTCCCGCACGAAGATGTCCAGCGGTACTGGTTCTTCGGAGAAGATACGACTGAGGTCAGTGCCGCCCGCCGACGATGTGATCAGGCCGGCGGAGGCACGCATCATGTCACTGAGAGACGCCACATTCGGTCCTCTCCGGAACCGGTCAGTAGAGGAAAATCCCCACCAGTCCCGGAGGACGGTGGGGAGCTAGGGACGGCTGGACTGCGCGCTGTTCGCGAGTCAGGAGTCTTCCGAAATCTCGATTCCGATCTTTTTGGCCGCAGCCTTGATCCGGCCCTTGACCTCAGACAGCGTCACGCCGTTGAGTGGATACTCAGCAGCATTTTTCGGCACGTTGATGTACGCCCATGCCGCTCGAATGCGCTTCTCGTTGTTGAGCGGGTACTTGCCGTTCTTGGGGTCAGCGTAGACAACCGCACCGTAGGGCTTGGTGCTGGCAGGCTTGGTCTCAGTAGCGGCAGACAGCCGCAGGAACTTGGCTGTATAGGTTCCGGGCATCTTATTTACCCTGCTTCTTGTGCATGCTGATGACCGCGTTACCGGCGGCTTTGCGGGTTGCCATTGGAGCCGTCTTCGCCCCGGAGCGGTGGACGCCGATGTGCTTGCCGCCGGCCGCTGCCTTGACCATGCCGACTCGACCCTGGCCCGGCATCATCACGGCGCCCGCGCTGGTCAGACTGCCGCCGTCGAGGTCATCGCCGTCAGCGTCCCCATCGCTGTCCGAACTGCTGTCCGTGCTGCTGTTTCCGCTGAGCGCCAAGAGCCTCCCCAGGCTGCGGCTCGACGCCGGGGCCGACATAGCGGCCGGCGCAGAGCCCTCATCCGGGTCAGGCACGCCCATCGCCTGCAACAGCTCGTCGACCGTCGAACTGGCGGCGTAGACCAGCGCGATGGCCTGCTGAACTTCAGGCGGCAGAGACGTCAGAGAGACGCCGTGCAGCAGATCGCATGCCTGATCCAGACAGGCATCCACCGCAGCGGCCAGACTCCTCGGATCGTCGTCCGCGTCAGGGTACGCAGCCTCGCCTTGGCCAGTGGACAACTGGAGGACCTTGCTCAGCGAACTGCTCATCGTCGCCGCTACCTTTCCATGAGGAGCTGACGATGTGTGCGCTTCAGCTCGTTTGGCTTCCCACTCTGCCCATGCTTTGGCTGCCGCCGCTTGTACGTCAGGGTGTACGTGACCCTTGCCGTTAGGAGTGCGGCCGTCCTTCCAGTCCTCGACGATGCCGACTGCTTTGTGGATGGCCTGTGATTCGCCGAGGCCGCCTCGGGCGAGTGCTTTGGATACGTTTTGAATGTAGGCGGGCAGCATCAGACCTTTGTGGTGCCACAGACCGGGTCCATCCGGCGTGCCCCACGGGTTGGGCTGCGTCGATGCCCGGGGAGTGTCCAGCGTCAGCGCGAGACGGTTGTCCATCACAGACCGGCCGCCTGGAACGCCTCACTGAACTTGATCATCAGGTCCTGCCGCGTGGCAGCATCGCTGACCCCGCCCAGCGTGGCCAGGACCAGGTCCCGCACTTCGGCCAGGATGGCGTCGCGGTTGCCTTTGTCAGCACGCTCCAGCAGGGAGTTGAACTCCCTCGTCATGCTCAACCAAAACGTGTTGTAGTCCTTCTGGACAGTCGCGTGAGCGAACCCATCAGCGGAGCCAACCGGCTGGCCTTCCCGCATGCGCAGTACCACGTAGTTGAATGCGATGCGCTCGATCAGTAGCTGTTGCACCGTATTCATGGGAAGGTACTGTGCTTCGCGACGCATGCGATGCACGATGACCTCGTAAAGCTGACGCAGCCCTGGATCGTCACACACTTCGTCAGGAAGGTTGAATGCTGCGTCGAGAGCATCCAGAGGGCCGAGATCGTCGCTACGCATGGCGTCCTCCTGGCTGGCTTACCGTGCTGCCTGTAACTATCGGCGTGACCCGGTATGGGCGCACAACAAAAGGAGGGTCGCCCTACAGGTGAGCGACCCTCCTGATTCCGCCGCGCTACCGCCGCCGACCCAGCATAACTCAGTAAGTCAGCGTGCAGTTGATGATTCCGTCAAGGAGTTGTTTTTTGCTCAACGGGTCGAGGCCGCGCCAGTCGACTGTGAACTGGGCCATCGAGTAACCGTTGGTCTTGCCGTCCGACAGATACTGATAAACCGTGGAGATGCCAGCTACCTTGGTGGGTTGTGTAGTTGCCGTCACAGGTACGAAACCTTTCACTGTGGGCCGATAAGTTCATGGCCATGTTTCTTAGCGTCGTCGGAGATTCGTGCTCTGACATAACTCAGATCGTCATCCAGGCCGGGACGCCAGTCCTCCGGTAGGTCGTTGCTGGCGAGCCTACGCACGAGGGATGCTTCGGTAACGAGGTCTTCCGCTAATGCTAGATAGCCGTCACTGACTAGATACCTGACGATCGCTTCAGCTCTATCCTGATTGCGCTGTCGAGCTATCATGCTTTGTGCCGAATGGCCTTGGATCCGTCGCAGAAGCTTGCGGTATTTGCGATAGGTCGACACGGCTTCAGTGACAGTCATTCCCATGAGCAGATCTCACCCCTTTGACGGTATGTTACCGAATACGATGTCGTGCTGGCCGCAGGCAGGGTGAGATATGGCAGTCCGGATCATGATCGACCCGAATGTCCGCGTGCGCGGAAACCAGACCTATGTAGACCTGGACAGCGACGTGCTCAGCGGCGATGTGCCGCAGGTCGGCACCGAGGTCGAGGTGTGCGAGGAAGAGGCTGGACTTGTTGGCCGTGCCCGGGTCAGTGAGGTCAACCGGTTGACCGGCTTGGTGTACCTCGTCGTGGACTGGTCGTCCTTGCGGCGAGTTGAGCCTCCGGAAGGGGAAGGACCTTGATGAGCAGGGTCTGGTACATCGACGAGAATTGGGCACAGTGAAGGAGCCTCAGGTCCATGGATGGCGACACCGTAGATCGCTTGTATGACGCTCTGGGGAATCATCGGTACAAGAAGATCGAGTCCCGCAAGGAACTCGTTCTGCTGGCGGTTGCGCTGCACGATCGCCTGACAGAGGTGGAGGGTCGCTACGCGGTCGCCCTCGAAGAGGTACGACATCTTGACACCCTGTGCGAGGTCAACGCCATCGCAGCCGCCGAACCGGGTCACGGGTGAGCTGAAAGGTGTTGCACGATAGCGATGCCCAGGTCTCTGGGGTCGCGTGCGCACCACCGAACTGGCCGATGTGCTTCGACCTGCTCACCTCAGGATGCACAAACGGTAGGTTGGTTCGGTTGGAGGTGCGTACCAGTTGGTAGTCCCAGCCAGCCTCGACTCCAGGAATCCCGTTGTGAGTGGAGTAATCCTTGTCCCAGGTGTCTCGTAGGTGCTGGAACCAGGTCTCACCCCAGGTGCCCCAGATCAGCGGTGAGAAGTGGTGCGCGAGGTAGATCATGTCGACATCACCCGAGGAACGCTCGGAGAATGCACACACCCCGAGGGCGCGCTGCGGGCCGCACCTAGCGGTTGCCTCAGTGAAGTATTCGAGCACATCCTGACTGACCACAATGTCCTCTTCGGCCAGGACGGTGAAGCCTGCGCCGGTACGGCGGAAGACGTCGTTCAGCGCCGTCCACGGGTTGACCAGCACACCCAGACGCGTCTCGTTCAGCGTGGTTTCAATGGGAAGGCCCGAGTCCTTGATGACACCAAGCATCTCCGGCATCACGTCGCTCGGCTCCAAGTAGAGGTATAGCTGCACATCATCGATCCCTCGAACTTCTGCCCAGCTTGCTAACGTCTCCTGTAGATAGTGCGGACGTTGATACGCGGTGAATACCACCGAGATCTTCACGGTTGGCTCCCGTGGCCATAAGACGGTTGATAAATAAGTGTCAACGCAGATGCAGCTCATCTCTGGGTTGCATGCGGCTGCTGTGTCAGTGTGCTCGGGATCCGAGCTGGCCGCCACACCGTGATCGAGTCCGGGGAGATCAGGAAGCAGTGTGTATGTACCAAAAACAGGCAATGAGTACCGGCATCGATACAGGAATAGGGTGTGTCATCGCGGGACACAGGTGTGGTCGTTGTCCTACCCTGTACCCACCTACCGGATCACTAGCGGATCACTAGCGGATCAGGGTGAGTGCTGATGATGGAGACGATTTCCATACCTGCGCGGATCGCAGCGTTGCCGGTCGACAAGATCGGGCGCCCGGTGCCGTGGTTTGTCGAGTGGATTCACGGTGTACCGGACTTCCGGGTCGTCGGCGCGGCCAAGATTGCCGACGCGGTGCGGTTCTCTCTGTGCTGGGTGTGTGGTCAGCACCTGGGACGCTACATGACTTTCACCGTGGGCCCGATGTGCGCGGTGAACCGGACGAGTGCCGAACCCCCGTCCCATCAGGAATGTGCGGAGTTTTCGGTGCAGCGCTGCCCATTCCTGATCACACCGGCCATGGTGCGGCGAGATCGGCACCTGCCCGCCGGGACGAGCGCGCCTGCGGGGATCATGCTCGCCCGCAATCCCGGGGTGGCCTTGCTGTGGGTGACCCGCACGTTCGGCCTGCGGCGCACGCCGACCGGACCGTTGTTCGTGTTCGGCGATCCCATCAGTGTGCAGTGGTGGGCACAGGGCCGCCAGGCCACCCGCGCCGAGGTCGTGGCGTCGATCGATTCGGGGTTGCCCGCGTTGCAGGCGCTGGTAGAGACGGATGCCGAGCGAACGATGCTGGACGGCCAGGTGTCGAAGGCCATGACTCTCGTCCCGGCTGCCTGAGCAGGAGGTGCTCAGTGATCACGGTCTCTCGACATTGGGCCGACTACCGCTGGGCCGGGTGGCAGTACGCGCACGCCAACGGGCATGCCGTGCTCAAGACGGACACGAACTGGCGCCTGATCAGCGGATGCCACCTCAGATGGGGCAAACGACACCTCTGGCTCAATTGGCGCCGGACAGACATCCGGCCATAGATCCATACCGTGCTGAGCCGCTGGCCAGGGAAGAACCACTGCTGGTTACAAGTAGCTAACGGTTGAGGATCTTGCCCATCAAACTGCGGGGCGCGAAAACCGAACTGCGGGCGCGTCGGGTAGTTGGCGCGGATGCTGTCGGTTCCAGCGACGATCAGCATCCATCACCACATACGCACGATCTCATGTCCGCGCTGGTTGTTCAGGTCTCAGTCGACCAGTTGGCACGCATTTGTGCACGTTGCCGGATGATGACACTGTTTGATTCATGGACATTGCCTTGGTTGTCGCAGCGCTTAGCAAGTTCAACGACGCGGAGTCACCCACGAAGAAAGAGGTGGAGAAGCTTGTCGACGCGGTTAGGGGATCGGGTATCAACGAGCTCCAAGAGTGGCTGGAGGAGTTGACGGGGCAGGTGGAAGAAGCAAGCAACTCGATCGAAGCGCTGACTGATGCGGATAGCGACGAACGAGAAGAGTGTTTTGAGGCCGCGACCGTCGATGTAGCTCAGGTGTTGGAGTCACTGAACGATGCATTGGAGTCGGTCAGAGCTGTCGCCCCATCCAGCTAGGCGCTGGTACGCACTCGCTTCATATAGCGTGAGGTGCTACAGTCATTCCTGTCCGTGCTTCATGAGTTCAACTCTCTTGTCGCACAGCGCAGGACAGCGTGGCCTCCGATCTTCGGGTTGGGGGCCACGCATTTGTGCGTAGGGGCGAGATCAGAGGCGGTATGGTCATGACTTCGCCGTATCGAGCGCTTGTCGCGAGTGGAGGATATGCCGTGATCTCGGTAGAGCCGTGCGTATTCTGTGAGATCGTGGCTGGACGAAGCCCTGCCGAGATCGTGGGTACCTGGCCCGATGCCACAGCGTTCATATCGCTCGATCCGGTCACTCCGGGACATACGTTGGTCGTGCCGAACGAGCATATTGCCGACGCGGTGGAGCGCCCTGGGGCGACGGCCATGGTGATGCAGCGCGCCGCAGAACTCGCTAGCGAGTACCAGTATTCGAACATCCTCACCAATACCGGTACACCGGCCCACCAAAGCGTGTTCCATTTGCACATTCACGTCATCCCGCGCTCGGCCGACGACCAACTGATGCTGCCCTGGGGCACGACCGGGGATCCCCATGCTCCGCACTGGTGCCGGGTGGCTGAGCGGTTGCAGCGCCAGATCGACGCTCTGCTGAACCAGAACGACCGTACTGCGTAGTCACCGGGCTCGCCAACGCAACTCCAAGATTTGGAGTTACTTGGAGCAATTTGGAGTTGGGGAAGGAAAAAGACGGCCCCAAAATCGGGGCCGTCCTCCAGCGGTGCACGGTGATCGTGTTGCTAGCTGTCCTTGTCGAAGGCAAGCTCGGCATAGACGTAATCATGGTCGGAGCCGGGGCACGGAATCACGCGGTAGCTGCCCTCGACGTAGTCCGCTGGATGTTCCTTGGACACGACGATGCGATCGATCCGCAGACCTCCCGCACTCGTCGGGGTGAAGTCGCGTGCTCGCTCGCCGACGTCCCAGAGCCCGGAACTGAGCACCGTGTCCATCGACTCGGTGTTCGTGGTCCACCTCCCGCTGGAGTCCCGCCGACCCTTCTGTGTTCTCTGCCATGGCCGACCACGCTCGTCGCAGCGCGCTCCCCAGTCCTCATAGAGATGCTCGCCGTCGGCGCTGCTCGTGGTGTTGAAGTCTCCGCCGATGATCGACGGGAGTTGGCCGAGCTGGGCGGAGAGGCTGGCCTGGATGTCCATCCCCACTGGACCTCGTGCTCCGGTCCAGTGGATCGGGGAGAGGAAGGTCCTGATCCCGGCGATGGTGGCCTCTAGCACGTCGTAATAGACCTCGCGAACGTCGGGATCGGCTACCTCATGCACTTCCTTCGGCTTGACCAGGCGGGCGGAGGTGACCATGCCCGGCTTGTTCCGGCTGCCCTTCCGTTGCGACATCCAGGGTCGGAAGAAATCGTCTCCTTCCCAGAGGTCGTCGAGTAGTCCTACCGCTTCCCAGAGCGGTTGCTGCTGGAACGCCATCCACATTGTGCATTCAGACAAGAAGAGAACATGTGGTGTGGGTGCTTTCGCCACGATATCGCGTAGCCTGTGTAGCTCGTGCCAGCGCGTTTTCGCGTTCCAGCAGCCGCGCTTAATGTTCAGCACGCCAATGCGCACAACCGTCTCAGCCACGTGTCGTATCCCTTGGATCTTGTGTGCTTGGGTAGGCCGATGGGCGAGCTTACTCAGCCCACCCCGATCCCGGGGCAGTTACGGATTGATTCGTCGCTACTTTCTGCGGCGCCACGGGAATCCGCCGACCACTCTGCCCGGGTGATCTACTGGGTAGCTGGTCTCGGCATGCTGGCAGTTCGTGCAGCGGTCAGTCCACGATCCCACTGTCTCATCCACGTCCGTGCTAGTGGTGTTGCCGCCGCACTTCGGACACGTTTCCATGGGGACACAGGCTAGTGGCTGACCATTTCGCGCTGGACCGACCTCGCCCGATACCGCAAGAATCGAGCGAAAGCCACGATAGTGTCCTGATCCTCGCTGCTCAGATGCTGGACGAGTCGCAACAAAGCCACGATAGTGTCTTGATCCTCACTGCTCAGCTGTTGGACCAGCAGTCCCGAGATTCTGGCGATCACACCTGCGGCAGGTCCAGCGTCCTCGGCGAAGAAGTCGGACACCGGGCGGAGGTATACCCGTGCCAGCTTCGCGAGTTCCAGGCAATCGACTCGCCGACGGCCGCACTCGATCTCAGAGATCGCGCTGCGCGCGATGCCGGTCAGGTTCGCCACATACTGCTGGCTGAGCCCTTGGTCCTCGCGGGCCGCGCGCAGGCGCTGGGCTAGCTCGCGCTGTTCTGCGGATATGTTCTCAGTGGGTGTGCGCATGGGGAGATCAGCTGACCGGGTTCCCAAGATCCAGGATGGCGGCCACTGCGTCGATCGCGTCCTTGGACCAGTCGCTCATCGGCGTGCTGCTTCCTCGTCGTATGCGTGCACTGCTTCCTCAACCTGCTCGACACCGTAGTCTCCCGAGTCAAGCCATTCGACGGCGCGCCACACTTCAGTCAGAGTGCCGTCGCCTTCGATTCCGGCAGCGGTCAGCGTCTCGTACAGGTGGTCAGTTGCCTTGGTGGCGAGTGAATCGGGCGCTAGCTCACGTAGCCGGTCACGCACCACCATCAGATCGTTCAGGTCAAGGTTGTTGTTCCAGGCGATCTGTCGGTACAGGAAGTTGTAGTTACCGCCGCTCACCGAGTCACCTTGCGGGTCGCCGCCCCGAGCCAACCGGTCAACCGAGCGAGCCGGTGACGACGAGCAGCCTTCCGCTCGGTCCGCCGTACGGCCACGATGCGATCGATCTCTCTGGAGACGTACTCATGTGCGTCGATCGCGGCCTGGGCTCGGCAGCGCAGAAAGTAGCCGGTCGGATCGTCGACCAACGCGTCCGCGTCAGCCCGGATCGCGTCCTTGGACCAGTCGCTCATGAGGCGCGAGTGTAGCGGCCCGTCAGGTGTCCTGGGAGCGCTGCCCGCAAGGGAGCAACCTCGGCGCGGAGCGGCGTCACGGTGTCCTCTCGTGGCCATACCTGTCCAGCCGTGTCACTCGTTCCAGGACCCAGTGGGCACGGAGTGGGCACGACACAGAAAAGCCCCGGCTGAAAACCGGGGCTGACCTGCACCAACGAGTGGTGGGCGATACTGGGATTGAACCAGTATCATGGGCAGGGTGGCGATACTGGGTTGAGCAGGAAAAACGCCGTCTGACCAGCCAATACGGACACCAGTGTCGCCTGCCATAGGGGACACGACAGGACACAAGATGTACATTCGTGTGGGCACGTAGAGGGCACGAAATCTTGGAGGTCTAAATGGCTCGTGGACAGAGACAGTTCGGCAGCATCCGCCTGCTTCCTTCGGGCCGCTTCCAGGCCCGGTACATCGGGCCGGACGGGCAGCGCTACACCGCGCAGACGCCCGCAGGCAGACCTCGGACGTTCACTACGAAGGGTGACGCTGGGACCTGGCTCGACGGCAAGCACACGGACATCGAGCGCGGAGTGTGGGTGGCACCGGGTAGCCAGCCCTCGGTACCCGAGGAGCCTGCCAGACCCGTGACCTTCGGTGTCTACGCCGAGCAGTGGATGGCTGACCGGGCCAGTGAGCTCGCACAGACCACCTATGACCACTACACCCAACTGCTGCGTGATCACATCAACCCTACGTTCCAGGACACACCGCTGAGCGATATCAAGCCAGCAGGGGTCCGTGCGTGGCATGGCCAACTGGCCCGCGCCAAAGGGAAGAAAATCAGGGACAGGCCGACGACGCGTGCGCACGCCTACGGGCTGCTGCGCACGATCCTGGGTGCGGCGGTCGCTGATCACGACCAGAAGTTGATCAGCGTCAACCCTTGCCACATTAAAGGCGCCGGGGTGGCAAAGCGGGCTGTGGACATCGAGACCGTCACTCTGGACGAGCTGACCATCATCGTGGCGAAGATGCCACCTCGGTATCAGCTGATGGTGCTGTGGGCTGCCTGGTGTGCGCTGCGGTTTGGCGAACTGGCCGAACTTCGTCGCTCGGACGTGGACGTCGTCAAATCTGTGGTGCGTATTCGGCGCGGCGTCACGCGCAGCAAGGGCAAGCGGATTGTCAAAGGCCCGAAGTCCGAGGCAGGGAAGCGGTCGGTCGACATTCCGCCGCACCTGATGTCGTTGGTCATCGCGCACTTGCGAGACCATGTTGGCACTGAGCCTTCGGCGCTGTTGTGGCCCTCGTCGAGCGATCCCAACCGACACCTGGCGCCGTCCACTCTGTACAAGGTCTATTACCCTGCCCGTGAGGCTGCCCATCGTCCCGATCTGCGCTTCCATGATCTCCGGCACACTGGTGCAGTGTTGACTGCCGCGACTGGTGCCACCATCGCGGAACTGAAGGCACGGCTAGGTCATGCGACCTTCACGGCTGCAATGCGCTACCAACATGCCTCGAAGGAGAGCGGGAAGAGAATCGCCGCTGCGCTGTCCGGCCTCGTGGCGGTTCCCGGTGACACGAGGCCGCAGGACCAGGTCGACCAGATCCGTCAGCTTCTCGCTGAGGCAACTCTGACTGACGAGATGAAGGCGGTACTGCGCAAGGCAATCGAGGGCGACGCTGCTTAGTCCTGCGAGCTGCGGAATGCGCGGAAGGCTTGGGTCGTTCCACACATGAGCAGGACACACACTGGCAGGGTGTCCAGAAGCGTGCCAAACCCCACATAGCCAGCTACCCAGCCGCTGAAGATGTAGAACGCCCAGCTTCCGTAGGCGTAGCGGATTACCTCAGCTCTGCTCACGAGGATCTACGCTAGCAGAGCCTTCTTCGCCGCTCACCAAGCCGCCATGCAAGAGAGTTACTGATCATGCCTAGTGTTCATGACCCGAACACCGTCCGGAGCGGTCTTGACCAGTTCTCCGGCGACCTCGATGCTGCGGTGGCCGCACTGCGCAAGATTGTGGAGCATCCGTTCGCCCAGCGCGATGATATCCTTCTGGACGTTATTCGACCGGCAGAGAATTCAGCCAATGCCGCGTCCCGTTTGGCGCTCGTTCTAGCCGATCACATTGACCCTATCGCCGAGCCCCCGAAGGACTGATCATGACCGATGATCCCGGGCAACTCGTCAAGGACTACCGCACGAACCAGGCCGCGTCACGGCGGCTGCGGGGTGCCCGCTTCGGGGCTGGAGGCTACGCGAACGCGGGCATCGAGGCGATAGCTCGCAGCCGCAGTAACGCTGCGCGCGACCCACTCGTTGAACCGTCGGTCGCGATCAGAACAGCGATCGCCAAGCTTCCGTGCGGCGAGGACTTGATCGCCGCATTGAAGGAAGAGGACAGGGCACAGGAGGACCTTAGGAGCGCGCACAGTTGGGGTGAGGAAGGGCTGACGCCCGCCCACCGCGAGACTCTGCGCAACAAGAAGAAGATCGTGGACGAGTTGGCAACCAAGATGCGCTCGATGGTCTTCTAGGACTCATCGACGAACGTGTCGCCCGGCTCACTCCACTTACGGAAGCACGCTTCCCGCTCGCCTGGTTTCCACGGCTTGAGCACCCATGCTGGGTCGCTGTCGCCGAACAGGTAGTCGGTCGAGACCTTCTCGGGCAATGCGGCGCGGCCCGCATGCTCCCAGGCCGGGAGCCCGCACTTGTCGCAGTATCGAAAGGACTGACCGATCCAGTGATATCCCTCGGGGCACGGCACCTCAGGAGACGGCTGGGTGCTCCGCTCCTCGGTCTCGTCCACGAACAGACCTATGGCGGTGACGGTGATACGTGCCGCTCGGCGGTATTCCCTGTGAATGTCGTCGTGTAGCTCATTCCATGGCTTGATTGACCACGGAGATACCCGGTTGTCGGCGATGTAGGCAACCTCTGCGGCTTGCTCGATCTCCTTCGAGGTGACACTGCGCCGGAACCCGGCCGCCAGGATGGTCTTGGCACACCTGACAGGGTTCCCTACGTAGCCCCACGACTTGATCCCTGTCACAAGCCTGGCGAGGTCATCTTGGTCGTTCATCATTCACTGCACCCGTGCTGGTGGTCCGGGGTTGCACTCCACTGCCTCAACAAGGCGCGGATCTCGGTGACGGCGTCGCTGGAGGTGGCCGATGCAGCGACCGTGTCGTAGAGCGTGTACGCCGCGAATTCAGGAAGGATAGTGGCTCGGCGCCGCATATCATCCAGCTCACTACGCAACTGCTCGTTCCGCTCGGCGAGAGCTTGCGCGTCCGCGAGGTTCGCTTCGTCGTTCTCCTGAAAGGCGCGGTATGCCTGCCCTAGCTCGATACGTGCCTGTGCCAGCTCGGAGCGCAGCTGGGCTATCGGATGTCGATGAGACGCTGCGGCTGCTGAGGACGCTGCTGCCGAGGACACCCGTGGGCCAGCGGGCCGGAGCGAGTTGGTGTAGACAAAGGCTGTGTTGCCTCCGCTAGGGTCGTCGGCGCGCCACCGATCGTCAGCGATCTCTGTGTATTCCGGAGTGGAGTGATGCGGACCGACGTAGGTGCCGGTACACGTACCGGCGATGTCCGTGCAGCTGTCGCCCGTGACGGGGTCTCCAGGGGCGAACCTGTGTTCCTCAGGCACCGCTGGTCTCCTTCGCACCGGCATTCCCAGCAGCATCCCCTGCGGGCGGCCGATTCTGGTGCCGCGCCAGATAGCCACCGAGGAACGCGACCGCGCCCGGTACGACCACGTCAACCAGAGCTTCAACAGGCACGGGGAGCACGCCGTGGAACAGGTACTGCGTGAGTAACCAGCACACACCGGCCGCGACGATCGCGCCTGAGGTGGCTGCGGTGACTTTCGGTTCGATATTCATGATTTGTTTCCTACTCTCGGGCTTCTTTCCAGGGGATGTGCGGTCCACTGTGAGGATGGGTTAGCGGACATCCTCGTTTGACGACAACCAGTTCAGGGATTGCTAGTTCTTGTGGAATAGCCGCAATAGCGGCTTCGTGCGGCGCATCATCATGAAACCCGTACGGTGCTTGACACACCGGGCACGGTACCATCACGCTCTCTCGCCCCGTCTCTGTCGTCGCTTCAGGCCGTCGGCAGTTGTCTGGCCAATGCTTCGACGTCGTCCAGACTGACCTTCAGCAGGCGTGGACCGACCCGGTATCCAGGAAGTCGCCCCATCGAGATCCAGCGACGCATGGTGCGCGGCGAGACATCCGCGACCGCAGCCGCCTTCGCCACCGACGCGAGTCGTGTCGGGAGCCGTGTGCCGGTAGTCTTCGCTTTTGCTGCACTCACGTTGCCTCCAAGGCTTCGGTGATGCCTTGCGCCAGACTGATTGTGGGTTGATAGAACGACAGCATCTTGCTGGGGTTGCCAACCCGGTGAAAGACACCCGTTGGCGCATCGAGTTTGTGCTCGATCACGGGCGAGTAGCCGACCTGTTGTGCCACGAACCGGGCCAGTTGGTTGAAGGAGGTGCTGGTGCCCGAGCACAGGTTGGTCGGCCCGTCGATCTCTTGCTCCACGGCGACTAAGGTCGCGCCCACGATGTCATCGACATGGATCCAGTCCCGCACTTGCTCACCGTCACCCCAGACCTCAAACGGATCCATCCTGCGCTTCGCTCGCCGGATGAAGCTGGGGAACGGATAAGTGAGGTCCTGGTCGGACGCGTAGCCAGAGAATGGGCGCAGCACGGTGACCCGGGATGTCGAATAGGACGCCAGCACCTCGCCCGTGAGTTTCACCCAGCCGTAGGTCTGATCCGGTGACCCACTGAGATCCTGGAAGTTGATGTCGATTTCGGACAGTCGCCGCGCCACGGACCGTCCTAGGTCTGGCCAGTGTTGCTGGAGCCAGGTGGGGTAGGCGGCCGAGCTGGAGTAGTACACCGCTCGCGGGGTGCCGGAGAGCTCCAGCCACCGGAAGAACCAGGCATCCAACGCTAAGTTTGTGGCTATCATGATTGGCGCGTTCTCAATACTCTGACGGCCGCCGACAATAGCTGCGCAATGGATCGCGAGGTCATATCGATGTGTGTTGTTGCGGAACATGTGCAGGCAGTCGATGCCGTCCTTAACATCCCAGCCTTCAACGAAGTCGCCTCGTGCCACCAGCGCCTTCGTCAGATGACGCCCGAGCAGACCGCTCGACCCGGTCACCAATACCCTCACGACCGTACCCCTGCCACTACTTGCGCTCCACCAACGATGTCATGCTTGACCACTGTGAAACCGCCCGCGTTGAGCAGTTCGACATACCCCGCCTTGTCCCACGCCCAGGTGTGGAAGGGGTAGTGCGCGTCTGGAGACTCAAACGCGGGCGAGGATGCGATGAGGATCCGCGAGTGTTCAGCGACGCGTTGCACGAACAGCTGGGGCGCCGTCAGATGTTCGAGCACCTCCGTCGCAACCGCGACATTCCCCCACTCGATCTGCGGGCCCCAGATGTCGCCATAGCGCGCATCGACATGCCGAGCGGCCACCGCCGGCCGGATGTTGGAGGGTTGCAGGTCATATCCCCAAGCCCGGCAGGGCACATGCGAGGACTTCAACAGAGACAGCAGGCCCCCGTCCCCGCAGCCGAGATCGACCACCGTCGGGACAATGCTGGGTGGCATCAGGCTGGTGACCGCCCAGTCGACCAGGCGGGCCGCCGCTAGCAGTCGCTCCTTATGGTCCGGCTGCTCTAGATGTGCTGCACGTTCCCGCGCCGCATACCATGACGCCGTCGTGTGCTCAGGGATAGTGTCGTCCTCGAAAAGCTTCCATTCAGCCACTGTTCACATCACCATTCGCGCGAACAGACCGCTCATTGGCGAGATCTCGAATCAGCTTTGCCGCAACAGGGAGCTCGAACTGTTGCCACAGGCGGAATTCCTCCATGTCGTGGCTGTTGGTGTCCGAGCTGTTGCGCGTGCGGTAGCCGTCATCCCAATCGCTCAGCCCAGCGCTCGGGTGTAGGTGCTGGATGTGCATGTGCGGCAGATACGTCAGACAGTGTGCTGCTATTCCCAACTCCAGCCAGGCATTGTCCACCCAGAGGTGGTGCATTCGCGGTGGTGCCATGTAGCCGATGGCCTCGACGATTGCGGCGGTCATGACAATCGCGGTCGGCAGCCGAGGACCTTGGATGCCGTCATCGCCGTACACCATGCCGGTGCCCATCCCACGGAGCACGCGGATCGCATGGTCGGCCCAGTCGCCCTGCGGCAGGTGGTCATCACCCATGAACGCGAGCATCTCGTAGCGATCCAGGCAGTGTGCTGCCAACAGGTTGAGCGCCATCACCATGCCTGGTCGATGTCCTTCGGGCAGGATCACGATCTCGCCGGACGTGATGCGCTCTGCCGCGAGCTCCCGGTATCCGGCCAGCTTCGGATCATCCGCGTCCACGCCCACGAATACGTCGACATCCGGTGCTGTCTCGCGGCAGGTGCGTAGGAGCCGACGGGTATTGTCCGGGCGCCCTCGGGATGGGACCAGCACTGCGAGTGTGAGTTCGGGCATCAGGTCCTCGTTTGCGGAAGTGGGGGGTCAGACGGCTGTATGCGGGTGAGTTGCGTTGACCGCGTCTCGGTAGTCATCCAGCACCTGCTGCGCGGTCGGGGCGTCGTGCGGATGATGCTTGCGGCACACCATGTGCTGCGTGCCCTGGACCTGGAGCTTGCCGAGTCTCCAGCAGCCTTTGACGTGGCAGTTCTTGTGTCGTAACCAGCCAACCGCGACGCCGACAATGGTGACTTCGCCGATGTCTGATCCCGGGCCGGACCAGAATGCGTAGTGCGGGCCGGTCCCGCTGATACCGAAGAAGACATAGAGCCAGTTGCCGATGTCGGTCCACATGGCATCGTGTCCTCTCCGCGCTCATCTACATTGCCTGCATTTCGTCCAGAGAGAGCCGGCGCACGGGTATGGGCGTGGGAATGGGAAGCGGGGCTGGCTGGGCCGAGGGGCGCCCCTTGCTCAGTTGCTCGCTCATCACCACGATCGCCAGTTCGAGCGTGCAGCGCCCGTCATCTCCCAACCGGGCCGTGGTCTGCACCTGCCACAACACCGTGAGCGCGGCGAGAATCCGATCGGCGCCGATCTGCACGGCTAGGCGCTCGCGGGCCGCCAGCGCGCTGGCTTGGCAGGTCAACCTCGATCCGCCTTTGAGGACCATCAGATCGCGCAGGCAGCGGACCAGAGCCGTGGTGATCGTCTGTGGGTCGCCGGTCCGGTACAGTTGCTCATCGACCGCGCGCAGTGCGCTCACCACATCAGCGTCATACATCGCCGCTATCAGACCAGGGGCGAAGTCGTCCTCACCCAGCACCTCCAGGAACTGTTCCACGGTGCGGATGCCGACCCGGGTGACCTGGTCCAGCAGCATGACGGCATCCCGCATCCCACCATCGGCACGCTCAGCGATAAGGCGCAGCAATGGCTTCTCCGCGTCGAGGTTCTCCTGTGTACAGATGTGAGCCAGCCTGTCTGTCATGTCGTGTACGGTCAGGCGCCGGAAGTTGAACGTCATGCAACGGCTCAGCACCGTATCTGGTATCCGCCGTAGCTCTGTGGTGAGTAGAACGAAGACATTGTCGGGAGCGGGTTCTTCGAGCATATTGAGCAGTACGTTAAAGGCGTCCCGACGCAGAGACTGACATTCGTCGAGGATCACCACTCGCTTGCGCCCGTTGATGGTATAACGCACAGTCTCCCGGAGCGCCCGGATGTCGTCGACCAATCCGTTGGACGCACCATCGATTTCCAGCACGTCCAGCGATTTTCCCTGCAACACCGCCACACAGGACACGCAGGAGCCGCAGGGACCGGGCGTCATGTCGCAGTTGAGGGCCGCGCCGAGGATGCGAGCGCTGGAGGTCTTGCCGAGGCCAGCGGCCCCTTCAAACACCATGGCCGCTGGGATGGATTCCTTGATAGCCATCTGGCGCAGGATCAATGACACTGATCGCTGGCCCACTATCTCACCAAAGCCGGAAGGGCGATATTTGTTCGCCAACAACATCGCGAGGCACGCTCCTTCAATCTGTCACCATCAGCCCGGCTCGCAAGCTGGCTGCATCGTCACGTCACCAGTCGTGAGGTTGCGAACTGGTTCGCAGTTGCCGGTACTGCCGCACAGCACCAGCGCCGTCTTGGCAGAAGTCGATCCATGGTTCGATCCTGAGCTGTGTGCCGACGAGCCAGAACCATTCTGCGCAGCCCGCAGCACGCACAGCAGACAGGAAGCTGCCGAAGCCATAGGCACCCACAGGTCCACGCCATGCTCGGGCTTGAGTCTGTTCGAAAAAGCCTTGCTGATATTCCAGAGCTAATGGTTGATGCTGGCTGGTCAGGTGCTGCTCGATGACCGCACATATCGGGGTGTAGCTTGACAGCAGCATCGCGTTCAGATCGTCAATCACAGCATCAGCGTGCGCAGCGCCGTCGTACCAGCCTTCCCCGAAGTTGGCAGGTTCATTGCGATAGACACCAATGAATGACAGTCCACTCGCGAGCCAGTCGTCAATCACGACGGCGTTCGCAGCGCGACCTGGCCGAGACACACCTACCGAGCCGAACACACCGGCATAGCCAGCAGCTTTTAGCTCTGCTCCACTAGAAAAGGTGTCGGCGTATGCGTAGCGGCCTAGCGACACGCCGACACCTCACAGACCTCTAGCTCTGAAAGACACACCATCTCGAAACTGTTTCACCCGTGCGAGCTCAGAGCTTCTTAGCACGGATCCATGCAAGTGCTTCCTCAGCCAAGTGCGGCAGCCGAGTGAACCGATCGAGACGCTCGTGCCCCAGCCATGTACGTAGTGCCGCCGCAAAGGAGTGATCCGCTGACTGCGCCGCCGCAGTGAAGGGGTCTGGGTGCCCGGTGAGCGTGGTGTAGGCCGTTCCCAGTCCCACCAGATCCAGCCCGGATGGCGTGGTGCCGGCCGCGCTCAGCCACTCGGGCGTGATCGGCACCCAGACCTCGTCGACGTACTTGTGCCACCACGGCACGGAGATCTCTTCCACCGCGCCCCAGGTGACGCACCGGAAGTCGCTGCCGTCGTAGCCGACGTGAATGCAGTGACCGCCGATGCTGGCAGCACCGTCCACCACGGTCCACGGCTGGTTGGCGTTGAACTGATCCATCGCCGACTCCGGGAAGGACACCCCGACCATCAGCGCACCGAAAACACGCAGCGCGGCTTGGACGTGGGTGAAGTCCTTGATCTGGGCGTAGGCCAGGATCTGATGGCCCGCGATGCCGGACTTCTGCCAATAGGCCAGAGCATCCGCGAGCACGGTGCCGTTGTCGGTAGGGTTGCTGCCGTCCGGCTGGGTCTGGGCCGGATCGAAACCGGTGACGGCGGAGTAGCCAGTGAGCAGTGCCGCCGCAGGAACTTCCAGCGTGACACCGGAAGCGTAGGTCGTCCAGGCTTCCAGCATGTGCCCGACGGCTGCCCAGACGCAGCACCCGTACTGATCGTTGTTGTACATCGGCCACTGTGCCACCAGTGACGTCCAGTCCACGACCGTGCTGAGAGGTGTGGCGATAGGGGAAGCGGCGGACTCGGGATCAAGGAACTCGTCCAGAACTAGAGTGTCCCGGTTTGGGTCGTGCGGGCTCCTGCCCAATTTTCCGGCCTGCCTGAGCGAAGACGTCATGGTCGAACCTCTCGTCAGGAGGGTATCTGCTGAGACTAACCCGAAGCCTGGTCGTCGTCCATACGCCACGGACTGTCCACATCGTCCTCCAGCGGGACAACTACGGCCCTGGAACGCCGCAGCTCATGATGTTCCTTAACTGCCATGGTAGATCTGCTCCCAGTCGACAGTGGCCGCACAGGTCTTCATGCTCTGGCACCATTCCCACGAGGTTTGAACGCGATGGGTGTCAGGGTCGACGATGGACGATGTGCCGGTACACAATTCGCACGGCCGTGGTGGGCATTGCGGAGCTGCAACCCCGTCACCGTAGTTGATCGGGATGCCACGCTCGTCGGTCTCCATCTTCCTTGACCTCCCTATCTACTGTCTTCCAGGGACATCAGATGCGCGCAGGCCAATGCCAGGTCCCGGCACCGTGCGCACGACAGTCGCACAGATCAGGATCGCTACCTACTGGTGTGCCGTCCTGCATTGCTGGGTCGTACCGCACGCCAGTGTTGAAGAACAGCCCGGTCGGGTTCTCGACCTTCATCGCCAGGGCGTCGTCGAAGAACCACTCCTCGACCTCACGGATCGGTCGGCCTTCACTCCGATCGAATGAGGGTGGTTGTTTGATGGACACGGCAATCCACTGGCCTACCTCGGTGACGGTCGCGGCACGACACCGGGAGGTGAACGCTTGTGAGCCATCTGCTCGGATCGGCGAGCCATGAGAAACGTAATGGACGGCTCGCCCGACGGATGGATTTTGCTCGGTCATCATGGAACCTTTCGCTTCTCGCTATTGCTCTTGGTTGAGTTGGACGGTTTTTCGCTTCCAGGACAGGAACTCCGCAGCATCGAACCGTTCGAGCATCGCGGCAAGAGTCGGCTCGATGGACACACCATGCGGGACAATCTCTATGGCGTAGTCGTCATCTGCCTCGCGGTCCTCAATCGTCACCGACGACTCGCCGGTAGACAGCGTCTCCATGGACAGGTTCCCGCCAGCCGCCTTGAGCGCGTCATACATCGGCGCACAGGTGTCGGGCACCTGAGCATAGGCAGGGACTCGTTGGCCGTCTGGTGGGCGGTACCACAGCAGTGAGACAATCATGAGGGTCACCTCGTTCCTGGGATCAGAGCTCTCAGCAGGTTCTTCTTCAGTACCTGCTCATCCCACAGCTCGATCTGTCCCGGCACTACTTGCGAAGGGTTGAGCGCGTCGAATGAATATTGGTCGACTGAGCACTGGTCCACTTCCGGACCGTCCTTCCACCACACCACAAGCTTCAAACCAGCAAAGAGCGGGTGCGGCATCTGTCCTATGAAGACCCAGGTGCCAGTGTGGTTGGTGACACGGACGCCGGGTGTGAGATCAGAAACCTTCATATCTCCTCCACCTGGGTAGTGCCGTCATCGCCAAGCGCGAACCGATAGCGTTTGTCAGCCACGTCAAGGAACTCATCCTGGTGACTGACCAGGATGATCTGGACCCCGCTCTTGTCGGTCAGGTCTCGTAGGAATTCAGCCATCAACGGCACATACTCCTTACTTAAATGGGCGAATGGTTCGTCCAGCACCAACACCGAGTCCCGCCACGCAGGTTTGGAGAGCAGCAACACCACCAGCCGAAGCAGGAATCCCACCACTGCGGCGAGTCCACCGCCTCGGGCCGCCATGATGTCGGTGTCGATGACCCGCCCGTCAGTCAGTGTGGAGCGCACGATGAACTCCACGCTCGCCTGCTTGCCACGGTGGCTCGTGATGATGTGGAAGGACAGCTCATCGCCGAACACCGTGTGCAGTCCACGAGTGACGAGAGCCTCAATCTGCGCCTGCGCGGTTGCTTGCCGCTGCTCGCCAATCGTCGAGAGCACCGTCATGACGTGGTCGTAGCGATCGATCTCCGCTTGCAGCTTGACGACCTCGCTCTGGATTTCCTTGCCGTGCGATGCCATGTGGCGCGCTTGCCCGGTGAGCTGGTCCAGTTCCCGTTGCATTGCCTGGATTCGGCTGATCAGCGGTCCTAGTTCGACATCCATCTATGTGATCCAGTCACTTGACATTTGTTGGATGACGCCGACCGTGCCCGCGTCGTCATCACGCAGCATCAGCGGAGCCTTCTTCGTCTTGCTGCTGTTGCCGAGCTTGAAGAGACAACTGACGCCGGACTGCGATTGCAGTAGCTCCACGAGGCGCAGGTGGTTCAGGATCAACTCTTGATCCTTGCTGTCCCACACCACCGTCAGCGCCTCCTGCGCGCTGTTGCCCTGCTTGTCGGACGAGCTGATCGTCAGCGTGCCGGGTGTGAGCGCCAGGCGCACCGCGCTGGTCTCGGGATCGGCATTCACTCGTACCCGTTTGATCGCATCGATCAACTCCTGGCGGCCCAACTCCAATGGGTACCTGTTCTCTAACGCCGGGCGTAGCAACAGATGCTCGACGTCCGGGAAGCGGGTCATCAGCTTCCTGAGGACGAAGACATCAGCGCCGATCCGGAAGGCGCAGTGGCGTTCGCCGGTTCCGATTTCTAGCTCGGTAGACTCACTGCTCCGCAGCAACTTGCTCAGGTCATCGACCGCGTTGGCCGGGATCTGGAGCGAGAGCGGGAACTCCAGGACGCTCGCTTGCTGGAACCGCAGACCGTCGCACGCGGTCAGCCGACTATGGGCAATGTCGATCATCATCAGCGCGATGCGCTCGATGTTCTTGCTCACCGCCCCGCGCACCGAGGCAAGAGCGGTCAGGAAGCGCGCTCGGTCGGTGGTCGCCCAGACCATGGTGTCCAGGTCCGGCAGCGGTGGGTAGTCACGTTCCTGGGTAAGCCGCACCGTCCAGCGGGCCCGGCCGATGCGGATCTGCGCGGTGCTGTCGGCCACCTCGATCTCCACGGTGCCGGCCCGCGCCCCGGCCGAGCGCATGATCTCCATCATCCGCTTGGCGGGCACCAGCACCGTGCCACCGTGGCTGACCTCGGCCACCGTGGTCGACACGAGCATGGATTGCTCCAGGTTGCTGGCGAGCACCTGCACCTGGTTCGCAGATCGCTCGGTGCTGCCAGCTGTCAGTTGGAAGTTCTTCAACACCGGCAGCAGTTCCTTGGTCGTCACGACCACGAACGCCTTTTCCAGGAGGGCATGCAGCGCCCCACTGTCAGCGCAGAAGAACAGGTCGGTGCTCATGCGCCCAACGCTGCCTGGAGCTGTTGCACCTGCGCGGCCAGATCTGCCTTCAGGCTTGTGAGCAGAGTGAGCCCCTCGTCGATCGTGGTGACGCCAAACTCACGAGCGAGCGCCGCCGTCGACTCTCGCACCGTGGCGATGGCGGCATCTCGTTGATGCTGTGCCTTGGCCTGTTCTCGCTGCGCCGCCCCGATCCGTTCTTTGATCTGGCGTATCTGGTCGTCCAGAGTGTCGGTCATGTCGTGCCTCACATCTCGCAGTCTTGGACTGCGATGACAAGATCCTGGGTGTCCTCGGTGCCTTCCTCGGCACTCGCCAGCCAAAACAGCACTGTGGACACTGGCTGGTTGACGTCCTCCTGTTTCACACCATGCCGGTCGCTGAAGATGATGGTGTAGAGGCCGCTCACAGGAGATCTCCGTTCCCGACTAGCGAGGTGGGTAGCTTGCCGTTGACTGGTTTAAATTTTATGCAGGCATGGTGCACTGGACAGTAGGTGCACCCGGACGTGCCTTGCTTCGGTTCAAAGTCTTGTTGCCAGACATCGGTGGCGAATCGGCAGATCCGTGACCACAGTTGTGCCCGGTCGTCATCGGAGATGGTGAAGCCGAGGACCTGTTCGGTACACATGGGCTGGATGAGCCCGGTCATGTGTGCGTAGTCGCCGAACATCGCGGACAGCGCCAGATCGTAGAACACCAGCTGCGCCATCGTTTTACGCCAGTAGCTCTCGTTGCGGGTCGCTTTCAGATCCCAGATTCCCCAGTGCCCCTGTGCATTGCGGGTCAGCAGGTCCATCTCGCCCCGAAGATGGATGCAGGTCGGCTCACCCGTCAGCGACGGGATCTGCACCGGCACCGTGAATCGCTTGGCCGGCTCATAGTCGTAGGCCAGGACCAGTCTGCGTAGGATCGGCTCCAGCCGACGCACGAGTTCCGTGCAGAACTCACGAAGCTCACTGCGGTCGCTGCGCGACTTCCACCGGACCACACCATCTCCGGTCTCCAGCGACTCTTTCTCACACGAGACGATGAAGTCATCGACCATCGTGATCATCGCGCCAGGGGTCTGCTCCGGCTCCATCAGCCACGCGCGCATGATCCGATCGGCTACGGTGCCGTGGAAGAAGGGGCGCACGTCTTTGGACGGGTTCCGATGCCCGGTCCTGAACAGCATGCCTTGTTGCTTGCAGAACTCGTGTGCTTGCAGGCTGCTCCACGAGATCGAAAGAGGTTCCATCACGCTGCCCCGTGTAATAGCTCCATGATGAGCTGCTCGGTCTCATGTCCCAGTTGCAACGAGCGGACGTGCTCCATCACAGACTCGATGCTGGTGATCTCGATGGTTGCTTCACCGATCGACGCCAAGAACTGGTCCAGATCGACCTGGGTTTGTTTCTTCTGTGCTGCCTCGGTCAGCTTGAACACCTCATCGATGGGTTTCGCGTCCAGCGGGACACGGGTAAACCGCCCGGCCACTGTGTCCCACTCGGTAGCGACGATCTCCCGAGTCAGGTTGTATTCGTGCAGGCTGCCCCGGGACAGAGCGCCGTTATTGCAGTACCGAACACCGTTGACGACAAACTCGCCCGCAGGCTCATGGATGTGTCCGTAGTAGACCGCGCCTTGGTTACCCATGAGGTCGGCGAAGACGTCGGTCGGGAAGTGTTCGAACTCCAGTTCCGTACCGGGTCGGTAAAACGGCGCATGGGTGACGATGAGCGCGGGAGCCGAGCCGTCCCACCGAGTACGCCAATCGTCCAGCGCGCTTGTGATGACACCGCGCGCGTACGCAGACGGAGTGCCGTCCGAGGCGCGGTCGTTCCAGATCTGGAGCCAGGGGATGCCGAAGATCGGCAGCTCGACCTCGGTGCGGGCGGCGGGGACGGCAGACCACCCCAGCAAAGGACGTGCGCAGGTCCGCAGCAGCACACCTAAGGGCTGGCTGTCCAGGACGCTCTCGCTACGGTCATGGGCCATATCGTGATTGCCCATGACGATGTAAAAAGGGCATGGGTAGTCGCTGATCAGTTCGATCGATCGCTGTATGAGCCGATGGCTGGTGCGGGCCGGGATCTTGGAGTGGAAGAAGTCGCCCGCCTGCACCACGGCCGCGTAATTCCGGCTCCGCGCGAGGTCGACGGTTTGCCGCAGCAGAGCGAACAGATCATCGAGGTAGGTGTCCGTGCAGGAAGATGGTGGCCGGTCGGCCAAGTGCAGGTCACCGAGCAACAGAACCGTGCTCATCCTCACCGTCCTCGATCTTGCGTTCCCAGATGACGTAGCGGTCGCAACCCCAGCACTTCACCTGGTGATAACCTCTCGCCAACATGTCCGCAGCCCAGGTATTCCAGACGTCAACATGTTTGGGTATGTGCGGATGATGCTGACTCCCATTAGGACACGCCGCTATCTGCTTCTTGGTGGCCTTGTACCGACCTTCGTTAGTCATCTATCCCTCCACCGGCCTGCCGCAGGTCGGACATGTGCCTGCATTCACCAGCGCCGCGTGCAGCGCAGCGTGCTCCTCTTGTTCCCGCTGCTGCCAATGCAGCAGGCTCGCTTGGTACGTCACCGCGCTCTGCTGTGCTTGTCTGATGGTCGTGGTCAACTGGAGGCAGGTATGCAGTTTCCTCTGTGCCGCGTTGACCTCGTCCATATCCGGCACCGTGCGAACAACACGATCAGCGAGCACCGTCTCCGCAGCGCGCGCGGCATCAAGCAGCCGGGTCAATTTGCTGGTCTCGCTCTGCAACGCCTCGGCGCTGCGCGCGAGGCGCCCAAGCTCGGCGACGCGATGCACGCGCTGCGGGAGATCCTGAAAGGACTGAAGTTGGGCGCGGAGCCCGTCAAGGTCCTGCTGGCGCACTTTCAACGTGCTCTGCGCACTGAGCCGACGCCGGTTGGCCTCCCGTGCCGCGTCAAAGATGATGCTGACATTGGTCAGAGCGCCCAACACTCGGGCCACGGTGCCTCCTGACTGGGTCAGCAGATAGGGACGGTCGAACTGGCCGGCGACGTTCAGCGATGAGCCCTCATCGTCGGCCGGAATGCCCAGCGCCGTCGTCACCGCCTCGGGGACAGCGCCCGCCAGCTTCGTGAACACCAACTCCTCGCCGCCGATGTTGAGCCGGTACGCGCCATGATTCTCGCTGCGCTCGATGGTGGCGATCGTGTCCTCGAAATGCAGGCTCACCGAGGCAGCCTTGGCGCCATGACTGATGTAGGAGGTCCCGCGCGCGTTGCAAATCAGCATCCGCAGCGCACGGATCAGTGCGCTCTTGCCGCTCGACGACGGGCCCACGATCACCGTGAGCCGCCCCAGGCCCAGCTCGACCTGACGCAGCGACTGGTAGTGCTGGACCCGAAGCCGTTCCCACATCAGACGGAGGGCAGCAGTTGGCGACAGGAGTCGCAACGGCCGGCCACTGCGTAGGGCAATTGGCCACCGATCGTCATCAACCGATCCGCCGTCTCGGGGCTCACGTCAGCCTGATTCGCCACGGCGGTCACCGCCTGCATCACGCTGTACATGGACAGGTTCGTCTCGTCGACCATGGAGTTGATGATCGCGGTGCGCTGCGGCACTGGCACGCGGAATCGGGTGAACACGTCGCGCAGCACATCCACCGTCTCTCCCTGGATCGAGGTGTCTGCCATTACCTGCACCGCGTCCAACGAGGACTCCAGGCCGCCCAGCACGCCGTCCACCGCCGCTCGCGCCCACTCATAGACTTCCTCGCTCTGCCCGGCCCGCCGGGACCACGTGCCGCTGCTGGCGTGCGTATCGATAGAGCCGTTCGTGCACCAAAACCGGAACAAATAGCCGTCGATGCTGGTCGGGTGCTCACCAGACAAGGAGTTCAGGATCTGGAGACCGACCGACCACGAGTCATTTTCGGTCCCGGTCCGCTCGATCACCCGCTGCTTCTCGGGGATGATCAGACGCAGCCGGGTGGTGCGCAAGGTGTGCTGGAACTTGGACTTGTCCACCAGCACCTCGCCCACACCGTATTTGTCCTCGATCCCTTGGAGTACCTCGGACACGAGCCGCTGGTTGCTGAAGGGCAGCAGCGAGTCCTTGCTGACGGCCAGCACCGTGTCCTCGCGCGCGAGGGCCTTGTACTTCGTCGGCATGTGGTTGTCGCTGTACCAGTAGTTCAGCTGCGGCTCGATCAGCGCGGCCGGGGTACGCAGGGTATAGGCCCGAGGCAGACCGCAGGCGCTGGTCGTCTCCAGCGCGGCATCCTTGGTCAGCTGGTACTCGCGCCGTCCAATGGAGACGTAGGCATCGACCCGAGCCAAACCATCGGCCGCCTCCAGGGCGTGGTTCCAGCCCGGCTCCAGCCGGAACCGGACGGGTTCCGTCGGCACCGTGAAGGGCACCGTGGTTAGTGGCTCGGTGGTGGCGAGGATCTCGCGAGTCTGCGCTAGCGAGAGCATGCGCCCCCGGACATCGTCGATCGTGTAGGTCATCGTCCTTGTCCTCTCCCCGGAAGGGGCTTCCTTTTTTATGCTTGGGGGTCTGTCGTGATGAGTAGCCCTGCCAACTCATCGGGATCGGTAATCACCTTGCTCGGCTTACTGGCGACGCGAGCCGGCGCTGGTGCCACGTCATCAGAAGCGGAGTCCTCCTCAACGGACACCAGGAGGTCGTTGAGAGCGGAACGGTGCGGCGGTTGCACCGACGGCTCGTCCTCCACCTGCCAGTCGATGTCTCCACCGGTCGTCAGCGACGTCAGCTCATCGCCGCTCAGCGGCTCGGGGTGGATTGCGGCCTGAACCTCGGCGGGCTGGATGACCAACTCCCGAGCCATCGCGATGGCTTTCCAGCGCCATGCCGGGTGTGCGTCCGCATAGGACAGAATGTTCTCTTCACCTCGGACATAGAACCGGCCGATGCTGGTCTGGTCCATGTCTGCTGCGGCTAGCGTCTGGTCGTTCATGTAGTAGTAGCCGCTAGACAGCTTGATGTTGCCGTAGGCCACCAGCACTTGCAGCGCCGACCACAGCTCGTCGAACCCCTGCCCATAGCGGATACGGATCTCCGCCTCGCGGAACGGCACGCCAACTTTGTTCTTTACTGCCTTGACTTTGACCTGGGTTGATAGAGGGCGCTCGACATAGGCGTCATGGAGGGCGTCCCACACCTTTCCCTTAATCGTCTTGATCTGGCGGTACTCCAAGCGCAGGCTGGCGTAGTACTTCAGGGCCTTGCCGCCCGAACTGGTGACCTTCGGAGGCAGCCCGGGTCGCCCGCCGACCATCGCCACTTCTTCCATCAGGTGGTTCAGGAAGACCGCGCACGACGCCGTTTCGGAGAGCATCGCGTTGAGCAGCCGGAGCAAGCCGGCCAGCAGCCGTGCTCGGTTCATCGCGCTCGTGCGCTGATCGAATGACCCGTCCTCGATGGACGCGGGCGTCATCGCCGCCACCGAGTCCCAGATGGACATCCGTACCTGACCCGTCGGGATCAGCTTGAGGGCCACCTCGGCGCCTTCTTCCAGCCACGCCGGCTGGACCAGAAGGAAGCTCGGGTGCTCCACATCCAGACCCAACGCTTTGCTGTAGTTGAGATCCAATGCGTGTTCGTAGTCGAGATAGAGGATGTACTCCTCGCGTCCCGACGTGATGATGTCTTGCTGCAATCGAGCTGCTGCTTGAAGCGCTGTTGTGCTCTTCCCTGACGAGGGCAGCCCGTAGAGCTCCGTGATGCGACCCAGCGGTATGCCGCCCACGGCGGAGACGTAGTCGACCGCGATGTTCCCGGTCGAGGTCGCCTGCACCGGGCGCACCACGTCGCTGAACGTGCCAATACGCAGGTTGGACTTCTTGGCGATGTCCTTGATCAGTGAGGCAACAGAAGGGCTCGACTCGGATACCAAGTTCATCGCCTTCTCAACTGGTAGAAGCAGCATCGTGGGCGCGCGAGGCGCTTAGGAGCGCTGTGGCTGGCGGGTGAAGTAGATAGTCAATGCCTCGCTGTAGAGCATCAGGGCTATTGCGGAGATGACCTAACACTCCTTGGTTACACGGGCCGCAGAGCAGTCCACGGACACACTGTCCACAGGCAGGTAGCTCGGGACAGCATAAGTGGTCGTGGTCCACCGGAAGCCGCTTCGTTTTACCGGTAGCCCGCTGGCAGATGTAACACACACCGCCTTGGGCTTCGTATAACTCCCAGTATTGTTCGCCGGTGATGCCGTAATTGCGGAGCACTGTCAGTGAATGTGCCCGATCCCGATTCGCTCGAACCTTAAGCCGGTGGTGGGTGTGACACCGAGGACCTGGATACGGTGCCGGCCGGGTGCTGGCCGGTCCGCAGTCCTTGCACACCTTCTTGCGGGGAATGGCTGCCACGGCAGTCTCTAGGCGTCGAGCTGGTTCAGCAGATCATCGAACGACAACGGGGCCGCTGCGATGGCGGGTGACGGGCTCGCTGGAGCTGGGCTCGCAGACGCGGCTCCGGGTGCTGCCGACGGTGCCGACGGAGCTAGCTCCGTGCTCGGTACACCGGCCGTGGCATCCTGCACGGCGGCGAAACCGGCGCCCGCAGGGTCGGTTGCCGTGCTGGCCGCGTCCTGCCCGCCTGTGAGTAACGTGGAGAAGTCTTCGGTACGCGGCGGGCTCGGTGCGAACTCGTCCAGGCCGCCAGGGTGATCCTTGAGCAACGCGTCCAGACCCTCGGTGAGAGACTCCGCGCTCTGCGTGGCGTCCTGCTCCGGCTGGCCGTTCACGATGCGCCAACGCGCCTGCACCTTCTCTAGGTCCTCGATCATCCAGGAGCGCTCGACCTTGCGGCCACAGAACGCCTCCAGGTTCGGAGCCTTGTTCTCCCGGAACGTCTGGAGGACGTTGGCCTTCTGCTCTTCGCTGTCCTGCCAGGCGGCCTTGGCCGAGATAGCGATGTCGAACTTCTGGAAGTCACCCGAGAGACAGGGGCCCAGGAGCAGATCGTGATTCTGGAGGCTGCCCCACTCCGCGACAAAGTCGACCAGCTTGTTGAAGATCGAGTCCGGGAAGGCCCACACCATCAACTGGCAGGAGAACGGCGAGGCGAGGTCGAAGCCGCCGCCGGTCGATTTGAGGGTGTACCGCACGACGTGCATGGCGAAGCGACGCTCGGGCGGAGATGCCATATCCGACGTGCTGGCCAGTGCGCACACCGGACAGTTCTTCGGATCGGTTCCCTTGTCCTCCAGAATGCCTTCATCACCGAGGCAGAGCGGCCGGCCGATGAAGTCCATCTTCAGGACCTCACGAGACTCGCCGCTCTTGGTCTCCACGGGCACGTATTTGGGCTGGCCGTTCACGATGGTCGGCGCGCGCAGCGTGTGAACGAAGGCGAACGCTGGTTCTTCCGGGCACAGAATCCGGGCCCGTTCATCCTTAGCCAGCTTCAGCTTAGGATAGTCGGACATGCTCGTATTCTTGTTCTTAGCCTCAAAGCTCATTTGGCGCATAGTTTTTACTCGTCTTCTCGGTTATGGTGGTGTGTAAGGCAGTCGGGACTCGACCGCACGAATCACAGTACGGGGTGCCTCCGACATTTCACCACGACCTGGTGAGGGTTTATTCGGGCCTTACTGTTCCAAGTGGGTGGCAAATTGCTGGCTGCGCAGAATCGTCACGTGGTCTTGTCGCAGCCCATCAAGGCCACGATGCATTGTCCTAATAGCATCGTAGGTTTCATCGCAGTGCCCAGCCAACGCCTCTGCTAGCCGAGCCTCATGGCGATGTTCTAAGGTCGATAAGTCAGCCTCGGCATAGCGTTCCCTTGGGCCTTGAAACTCCGGTCCTTGGCGGACCGACGACGTCGCGACTCTCCGCACCGCCCGGTTCCAGTGATCGTCGGCACTGGCGGTGGCCGCAGTCGCTGCGCGCCGCGCGCGTGCTCGAATGCGAAGCGTTCTCACCAGCAACTCCTCAACCCGGTCGAGCCGCTGCCGAGTCTCGATGAGGCTGTTCATGACGACTTCGGGGCCGGCCCCGGGTGGCGGGATGGTGAAGGTGAACCGCAGATCAAGAGCCTCCACAAGATAGTCCTGGAGGAGCCGCTCGACCTGCTGACTATCCACCGTCAATTCGTGGCCCCCACGTATTTAGCAGACAACCTGTCCCACAACGCACGATGTGCAGCCAGCAGTTGTTTGATAAGAGGGTCATTGCCAGGCAGATCGAGCCGCACTTTCTGCTCCATGGTGAGCAGCAGTTCGGCTTCCTGCTCCAGGAGTTGCCACACCTCACGCACCGCTAGTTGGGACGCTGCGGTGCCCGGCAGCTTCTCGGCCAGCATGCGTGCGAGATCCTCTTCGTCCAGGGTGATATCGATCTTGTGATACTGGCCGTTCGCGGTTTGCACCGTCACGGCACGTCGCCATCGCATGCAACAGCCTCCAAGAGGTTGGTGGACAAACCCACGATCACGACCGAGCAAGCTCTGACGACGCCATCACGACGGTGGCCTGGCCGAACAGTTCGGCGACGTCGGCCTCATGTGCTGCGCCGAGCCCGGTACGATGCTTCTCCAACAGAATGGTCCCGCCTGGGGTACGCAACTCGACAACATTGCGCCCCGGAATGCTATCGAGCAGTGCCAGGAATTGAGCCCATGTTGTCTGGTCGGGCATCTGCTGCAACTCGACAATCACACACTCGGTCTGCGGCAATGGTGTGGTACTCGGTGTAGCCGGGTCTGCGGCAGCGTCTACAGCGGTCTCCGGATTGTCCTCGGTGATAGGCACCTCAGGCTCCTCCACCTTCTTCTTGCCGTCAACCACACGCCACACGCCGGCCGGATCCTTCTTCAGGTGGTGCACTGAACCCCACGTTGCGCCGATGTACCAGTCCGCTGCCATCTGCGGCCAGCCATTGATCGGGAATATCACGGCTGGTTCCAGTACGTCGATAACCTGCTGCGGGGACAGTGATTTGTGCACGTAGAAGTTGAGCGCGTCATGGATGTTCATGACCAGGTGTACTCGGTCCATCAGACCAGCTCGCACCAAGACCTTACGAGCGCGGACCATCGCCGCTTTGGGAACGTCTCCGGTCGCCGAGGACTGGATCGGATAATTGATGCACGCCCGCTCGCCCTTGTTGTAGATCCAGCGCTCGGTCGAGCCGAACTCCCAGATAGGACAGTGCCTGCCGAAGTGGGAGAGCACATAACCATTAGCCTTGCCAAACGCGATCTGGCCATCAGCCCATTGAGAGATATGCGGGTAGGACGCGTGGAACTGGCTGAACAGCGGCTGTGCTTCCGCGACCGGTATCCCCAGCCGTTCCGCCAGCGACTGCACCTTCATGCCATAGTCGACCGCGAAGTTCAACATCTTCCCCAGAGAGCGCTCCTTCTCACCCACCTGCTCCACAGGAATGCCCAGCATCAGCGATCCGGTCATGACATGCGGGTCGATCCCGCGAGCGAAGGCATCGATGAGCGCGGTCTCGTGGGCTTCTCCGGCGATGCCGCGTAGCTCGGCCTGCTCGTAGTCGAAGCCGAGGAGGTAGTGATCGGGCGGGGCGACGATGGCGTCACGGAAGTTCAGATCGAACGTCTCACCCGAGGCCAGTTCGTAGTGGTAGCGCTTCGGCGTGTTCTGATAGTTCGGATCGGAGAGTGCGAACCGGCCGGTGATGACGAACATCTGGAGGTGGTCGGGGTGGACCCGACCGTCGGCGGCGTAGGTGAAGTCGCGTTCGTACTTGACCAGGAAATTGTTGATGAGAGTCTTGATTTCCTTGTAATCCAGGATCTTCCTGACAACAGGGTGCTTCGCAGCCAGTTCCTTGAGCGCCTCTGCGTCGGTCGACATCGTGCGTTCGGCCTTTGGTTTGTTCCTGGTGCCAGCGGTGTAGTGACTCGTCTTCATACCCAACTGCGTGAACAGGATCTCTTGCAGTTGCTTGGGTGAACCGAGGTTGATCTGTACCGGCTGCCCAACCATGGCCGACAGCTCTGCCTGGATCTCCGGGTCGAGCTTGGACTGGAACTCTTGGGCGCGTTGCGCCGCTGCGCGCAGGAAACTCCAGTCGTACTGAACCCCGTGATCTTCCATCTCACACACAACCTGGATGGTTTCCATCTCCAGTTGGTAGACCAGTGACCGTTCGGTCTTGGCCCGGGTGTAGTTCTCGCGGTGCAGTTGCAGCGTCCACAGCGAGTCTTCACAGGCGTACTCGACGGCTTGTGGCGACAGCTCCAGTACATTGAAGCGCAGTATCGCTCGCTTGTTCTGTGGCAGATCGGGAAATAACTCCCACAGCTCGATCATGTCGTGCTGAAAGGTCTCCCTGACTAGATACTTCAGACCGTATTTAGCATAGTCGGCTAGCACATACGCTTCGGCCATCGTGTCTGAGTAGACGGGGAAGTAACCGTTGGCCGCACGAACCGCGTCGCCATAGCGACGGTGATCCCAGAGATGCTGGCGGAAGTAGCGGGACAGGTGTCGCTTTTCGAATTTCGCGTTGTGGGCGACGCCTTTGCCGGAGATGAACCACGGCCACAGCAACTCCGCGACGGCCTGATTGTCTAGGTTCTCCGCGTCGTCATGGGCGAGTGGAACATAGCGCGCCCAGTGTTCCGAGTTCGTGAAGCTAAAACCGGCGATGAGGGCTGTCTCTGGGTGGAGGGAGAATTTCTCACGTGGCGGGCCGAGATATCCCGTCTCGATGTCGAACGCATAGACGTCCTCATCGATACGGTTGATGTGTGTCTCCAACTCATCCAGAGAGGTGATGACTCCATAGTTCTTCTTCATCACGAACCTCACTGCGGAAGATGTGATGCCGCCTGAAACGCGTGCACGATGGCATCCCGATACGGCCGGTCCAGTTCCTGAACCTGCGCGGACAACTGACCGAACGGGATCAGTGACCTGTGCTGCGGTGCGCTTTGCTCCTGCCAGAGTGACCACGCATCGTGTACGTCTTCCAGAGTCGTGTCGAGCCCCTTCGTGAGCGCCAGTAACGAATACATTCGCAGTAGCTCAGGCGGCAGGCCAGGCAGTTCCTGATCGATGTGGTCAATGACCGGCCGAATATAGGTCACCGGATGGGTTGTCATACCGTCCTTCCGCGCAGACCGCGCGCTCCTCGTACACATCAAGCTGGTTCATCAAGGCCAACACGGCGCGGGCAAGCACCCGAGTCTCAGACTGGCTCGCGTAATAGTCGGGTGCCTGCACCGCATACTGGGCTAGCGAGCGTGCCGCCTCAATGTCCTCGGAGATCACGTCAGCTGAGCCCGCAACTGTTCCACCTCGGCGAGGAGCGCGAGTATGTGGCCGTTGACCAGATCCATCACACTGCCGTCGGGCTCACTCATCAGTCGCTGTGCATCAGCGACCCACTCGGCTCGTGACCAGCCGCGCCGATCAACGTGGTAGGAGGCAATGACGTGGTCGCGTTGCCGATTGAGGGCTTCCCTCATTTGGTCATCGATATTCGTCACGGCTATCTCCGCTCAGGTGACCGGAGACGTCCAGGTCGCGCTCCAGGTGATCGGGCCCACCAGACCGTCCACATGCAGACCCTTCTCCGCCTGGAACTGCCGACACATGCTCCAGCTCTCCGGGCCGAACATGCCGTCCGTGCTGAGGTGCCAGCCGCGCTGCGCCATCCGCGACTGCCATTCGGCGATTCCGGGACGGTCCCTGGTCCAGAAGCCGCTGTGGTTGTGGGGGTTGGCGGTCTCCGGGCCGTACCAGTCTCCGGCCGGGAGCGGGAATGCGGGCGCGATCGAGCCCGGTGCGGGCGGCGGGGGTGATACGGGGCTGCCGCCGAAGAAAGTTGCGTACTGTGCCTCGGAGCCCATCCATACGGACTCGTCCACCGCACCAGAGATGCCCGGGATCGCGGCGGCGTCGGTGTACTGCCACAACACCTCCCCGTCGGTCGGAGCCGCCCCGCCCCACTTCGCCGACCACAGCAGGCCCCGGATACCACCGGGCAACGTGCTGGCCGAGCCGTAGGTCATTTCTTCCGGCACCGGTTCGCCGAGCGCGACCAGGAAGGAGTTCATCCATGCCGCGTTACCAGACGTCTCCGCATCAAGGACCTTGGCGTCAGCCCCGGCGACCGCGCGGAAGTGGCCAGCTTCGCCACCAGCGTCTCCGAACCGAGCGAAGTGGTACGCCGCGACCAGAAGCCCGGCAGCCTTCGCTCCCGCACGGTCACCGGAGAAGTCGGGGTTCGTGTAGGTCGTGCCCTCGGTTGCTTTGATCATGACTGCGTCGATGCCGGACGCCTTGACGGCAGCCCAGTTGATCGGGTGTGCGTTATTGCCGGACACATCAATGACTCGATGGCTCATGTCGCGTTCCTTACTTCATTGCTTGCGCTAATACTGCGTAAACGACTAAGGCGATAGAGATGCTCATTACTAGCCACCAATCAAGGTTGGCTACGCGATGCCGCGTCCCTGTCGTGGGCAACTTCTCTGCCCATAACTTTTCCAAGCGCGCCGACTCATCTGTCACGAAGTTGTCGCCGTACTTGTGCCGCAGGAACGCGTTCCATTCGACAGTCCGTGCTGCACGTTCACTGACCGAACCTCTCGCCAGGTGGTCTTCCCACATCTCACGCCGTCGCTCGAAGCCGCAACCACATATCCAGAGGGTCCGGAAGACGCGATGCCTGTTACCGGCGTAGTACATGAGATCAAGCGTGCTATCGAAATCCCAGTCGTCTGTGTGCTGTGAGGTCGGCTGCACCGGCACGATCAGCACACATTTGCTAGGCGGCATTGAACGGAGGTCCTTACGGTAGGTCACGCAACCTCTTCCTGTCGAGGTATCGGCCCTATGGCTGGGCTTGCTGGACGGTCACTCGGCACCGTCGATCGAGACGCCGAACGCACGAGCCACGGCGCGGGCAAGGGCCATCGAGAGTCCCGGCAGTTCGGGGATACTGATCCTCGAATCGATGGCCTGGGCGGCAGCGTCGAGCTGTTCCTGGGTGGCAGGGCGACCCGTCGCTTGCAGTTTCGTGATGGTGCACCAGGGACAGGCATGGGCTGCGAGAAAGGGAGCGTGGCCCGGGTGGGCCGGGCACTTCTTGAGCTGGCCGATGCTCACCTGTTCGGGCAGCGCCACAGTGTGATGCCAGCCATCGGCGATCAGCCGGTCGGCGGCAGGGCCCGCGTCGCGACACCGGGTGCAGTTCTCTGGCAGCCACCGCTGGTTGGCCACTGTCGACATCGGATGTGCGATGGCCACTGCGAGATCGTCCCGGTCGCTCATGACTCATGTGTCCTCGGGCGGCGCAGTTGAGCCAGATACACGCGGGTCAGTTCCTCATAGGAGGCATTGGGATGCTCACCGTGGTACGCCTCCAGGGCGCGCGCGAGCTCATCCACTCGTTGGGCTTCCCGAGCCTCACTCTTGGCCCGCCAAGCCGCGTACTGACCTAGTTCTTCGTCGTTCGCGGTGTCGGTCCAGGACGCCGTCACATTCCCGAGGACGACGTCCTCGACGGCGGTTCCTTCTGGGACCGCATCTCGCAGCAGCGCCAGGAGCAAGCCTACGGTCGGTGCCCCATCGAAGCGCAGGCATGCGCGGACGCCGTTCTCGATCTGGGCGGTCTTCTGGTAGCGGTTCAGGTGGACAGTCACGTCGCGCTTGTCACGATCACTCACTAGTCTCTCTCCTCTCCCCGGGTCGGTGCCATCATTAGCGCCCACACACTCACGTGGGCAGTGCGTGCTACGTTGCCCGCAGGGAGAGGCCACGAAATCACAGCGTTCTTCGGTAGCGCACTGAGCATTCCCCAGACGGCGGCGCGGCCAACATCTTCCGTGAACTGGATAGTCCAGGAGCCCCGCGCGCCCATCGCGTTGATGGCTTCGGTTGCCCCCGCGATCATCTGGTCGTTGAGGTCGCTCATGATTGACTGGTTCCCTTCAGCAGCCCGGGAATCATCCCTATTTTCTCGCCGACCGAGGTATGCGAAGCCGATCTCGGTCGCGGGCGATGCGCAGCGCGATGACGGAGAGAGTCCGCATCTGGCCCAGGGTCTGCTCCAGCTCGGCGCGCAAGCGCACCATCTCCTCTCGTAACATCGCCCGGTCCTGGCACGCCCGGCGATAGCCACGCTCCAGCTCGACTCGGGTATGTCGGCTGGGTAGTTCGAAGAAAGTGACATGCTCGATGCTGCCGTAGCAGATGGCTCGTACCGCACCATCGACCAGCTCGTCCCGTTGTGGTATGGCGCTCATGTCGAGCTCGCTTGGCCCTCCGACGATCGTTCGATCGGCAGCAGCGACATCACGATGTAGTTCTCCGCAACGCCCACACCCGTGTAGGCAAATCCGATGTGGAATCTCAGCTCGCGACCGGTCCAGCGATTGTTGGTGCAGTCCTGCCGGTCACACTCGTGGTCCTTGTCCTTGTCGTACTCGCGCAGTCGTAAGGTGTCGCCTGCCTGGAAGCCTCGATCGTTGAGCCGAACCTCGAAGGTCTTCTCGCCGGACACCAGCCGATTGAAATAGACCGGCCAGGTTTTCAGCTCATGCTCACTGGACATCGAGCTGCTCCTGCACATCAGCCAGGCGGGCCCGTGTCGTGGCACCGCAGCGTGGACACTGCCATTCCGGTAGTACGCTCAACCGGGCTCGGAGATCGCTGATCGTGTCCGTGGCACTGCGCAGGAGTTCCTGGCTGGCCTCGAACGCGGAGACGTCCTGCTCGGTCTGAGCGATGCGATCCCGCAACGCGGACTCACCGAAGCGGTTCTCCCACATCGCCAGTTCGGTCTGTGCTCGTTCCAACTCGTCCAGCAGGTGCGGTCGTTCGCAGCCCTTGCACGGGATGTCGGGCGAGCACTTCTCGGAGCAGTCGAAGCACCAGGCCCGGGTGCCGGTTGTGCGGTGCTCTCCGCACTCGCGTCCATCCAGGTCAGTGAATTCGGCTCCGTTCGGTGGGGCGCTCACTGTGGTCTCGGTGTCGGGCTGCACCATGTCACCGTGCAGCGCCGTGTCGAGTTGCCCGCGCAGATCCAGCAACTCTTGGAGCTTGGCCGCGTACGCAATCTGCTGATCGAGTTTGGCTTGCATGTGTCGTAACACGACGTCGACGTCTCGCAGTTCGGCGCGGAGCGACTCGTTGATCGTCGCGATCTCCTCCGCACCGTGCAGCAGTGTGGCAAACGCCTCGTCGTCGATGGGCTGCTCGATAGCCGCTTCGCCATAGATTTGATCGGTCATGCTTCCTCCTGCACCGTAGTAGCGTCCTGTTCGGTGGGTCCGCTGCCGCGCAAGGCAGCGCGGAACGGGAGGGCCTGGCGGCCGTTGCGGAGCAAGATCAGGTCGAACGATCTGCCGTCGGCCGCGTAGCACCGTTCCCGGCGGATCGCATCGAGCACGCGCTGCGGGATGGTGAGACGAACATCGACCAGGTTGCGAGTCACAACTGTTCCCCTTTCCTCTCATACCCAGAGCGTGACGAGGGATTCCAGGACTCCGTCCCGTGCTCCTGCTGCCAGTGCCGCGTCGAGCGTGGCCAGCACCCGCCACCGAGCGCGGCAGTGCTCGCTCGGGTAGCGGTCGAGCACGGGCAGATATTTCTCCGCCAGGCTGAAGGGCAGATCCGGCAGCAGGGCGATGTCCCGCCGGGACATCCCGGTGTGCACCGCCTCGCGCAGCTGCGCCATGACGGTCAAGCCGGAATCCAGCTGGCCGACGATGCGCCGGTAGTCCGTGGTAGGCAGCAGCGGGACCAGGCTGTGTGCGACACGACCTTTCAACAGCATCACCGCATCGGCGAATCGGTCCGTCGGAGCCTCATCGCACAATTCGTCGATGGCCGCAGCACTGGGAGCCTCGTCGAACAGCGCGAGCTTGCCGCTGACGCTCTTGAGCTGGTGCAAGGATCCCGCGCTGCGCTGTGCCAGGTAGCCCGCCGTGGCATCGGTGAGCGGGACCATGCTCTGTACCCACGGCACCAGTTCCGACACGGGTGGACGGCGGCACTCCACGATGTGTCCGGCGCGTCGGATCAAGCCGATATGGTCATGGGCTGGCGCCGTAGCCGCGCTGGACACAAACAGTAGGTATGTCATGGGGTTGAGCCGCTTGCGATCGAGCCACCCCGCCAGCGGGTGCCAATCCACCAGTTGCTCCGCGTGCCTGATAGTGACCAGTCGCGGTACGTCGGCCTGCATGGGGTACTGGTGTGCGGCAGCCCAGATCACCCGGTCCGGCTCGGTGCCAGCGGTCAGACTTACTGAGTCCACCGCACCGGGTCGCAGTGCCAGGCGCAGCCGGTCGACCAGCTCTTCGACCAGGACCGGCTCGTCGCCGCAGCACCAGGTCACCCGCTTGATGTCGCTCCGGTCTGCGTGCTGGCACCACTGGTGGAAGTTCACGTTGGGCGACCGTTGGGGCTGATGATGCCGCCACTAGGCGGTTGTTGCAGCGGGGCCAGCAGCCGCGTTCGGTTGGCTTGCTGCGTACCGGCATCCAAGATCTCGGCGATCGCTGTCTCGAAGCCGATCTCAAAGGTCTGGATGTCCTCGTCGGTCAGTTGCAAACGGACCTGCATAAATTCGATGAAGCTGTTCAGGCGCAGCATCACCACAGTGGAGCCTTCCAGCGCAACGCCCTGCATCTGAAGCGCCTGCAACTTCTCCCGGTTGGACTGGCGCAGCGCATTCAGTGGTTCGATCTCGTCCACTAGTGCTCCTCCTCGACAAACGGCTCTATGGCTACGCGAATAGCTAGCGTGTCTCGTACACCTGTCACACTGCCCAGCGCTAAAATCATTTTCCGTACAACGGTCTTCTGTTGGGCCATCCCGTATGTTTCAGCCTCGGTAAAGATTCGCCAGTTCCCGGTCGCTGCTTCATGCAGCCATCGGTAGAGCAACGCCCGAGTAAGTCCGTCGCTGGACTGACACACCCGGTGGAAAAGCCACTGATCATGCGCTGCGATGGCTTGCGCTAGCCCGAGAACATTTTCCCGAGCGGCCTCGTAGCCCACGATGATCTCGCCCGAGGGCACCGTCCCGGGAGTCAGCGCAGCTGCCGCCGCAGCCGAGCGGGTGGACATGCCCAGGTCGATGAGGATTTGGGTGACCTGCTTCAGTGGCAGATAGCCACACAGAAAGATCTGCGACCGAGATGTGATAGTGGGCGATGGGTGGTGCTGTGCCAACAGGATGAACCTCGTGGTGGGGGGTGGCGCCTCCAAGGCTGTCAACAAAATGTTCCACACCGGCTCGCCTGCCGGGAGACGAGTGAGGATCACCCGCAGAGAGCCTGACGGTGCACCCTGTGCGAAGAGCCGCATGTCCCGCGCGCTGCGGGCCGTCAGCTCATGTTCGTAGATATCCACCGGCCAGACACCGTGATGTTGCAGGACATGGTGAGCCAACGTGCTTTTGCCTACATGCGCTGGTCCGATGAGCAGTGAGACCGTAGGCAACTCGGCTTCTAGTGCTTGACGTACGGACTCATGTCCGATGATGGCCATGTCAGGCTCCCCAGCCGCCCGGAGACGACAAGGCCGACCGTTCGGCAGTGAACCTCGCGTGCCGGCCTTGTCGAGACGATGCGAGTGCCCGTCACACTCGGATGTGCTGCTGTGCCTCGGCGTCCTGCTGCGGCTCGGTGCTCTGCGGGGCCTCGGTATTCTGTTCGGCCTCAGTGCTCTGCTGCTCCTCGAACCTCGCAAGAATGCGCGCCTGGTTCTCAGCGGCGACGGCGGCCTTCTGTGCGTCTTCCGCAGCCTTCTGCGCCTTGGTGCGGCGGTGGCGCTTGGGCTTCTCCGGCGGCAGCCCCACGACGGCGTCATACATCGACGCCGCTTTGCGCAAGATCGTCTCGCCGACCATGATCTTCTTGCCGGTGGACTGCTCCTTGAGCACGAACCCGTGCCGACCCCGGTTGCCGAACGGGGTTTGGAACTGTTCATCCTCGCCCAGGTGTATTTCGCCCAGGATCAGATACTTCTTCTGGCTAAACAGCTCCGACATCTTCGCAGCCCGCGTCTTCGCCAGTTTGGTCTCGCGGCTCAGCGCAGCACTAGCAGCCTCAGTAGCTGCCTCAGGAGCTGCCGCATGCGCCTCCTGAGATACCGACTCCGCAGCGGGCCGTGAGTCAGGTTGCGCCGCCTCGCGGGCCTGAAAGTGCCCATGCGCAGCGTGTGACTGCACCTCAGCCTGACCGGAATCGCCAAAAGGTTCAAGAAACGAAGCTTCTCGGTCTGACAACGTGACCTCCCGCACCTATCTGTCTGCGATCTTCTTTTCGCAGACGCGTATCGTCGCACTGATCCAGGCACCTACTGGGGCGACTAGCAACTTGGGTTTCTTTTTCGGAGGCTGAGTCCTACCGCGACATACGGTCAGCCCTTGACTCTCACTATCGGGATGCCCGCTGCTTCGGCTCGTGCCGTACAGTCCAGTGTGCCTCGATTGCGCGCCCCTATCTTCAGACACGCGATACCGGTGTCGGCGCCCAGGTTGACCATCGTTTGATTCCGCGCCAGGCCGGCCTCTGGGCAGTAGGAGGTGCCGTTGGCGTGCATCGGACGTGGACCGTGCTGGCAATCCGGGTCGCAGGCACGGTTCCAGTCGGCTGGGTAACGCACGACCAGTCCGCCCCAGCCCTCCCACAACTCTTCGGCCATGCGGTCGGCGCCGCGCGCGTTCCCCGAGATCAGCAGCGTGCCGGGCTGCCACGCGTCCAGGAGCGCGGTCCGCAGGAGTTCCTCGTTGTCCCAGTACCGGGAACCGGTGATCAGGACGTGGCGGGATCGTGGACGCTCATACCGTGGTGCGGCGCGGGGAGCAAACGCTGCCGTGGTCATGGCGTGGGGCCAGGTCGCTGCTTCATTGTGCTGCCTTCACACACCAATCTCGTGTGCCATGAATCTCGCGCAGCCACTCCACACACGTCTCCTGCTTTCCGGGAACATGCCACGGGTCGGTTCGCAATGCCACGTCGCGCAAGCGATGTAGTTGGTGGGCCACCCGCAGCAGCGTCGTGCGGGAACCCTTCACCACAGTCAGATAGCTGGTCGCAAGATAGCTGACCACAATGCAGCTAGCCAGAAGATAGCTGGCGAGAAGATAGCTGGCGAGAAGATAGCCGGTGATACGCATAGGAGTCTGTCCTCACAGGGCAACGCGTTCGCCGGGGAAGATCATGTTCGGATTCGTGATCGTCGTCCTGTTCAACGCGAACACCGCGCTCCAACTACCGAGTTGGTGAGCGAGCGCGATCCTGCTCAGCGTGTCGCCAGGAACCACGATGTACCAGCCGGTTGCCGTCGTATTCAGGGTGGTGCGGGTGGCAGGCGACGCCGCTCGCTTTGCCGGGCGTGTGACCGTGGCGTGGGTTGTGGCGGCGTGCTGTGCACGCGGGGCCGCCGATCCCGCCCGCTGTCCGCATACTGGCCACGCATGAATGCCTTGGGTGGCGAGGACGCGCTCGGCCACCGCGATCTGCGCCGCACGAGAGGCATTCTGAGGCATTCCCGTACCGCCATTGGCACGCCACGTTCCCAAGGTGAACTGGAGCCCGCCGTAAAAGCCGTTGCCGGTAGCAGTTGCCCAGTTACCGCCGCTCTCGCACTGAGCGATGGCGTCCCAGTTGACCGTGGACGCATTTGCTGGTGCTGCTAGGAACACAAGACCGAGCAAGGTGGCTGCTAGCACACCAAGGACGATCGCTTTGCGTGACACTATGGACGTAAGCTGCTTGAGGCTAGTCGACATCGGACTGTGTTGCTGTATGCGCCGATAACTCGTGTCTGACAGCATCCCTTCGGGAGGGGCTAAGGACCGGAGGAGGCACAGACACATTCAAGGCGCAATGCCGCTCCAGTTTATATATCTCGTGTGCGCAACCCCAGTGACGCTAGACAGGCAAGATTCGCGCTGTCAATAGCTGCGCGATACGCATCTGATTAGCCGCATGCCGTCTCGGCAAGAAAGGCAGTCAGGCCAGAGGCGCAATAGAGTGTTTCGCTCCGGCGGCACGCGGATGACCAGGCAAGACAGCCTCGAAGTGGTGCAGTGTCACGCTATTGGTACGGCACTTGTTCGAACGTGGCTTCGTTGATGGTACCAAAGCTAAAAATCGCGCCGTTATGGTGAATGACCTGGAAAATGTTGGTTTGTGTAGGGAACCGTCGGCGAATAGCGACGAAGGACGCTATGGACTGGAGCGCCTTTGGATACAGCGGTACAACGGTCCGACCGTCTACATGGACAAAGATCACGCTGTACCCGTGCTCCATGATGCGGCGCAGTCGTTGACCTTCCCTTTTACTGCTGGCGCAGCGCGCATTCGTGAGCACCTCAATAGCTACGGCGCCCACAGTGATGTCGAGGTTGTATCGATCAACCGGCGTGAAGCAATCGACCATATATCCCCGTGATTTGAGCATCCTGACAATGATGTGCCCGGCGTCAGAGAGGGCCCGCTCATCCCATCGTCGTTGTCGAGCGACGGCCTGGCGGTGCAGTGCGTGCTCGGAGCTGGGCCGCGCGCGGCGGGCGCGCGCCGCCGCCTCGGTGGGAGTAACACGTTCCTCAGCAGACAGTTGCGCCGTGCGGACCAGGCCGGCCTCGGAGCAGTTCCGTAAGGGCACCCCAGCCTCGCGAATCCGACGACGGATCGTTTGCAGCCCGGCATGATAGTGCTGGGCGAGAGCGAACACCGACTCGCCAGCTACAAACCTACGGACGATCTCCTCGGCATCGAGATCGAGTCGACGACTACCAGTCATCGTAGCCACCCTTCCCGTTAATTCCGTGCCGCGAAGAAGTTGCCGAGGTCATGTACCACATTCAGTGCGTTGGACTCGTCGATCTCGCACTGCGCGATGAGCCATCGCCGGTAGGCTGCATCCAGATCAGCCAGATTCGAGCCTTCCAGCACGTACTGGGCGTGCTCGTGGGCGTCAGTGATGCTCCATTGCCAGCGACGTTGCCCGTCCCGGTCGTGGGGCCCCGCGTGTCCTGGTGGGACCGCGACGGCACAGGCCAGGTACGGCGTTCCGGTGAACGCGGACACGGACGGTGTGATGGACAGGGGGCCAAGGGCAGCGCTGTCCAGTTCTGGCCGATCGGCGCGGAGCATTTGCACGCTCATCGCAGCAACTTGCTCGGGCGCCTGAAGCTTCTCGGTGAGTTGCTTGAGGACGGCCGCGTCGTGCTGAGCGATGGCCGTCGCTCTGAACACTTCAGCGCTATAGGCTCTGGCCTGATCGATGTTGAGTGCGAAAATGACCTCACGCGAGAACTCGATGAACAGTACGTAGGTCCCATCAGCAGTGTACTTGGTAGACACCCACACCGCGTCGTCTGCCAGATCTGGTCTATCGGGTTCGTCGCTCACTCGCTCGATCTCCTCTTAAGTTGTTGGTGCGTATGGTGTTTCTCTAGAAGCCAATCTGCTATAAAGTATTGGTACAGCGGCCCGTGCTCGCGTCGGTGAAAGCAGCGAGTACCAGGAAGCCCTAAGACCATGCCGGTTCACGTTACGCGCATAAGCACGCGCTCGCCAAGGCGCTGCGTGTACTCCATACGGTGTGCATTCCGCTCTGTCTTGTTACCGTGTGACTACTCAGAGAACGATTCTTCTTGCGCCGTATACGATACAGATCATCCACAAAGGTCACGTGTACCGAGATAAAACGACGGACAGTCCATTCGGTACACGCAGGAATGGAGATATGCCCATGCGATCAGAGACCGACGTGGTGTATCACCAGGCAGCGCTAAAGGCGGTCGGAGATCTGGACATGACGCCAACCTTTAAATCACCAGCATGTGATTTAAAGGTTGGTGGCTTTCCCTTGCAATCCAGGATCTCATGAGAAGCCGTCGCCAGCCGTCACCGATCACCGTGGCCAACGAGCATGTGCCGATCCTGTGGGTATGCCGGCTCATCGGCATGGCCGTGCCCGACGAGATCTTCCGGGCGACCAAGGTGCGTTGCCCGTTCGGCGCCATCTACCACAGCGACCACGGCGTAGCGCCTGCGTTCCGGATTTATCCCGACGCGAACGATGCCAACTGTTTCGCGAAGTGCGGTCACTTCAGGCCGGTCTCGCTCGCCGCGTTGGCATGGGACCGTCCCCCGGCGCAGGTGGCGGTCGAACTGCTGGACCGGATCGGCTACCGACCTCTCTCACTTGCGCAGCTCTGGGCCGCAGCGGTGAGCAGGGAGCAGTCTCCTGACACCACGCTGCTGAGCCTGGCGCTGCGCGCCTATTGCGAGCGGGTGGATCGCGACTGGCCGGTCCGTCAGTATGAGCCGGAGATCGCGGTAACCCTGGATCGATGCCTGGCCCTGCTGTCGCGGGTGCACAGCGAGGACCAGGCGGCACAGTGGCTGACCGGTGGGAAGGCCGTGATGGACCGAGCGCTGTACCGTGAACGCCCTTGCTGATCCAACTGCGGTACAGGTGTGGATTGTCGCCTCAGGCGTGACGCTGCGGCTGTGGTTCCAGCTTGTGCGCCCAGGATTCGATGGCCGCGAGGTCACGGGCGACCATGCCGGTCGCTGGGTCTACCTGGATCAGCAGCGTCTCGATGCCGTGCCGTGCCGTAACAAACCCGGTACCGCACTCTTGCCAGATGGTGAAGTCGTCGTCCAGCCAGGCGAGTGGGCGAGCACCAGCGAACTCAGCGACCGCAGCCCACTTCCAGAGCCGGGCGTGGATGCGCAGGCCGAACTCCACCACCGGCAGCACGGGCAGGCCGATGCGGGGGCCAATGGCTTCGTTCGCTTCGTGCTCCCAGGTGGTCGCCCACACCAACTCCAGGCCCACGCGCTCGGCCAGCGCGAGCAGCGTCGGCCCATGCGTCGGGTTCAGCCGCACCGGGAGTGGAGAATGCTCGCCACGTGGGGTAATCCAGTGTGTTTCGTACCCGTCCGGGAGGTGTGCCGCCTTTGCCGCGTACGGGTTCAACGGCCCGTCCACGTCCAGAAATAGGAGCGGACGGCGTGAGGCCAGCTCGCTGTGCCGTAGGCTCACCGCGTCGTCTCTGCGGTCGTCTTAGTGACGCTGACGTAGTCCTTCGCGAGGTCGGGCCAGGACCCGAAGAACTCCGCCGCGTGGGCCAGCGAGCAATAGCGATAGTGCTTCTTGAAGAGGAAGCGGTAGACCCGAATCGCACGCTCGCGATCGATGGTGATCGTAATGATGCTGTAGCAATAGTCGAGCGGTTTGCCACACACCTCGCATCCGGGACGTTCGGCCTCCTCGGCAGTCGCTGCGCTTGCGGCCTTCTCGATCAACACAGACCCTCCCCAACATCTTGTCTCAACAGCACGTGTTGGCAGCAATCAACGGGAAGACCAGTGTCCTCGTCAATTAGAGACCAGTCAACCAGGGAACGTTGTTGTGTGATGCCATTTCACCCATATGCCACAGCTGATGTGGACGCTGTGGCAAGAGCGTCCGCTGTACCAACGACGCGCTTCAGTACCAGTCGACTCTCCGCAGCCTGACCTGGGATGACGCCTCCGGAGAGCGCGGGCTACCGAGCGCTCAGTTGATCACTCGTGTCGTCGACGGCGACGAACAGGGGCAGCGCATCGGCCCTGAGTTCATAGCAATGGTGTCGGCCCGGCACGGTCAGGCGCAGAGAATCGCCCCGGCACAATGTCACGTAGTTTTTTTGCCACAAATACTCTTGCTCATCGGCGTCGAATGTGTCTGTCCAGGTGTGGTCTTCCAGCGTCATTACCCGCGTGGATTGAACAATGCGATGTGCTGTGTCGCGGAGCCAGTCAGCCACCATGCTGGGCGAGTACAGAATCTCGGACTCCGTTGTCCCACTGCGGCTACTGGATATCGTGACGTGCCAGCGAGTACAGCAAGCCATGGTTGTCTCCTTGGATCTGGATGACAAGCAACGGCCCCAGTAACGAGACGGGGGATGCGACGCTCGTTACTGGGGCCTCTTGATCTCGGGAGATCCGACCGGCGCTCACCTTCCCACGTGCCAGCGCGGGGAACCTCGACCGAGAGAGCTGTAAGTCCATAGAAGCGCTAGTGCTGTCGACGTAAGGCTGCTGCTACCGATCACATCGACAACCCGAAACGTACGCGTGCGGATAGAACTGCGTCAACCAACTAGACACATGAAAAAGGCCCGTACTGATATCAGTACGGGCCTTGCGTGCGTGTACAGAGTTGGCGGACGTGGGACCGGGAGCCGCCCGAGGACGATTCCCGGTCCAATCGCGCCTAGCGAGCGTGAGCCGCGTCGTACTCCGCAAGAAGCTTCCTGCTCACGAAGCCGTATTTCTTCTTCGTGTCGCCCGTCTGTTCCGCCTTCCAGGCGTGGATGATCCTCCGGTCGGCGTTGGTGAGGTCCTGGTCGGTGCGCTCGGCCGGTGCCTCCTCCTCGTCGCCGTCAGCCTCGTCGTCCTCGTCGTCGAAAGCACCCTCGTCGTCGAGCAAGGACACCGGGTCCGCGAGATCGTCATCGGTTGCGAGCCGAGCGACACGGAGGAAGGGCTTCAACGCTTCTTCCAGCAGTTTCCGGTTCTTCTCCGTGACGTCGATCAGGTACCACTTGTCGTCGAGACCGAACTGAGTGGTCTGGACGTTCTCAGCCGTGGCGGGGGTGCCGTTGAGGTCGTCGAACAAGATTTCCCTTGTGGCCATCGCTGTGTACCTTCTCAAAATAGGCGGTCGGTGGTGGCGATCATAGACGTTATCGAGAATCGTCGACAAGACGTTTCACTCACTCAGCCTGTGAGTCTTGGACCGGCACGGACACATGCGGCCGATGTTCTTAGTGAGTGGTTGGTAGCACGGAGACGAGGGAGAAGGAGAGCTGTGAACGAAACCATTCGGCTGGCGCGCATCGCCGCTGCCCACGAACAAAGACAGCTGGGTGGTGGCATCGTGTCCGGCTACTGCGCCGAGTGTGAGCACATCTGGCCGTGTCCCACGTATGTCTGGGCGTCTGAAGATCGTGATGTGTTCGCCGCCTGGGATCCCGACGACGATGAGGAGGAGTCGTAATGTCTGGAAAAGATCCTATGCACCATCGCATCGATTGGGTCCGGCTGTGCGCCGCGCTGGAGATGGCCTGCGAGATCCGGGCCTGCACTCTCCACGATGCCGCCCTCGTCATCGGGGTCTCGCCGAGCACGCTGACCCGCATGCGCCAGGGCCGCACGCTCAGTGCGGACGCGCTGGCCGGACTGGTGGCGTGGCTGTACCCGCAGCACATCCCGCGCTGGATTCGGGAGGTGCCGTGATGCCGACGCCCTATCCCGGCAGGGAGAACGAACAGGACCTCGGTGACGGGCACTCGTACACCTGGCTGTACAGCTCGACCGATCAGGTCGTCGGGCTGATCGAGCATCATCCGAAGGGCGCTGGCGCGCGGCCAGAGGCACTGTACTGCGGCGGCTACGTAGCCTGGGCACCAGAAGATGCTCAACAAGGTGTGCACCCGCCGTGGGCCGCATGGCACCAGTTGGTCGCGGGCGGCCCCGGCGATGAAGAGCATCTGACCATCGCGCCGAGCCTGGCCTGCCGCACCTGCCCGAGCCACGGGTGGATCCGCGACGGGCGCTGGGTGCCCGCATGACGTCAGGATGGGGTAGGCCATGACGAAGGACCCGCGCACACAGCTCGATGCTTATGCCACCGAGGAGGCCCTGCCGATCGGCATCCGATCGACCCGCGAGCACCTGGCTCCGAGAGTATTCGCTGCGGTGCGGGCCCTACTGGAGCTGGCCGAGCGTTCCCGTGACCTCGAAGGTCTCGTTGCCGGTTGGGAGATCGAGCAGACCATCTCAATCGCATTGACACCGCCGCGTCGATCCTCAGTCGCCGACGACCCCTCGGAATGAGGTGCGCAGTTCGACATCGGTGGCCTTCTCGACCCGCATGTAGGGGTTAGAGCCAGGCTGGTGTAAAGGCGCATACGGCTTATCGTTGCCGAGCATGAAGAACTCGGCCGCTTCGTGTTGCTCGACTAGCAGGATCTGATCGAATAGCCAGTCTCGCCACGAGCGCTCCTCATAGGCGGCCGGCGGGACTGGCATCAGGTGATCGACGCAGATCGTCCTGTCTTGGTCCGAGGAATCAGGGGCCACAATGCCAATGATCAGCGTCAGCCCGATACTGCCTTGTCCTCGGTCATAACCGTCAACAAGGGCAAACCGCCAGCCGCGCTTGTAAGCGAGTTGGTCAACCAGGGCGGCCAGCAGATCGGGGTATGGGGCGAGCTGTGTCATGGACTCGGGCATCGTCGGCCTCCCAGCGGGAGTGGCCATCATAGGGGTGGCGATCGACGTCCCGATAACGCACCCCCGCGCAGAATGCGTCGATCGTGGGCGCGGGATGAGTCCGTCCCATATGTACATCAATTGGTACACTAGGGACATTGAGTTGCATGTCGCGATTCGCCTTGGCTGACAACGGAATTCCGACGGCTGCCGATACGGCAAGCTCCATACAGCCGTTGTGTCGATACCCCGAATGGGTGATGCTAGTTGCTCGTTGCGATCTGCATCTCTAACGTGAAATAGCTGGTACGAGCTCGTAGCGTTAAGGTACTGACACTCTAGACCCGGGTGTTATGTACATGTTAGAAGCCATATGGATCAGACCGCTTTGGAGGGTCTAGAGTGCCGACAGTGCAACATCAGTGCGCGAGGCAACAGCAAGCTTCTCCACGCGTCGCGCCGCTGATATGGACCACTGATCATGGCCACTGAAAGCTGTCTGTCATGACATCCCGGAGAATCCGGTGGGACGACCGTACGTTATCCCCATATGAGCTGACCTTCGTCCCGCCTAATTGCCGCGCGGTCACGGACCCCAACCTCGCTCGTCAGCGCATCCGCGACGTGCTGACCCACGCGGAGCTACCGGCCCACCGAGCACAGCGGTACCTGACGCTGTGGGATTCCTGCCTGTACCACGGTTTGCAGGAGTCCGGGCTCGTCGTGGCATGCCTGCGAGCGTTGGCTGATGCGGTGGGTTTGCCGTCGAGCGCCATCACCAGGCAATGGTCGGCATGGTGCATCGACCAGCAGGTGTGGGTCTCCGTCCCGGGACGGCTCTACTCACGACATCCGCGTGCACGCGATCCTCATCTGGGTCTGCGTACGCGGGCATATCTAGTGATCGCGCCCCTGTCATAGCTTCGCACAGATCTCAACCGGCACAGCCCCTGCCGATCGAACCACGATAAGAGGTGAGAACTGTCCAATGCCACTACCAGTTCGGTGTGACCGGCTCACCGTCATCGACGGCGGATGGCGCATCAAGACCAACGATGCCGGTACCCATTACATCGACGTGCTCTCGATGCTGTTCAACTACCGGATCTGTACGACTCCGATCCGGTCGCTCTATCTCACCGACCGGCACTGGTGCTACGCCGGGAAGGGTGGTGACGTGTTCCTGCGGTGCGTGCTCGCTGCGTCGGCCTGGGATGGCGCGGACGACACAGAACCCGTGGGCTGGAACAAGAATGGACAGACCGGCGAGTGGCGCGCACCCGAGATCACAGTACCGCCGCAGGACTAGACTGGGTTCCCATGAAACGCGGGCGGAAAACCCAGACGGTGTACCGAATGCAGGTCAACGAGGGCGGGTGTTGGAGATCGTTGACCCAGCGGAATACCAAGCAAGAGGCACTCGATGATCTGGCGGACTCCGAGCTCGACGATCCCGATCTCGAATATCGAGTGACACCGCGCCGCATCTATCCCAAGCGAACGGCGTTCGACTAAGGAAGGAGGGAGGGAGGTGTTATGGGCTTAGCACCGGCCAGGCGCAGCGAGTCAGCTGAGATCTGGGGGCGTAACCGTGCGCGTGTAGCGCTAGGGCCGGTCGATTCCTCTCGGGAACACACAGCAGTGACTCTGTTATATGCAGGGATTTTAGGCGCCAGCCTGACTAGCCTCGCTTCGCTGAGCGCGACTAGCGGCACGTGGTGGTTGCTGATAACAGCAATCATGTCGAGCTTCTGCGCCGGCTCCGCACTCGCCATTGTGGACCGTTGGGTGAGTCAGGATCAGTTCTGCTGACCGTTACTGCGTGCTGGGCACCGAGGTCGTCGGTACCCGAGTCACGGTAACCGGGGTAACGCAAGCCGAGTGCGCCCAATCACTCCCAACCCGCTGGATGGAGGTGTTTTTCGGGAAATCCTTGAGACACAAGGTGCACGTTCCCGAGTATCGCGCTTTCACCAGGGCAAACCTCTCACGAGGTGGTCACATTTCACACTTTCACAGTTCCGCACGAACCCGCACGTTCTATCGGATAAATATCCGCTGCGTAGTGCTTGTGCCCAGGGGTAGGGGAACCCGGGGCTGGAAGGCGACCACCAACGGTCTCTTTTACCTACTGGCTGGTTACCTCTTAGAGATTTTATCTTTTATTCCATGTATCAACCCACTGGATTGATACCGCGAGCCGAGCGCTTGGGAAAGAGCTACTGCATCTTTCCCTTCGGCTTCGCCAAAAGACACAGCTCAGTTTAGCATATCGAAAAAAGGGATTATAGGTAAATCGGTCCACTATGGAGACAGGTGTTTATCGATGATGTCTCACGAGTCACCAGTGGACGCAGGTCCTCCGAACTGCGCCAATGACCAAGACAGCTCTGTTGATCACGACAGTGAAGGGGAGACGTCTGAGTCGGATCAGGCAGTCAATGCCGAATTGACACCCTATAGCGAATTGATAACGATCCTGGAGCGGCTGGACTTCCTGCTCCGCGAGACGCGCAGACGCGAGGGCTTGTCTCTGAGACATGTCGCTAGACTCACTGGGATCCCGTTCAACTCGATCCGGAGATTCGAGGCACATGGTGTGCCGGATGCGGTACTGACCGTGCTGCGTTTCGTCGGTTCGCATCGCACGTCCGGCTCATAATCCAGTACATCGTGACCCCGTCGCCGACGACTGTTCCTATTGCGGTACAAGGTAACAACTTCTGGTGGAACGACGACTTACCCTTGTGCAGGGTGGGGCGCTGAGGGGTCTTTCCTCAGCAGGAACAACCTTTGTCCCCAGACCCTGGTCGAGGGTTGTTCCACAGAACATGGGTGCCGAGTCGGTCAGTCGCGGCGGGTGATGTCAGCCTGCCCAGCTGGTTCATGATGCGCAGGATGTCCCGAATCTGGTACTCATTCGACACTCCTACAGGGTTACGGGACATCTGTTCACACGCCTCAGGCCAGCGAGCACAGCCACATTCTTGGGCGTGCCACTCATCGGCCAGCGTCCCAGCGACCTGGAGAGCCAGCGCGTCCAGGTCAGCGCTCTCGGCCTCCCCAGCTGGCTTCTGGGCTGCGTTGTGGTGGTCCACGTCCGCGTTGTACTGATCGATCGTGGCGCGGTCGTAGAGGAACGCCCGGCGGATGGCCGACAGCCGCCACCACGTGATGATCTGCTTCATAGCGGGGTTTCCTCCTAGGACTGATCAGTCCTGATAGGCCAGCACCAGTAGCCAGTGGCCGGTTTCCGGTTCCTTGGTGAGGCTGAGCCCGATCACACTGACGTGCTGTTCATGAGTGCTCAGCCACTCGGCGGCCTGGAAGAACGCATCCGACTCGCATACTCCGCTGAACTGTTGAGCGAGCGCCGTCAGCGGGGCGTCGGTCATGGTGCGCGTTCCTCCACGACAATCAGGACTGTGCCTCGGTTGTCCGGGCGCGGGGAGATCGACGTAGCGATGACGTCGGCCTCGGCCACGATCAGCGGGTTTCGCTTGTACCACTCGGCAGCCTGCTGGAACACATCGGCCAGGTCGGTGCCCTCGAACGCCAGGGTCATCGTGTTGGCGACGATGCCGGGGACGTCTGACCCGTCGATCCGCCTCATGCGTTGTCCCACGGTTCGTCGAACTCGCCGTCCTTGGCGCCTGCGATGAACGCATCCCACTCGCCGGGTGTGAACACCAGGATGGTGCCCTCGGGGTCCGCAGAGTTGCGCATGGCTACGTAGGTGACGCCGTCGCTGTGGGGCACCAGGGCGATCTCCGGGCAGCCGTTGAGGCTCTCTGAGGTACCGGGGCGCTGCCACTCCGCATGGGTGAGGTCGAGCTGGCTGCGTACGTCGGCCTTGTCGTCATAGATCGATGCGCTGTCTGACATGCGCGCACTGTACTGGGAGGCCGCTGACGACGACTGACCCACCAGGCCGCCCGGCAGGGCGTCTACGGCGGCCACAGGGACCTCGGGGGCACCTGCGCACACAGACCCGGTGGGTCAGCCGCTGGATGGGCTACTTGCAGTTGCCGCAGCAGCCACAGCCAGGGCCGGTGCAGTTGCTGCACGAGCAGCCGAGGTTCTTCTCACTACCGTTTTCACTGGCCGGCGGGCGCGGTGTCGGTAGCGCGGTGGTGGTGTTCATGGCTTCCTCCATAGTCATGCGAGTGGTGAGGCGCGACCCAGTGTCTATGCATGGTCGACTATGTGTCAGTCCTCCAGACGAGGGACTGCCGAGGACTGCGTGGTGGTCCCTCCACGTGACGGTGGTCGGGTTTAGCCTCTCTGGGAGGCTCACTACCACTGTCACCCGTATAGAGGACCGTCTATCGTGTCGGATTCGTTCGTTCACCTGCATGTTCACACCGAGTACTCGATGTTGGACGGGGCGGCGAAGGTCGCGCCACTGTTCGCCGAGGCAGCTCGGCTGGAGATGCCTGCGCTCGCGCAGACTGATCACGGGAACATGTACGGCTCGGCCGAGTTCTATCATCAAGCCGTCAAAACCGGCATCAAGCCCATTTTGGGTATTGAGGCGTATCTCGCGCCGACCAGCCGCTACCACAAGACGCCGGTCTTCTGGGGTCAGCAGAGCCAGCGCAACAGCGACAACAAGACCGGTATGGGCGGTGATGTCTCCGGAACCGGTGCTTACACACACATGACCATGCTCGCTCGCACCGCTACCGGGTTGCGGAACTTGTTCAGGCTCTCCTCGATCGCGTCGTTCGAGGGCAAGTATCGCCAGCCTCGCATGGACAAAGATCTGCTTGCTGAGCTGGCCGACGGCGTGATCGCCACGACAGGGTGCCCGTCCGGGGAGGTACAGACCCGGCTACGGCTCGGTCAGCCCGATCAGGCCCTCCAAGCGGCCAGCGACTACCGGGACATCTTCGGTCGGGAGAACTTCTACCTGGAACTGATGCACCACGGGCTGGCGATCGAGTCAGCAGTACGCGAAGGGCTCGTGGATATCGGCCGCAGGCTTCAACTGCCCCCGCTACCCACGAACGACTCTCACTACGTCACCCGGGACCAGGCCGCCGCGCATGAGGCGCTGCTGTGTGTGCAGTCGGGTAAGACGCTCTCCGACCCGACCCGGTTCAAGCTCGACGGCGATGGTTACTACCTCAAGTCGCCCGCCGAGATGCGTGGCTACTGGGACAAAGAACTGCCCGGCGCGGCGGACAACACACTGCTGGTTGCCGAGCGCATCGGCGACTACGCCGAAGTGTTCACCGAGGTGAATCGAATGCCTCGGTTCCCGCTGGAGCCTGGGCAGACCGAGCTCGACTTGCTGCGTGCGGAGGTCGAGAAGTACACCCCCACTCGGTTCAAGAACGGGCTGCCGCCGGGCTACGCCGAACGGATCGAGCGAGAGCTGGAGGTCATCGGGGCAACCGGGTTCCCCGGCTACTTCCTGGTGGTCGGCGACCTGGTCCGCTGGGCAAAGGCGCAAGGCTATTTTGTCGGCCCCGGCCGTGGCTCGGCGACCGGTTCTCTGGTGGTCTACATCCTGCATATCACCGACCTCGACCCCATCGAGCACTCGCTGATCTTCGAGCGATTCTTGAACCCGGAGCGCGTCTCCCCGCCGGACATCGATCTCGATTTTGACGATCGCGGTCGTGCCGCGACGATCCAGTACGTGATTGACAAGTGGGGGGCGGAAAACGTCGCCCAGGTCATCATCTTCGGCACGATCAAGACCAAGGCCGCTATCAAGGACGCCGCCCGTGTGCAGTTCGGGCAGCCTGGTTTCAGCATCGCCGACCGCATTTCCAAAGCCCTGCCGCCCCCGGTGGAGGCCAAAGACATCCCCATCGCCGGGATTTTTGATCCAGGGCATCCGCGCTATGCGGAAGCTGCCGAAGTGCGGAGCATGATCGAGACCGATCCCGAGGTCGCCAAGATCATGAACACTGCTCGGGGTTTGGAGGGACTGACCCGCAACGCAGGTGTGCACGCTTGCGCGTTGATCCTCTCCAGCGAGCCGTTGCTAGACGTGGTCCCGCTCTGGATGCGGGATGACGGGTCGATCATCACTGGCTGGGACTACCCATCCTGCGAGGACATCGGCCTGCTCAAGATGGACTTCCTCGGGCTGCGGAACCTCACGATCATCGACGATGCCATCAAGGCCGTCGAGGCCAACCATGGTGTCACCATTGACCTCTTGACGTTGGAATTGGATGACGCGAAGACCTACGAGTTGCTCTCTAGCGGGCACTCGTTGGGTGTGTTTCAACTTGACGGCGGCGGGATGCGTGAGCTGCTGCGGCGAATGCAGCCGAAGAAGTTCGGTGACATCTCCGCCGCGCTCGCGCTCTACCGCCCTGGCCCGATGGCCGCCAATGCCCACATCAACTTTGCCGAGCGCTCGAATGGCCGCCAGCGCATCACTCCCATCCATCCCGAACTGAAGGGTGTGTTGGAGCCGATTCTCGGCGAGACCTTCCATTTGGTGGTCTATCAGGAGCAGGTGATGCAGATCGCCCGAGACCTGGCTGGCTACACCATGGGCGGGGCGGACCTGCTGCGCCGGGCGATGGGCAAGAAGAAGAAAGAGGTGCTGGAGAAAGAGTTCGAGAAGTTTCAGGCGGGGATGGGTGAGAAGGGTTTCGGCTCCCAGGCCATCCAGACCCTCTGGGATGTGCTTCTGCCATTCTCCGGCTATGCCTTCAACAAATCTCACACCGCCGCCTATGGTCTGATCGCGTATTGGACTGCCTATCTGAAGGCGAACTACGAGGCCGAGTACATGGCCGCGCTGCTCACTAGCGTTGGCGACAAGAAAGGCAAGCTGGCGTTGTACCTAGGTGAGTGTCGCCGCATGAAAATCAAGGTGCTTCCGCCAGATGTGAATGAGTCCATGCTGCACTTCGCGGCAGTCGGTGGCAACATACGATTCGGTCTCGGCGTGATCCGCAACGTCGGTGCCAACGTCGTCGAATCCATTATCAAGACCCGCCAAAAGAAAGGCGCCTACACCTCCTTCACTGATTTCCTGGAGAAGGCGGAGTTGGTTTGCTGCAACAAACAGGTCGTCGAGTCCCTGATCAAGGCGGGCGCGTTCGACTCGTTCGGCGACAGCCGCCGAGCACTGGTCCAGGCACATGAAGAAGCCGTGGACGCGGTGACCGGACTGAAAAAACAGGAAGCACTGGGGCAGTTCGACTTGTTTGGCGCGGACGCGAGCGACGCTCCTGAGGAGAGCACCTCCCCACTAGCCCACCTCACGTTTGATGCGGCGGAGTGGCCCAGGAAACAACTCTTGAGCTACGAGCGGGAAATGCTCGGGCTCTACGTCTCCGCGCACCCGCTGGACGGGGCCGAACACCTCCTGCGCGGGCACGCCCCGAAACCGATCGCCGTCCTCCTGGACGAGGCGCCAGCGAAAGACAACGCGGTCACGATTGCGGGCATCATTTCCTCGGTAGAGCGACGAGTCAACAAGAAAGGCGAGCCGTGGGCGATCGTCACGGTGGAAGACCTCGATGCCTCCGTGGACGTACTGTTCTTCGCCCGCTCCTACGCGGTGATGCATGAGGAACTGGTGCAGGACAGCGCGGTCGCGATCAAAGGGCGACCGAGCTACCGGGAGGCACCGAAGCAGTCCTCGAAGGACACCGCCGACGATGGCGAAGCTCTGACCGGGCAGCCACCCGCACGAGAAGAGTCCATGAGCATCATGGCGGACGGACTGATCACCCTGGACATCAGCGACGCCGAACACAACCCACAGACCGGGCCGCTGCCGTTCGAGTTGCGAGCCGACCCGCGCACCCTCAACAGTGAGACCGTGGGTGAGCTGAAATCCATGCTCGTGGCACACCGAGGTGCTACGCCGCTGCGCATCCGCGTCAGCTACCAGGGCCGCGAGACCGTGCTGGCGCTGGACGACTACCCGGTCACCGTCACCAACGCGCTGCTCGGGGAGTTGAAAGCGTTGCGCGGGATCACAGTGGCAGCCACCAGATGAACTGGGAAGAGATCGAGATCCAGCTCGACCGCCATCCGATCTGCCACCGTTGCGATGGTGAACTGCTGCTCTCCGCGCGAGTGTCGGTCACGATCGACTGGGTAGAGGGACAGCGAGTTCCCTCGTACCGCACGGTCACGCTCTGCCCGCAGTGCCACCGGGATCTCCCCGAAGCCCAGGGTCTCCTGGTGTTCTTCGCGCTATATGGCCAAATTTCACGGGAGACCGTCCGAGAGGTGACGGTGCTGATCCGGGAGTGGCTCAGCACCGTCACCGCGACGGCCTACACCGATGAGCAGTTGGCGGAAGACATCCGCCGTTGGGAAGCTGGTGAGATGTGAGCTAGTCGGTCAGTGTCCTACGGTTTCCGTGCTGCTCCCGCGTACATCACCATGCGGGCTTCATCGGTCGGGTCTGGTTCGTAGCCAGGTTCATCCGGATGCCAGTCCGGCATCAGCACCAGACCTGGGTCGATGAGATTCCAGCGGTAGTAGAACGTCATGATTTCGGAAACGCTACGAGTGAAGGTGTTTTCTGCAACGTTGAGGTTGTATGCCTGCTGAAGGTTGGACATCTTCAGTCGCACATTTTCCGTCATACCGTCCCAGGAGCCGTGGCTCAACGCGAAGATACTGCCCGACGCCAGTGGTTGCTTGAACTTCTCAACGATGCGGTAGGGGCCAGTTTCGTGGCCGACAAAGTGCAGCATCGAGGCCATGAGCAAGCCGATCGGCTTGCTGAAGTCCAGCAGATCCCGCACCTCTTCATTGTTCAGGATAGAGTCGGGGTTCATGAAGTCTGCAAAGATCTCCGTCGCGTACTGGTTATCCGCCAAAATCTGGCGACCTTTGTCGGCCGCGTACCGTTCATAGTCAACGTAGACGACCCGGGCTTTGGGGTTGTCGGTCTGAGCGATCTCATGAACGTTGCCCATCGTGGGCAACCCGGACCCGAGGTCCAGGAACTGATCGATGCCCTCACCGGTCATGTAGCGCACGGCTCGCTGCATGAAGTGCCTGTTGGACTTGGCGAGCACGCCGGTCCAGGGGAATGCGCGCAGGATGAAGCTGGCCGCGACCTGATCGACCGCGTAGTTGTCGGGGCCGCCGAGGAAGAAGTCATAGACCCGGCTCGCGCTGGCGACGGTGGGAGTGGAGTCGTGTGGTCCGGTGCGGGGTGAGGGTGCGGCAGGCATGGGCGGTCCTCCGGGCAATGGCACGGCGCTGCTAGGGGGATGGGCTGGCCACCACCACGAGGCAGTGGCCAGCCCCTGCGAACTGGTCTAGGGGGGGAAGGGTTAAGGGGCCAAGGTCAGCCGGCGGTGGCGGCCAAGAACCTCTTCCAGACGTCCGTGTCGAACTCGACCACGGCGAATGCAGCGGGGTTCTTGCTGTCCTTCACGCCCACAACCGTGTTCGCGAACGCCACCTCAACGCAGTTGTTGGTGTTTTGCGTTTGGCTCCGAGTCGACTTGCGGAAGTCGGCTGCACTCCAGTCGATCGAGGACTTCATTATGTTAATTCTTCTTTCGTTGCGCGGGGGTCTGGCGGATAAGTGCTACCTGAACTGAATTTTCAGGTTGTCCATAAACCTGAGACTATCATGTGGACTTAATGCGACCGCAGTCAGCGCTGCCCATGCGGTCTCGAACGCAGCCACACCTGGTTTATCCTCGATAATGCGGGCTTCGAATCCCGCTTCTGTATAGCCGAGGTCGAGTGGTCCAGCGAGTCCTGGCGCAGGAATGCGCAGCAACAAGAACTCGGTTGGCCTTACAACAAAGCTGTTCGTTGACGGCGCCAAGAACGGGATGATCTGAATGGTGATATTTTCTCGTTCCGAGAGTTGTATCATATGGTCGAGCTGGCGCAAGAGCGTTCGCTGTGTGCCGACGCCAGGAATACGTAGCAGGCAGGACTCCGACAAGACCGCATTGAGCTGGGTGCGATGCTCTTTGCGAGTGAAGATGTCAACGAGTGACAGTCGGGCCTGGACACTTGCAGCGACGTCTTCTGACGACCGTTCTTTGTTGGTTGCGAAAAGTGCTTGTGCGTACTCGTCGCATTGGAGGGGGCCCGGGACAAGTTCCGACCCACAGAGGCGGATCAGATCAGCGTCTTCTTCCAGATCGATCAGCTTGCGGACGTCTTCGCCAAACACAGCTTTGGCGCCGGTCCACCGGCCACGCTGGCTGGCGTTCTTCCGCATCCACTCCATGTCTTGTGTTGTGGCCTTGTCCACGGCCGAGTGCCCGGCCTGCTCCAGTGCCGTGGAGAGGACGTCGATGATTGCGGTGAGGTCCGAGGCCCGTTGCGGCACGCGCTGCCCTTGCTCGATCAGGTTGATCTTGTTGCGCGCGTCCGTGGCTTTCAGATGCGGGAAGGCGCGCTCGCCCAACTGCTCCTGCGTCAGCTTGGCCAGCTCTCGATAGCGGCGAACGGTATGCCTGAGCAGAAGCTTATTGGTCGTAGGCGTAACGGCCATGCGTGTCGTGCCTCCGGGCGAGACGGGCTCATCGAATCGATCATCCCCGACGGTTACTCAGCGTAGCAGATGAATCATCCTTTTGGTCGTATGCACAAGCGCAACAGTTGCGAGTAGCCTGCTCATGCCGCAACTGTTGCTGCCGTAACCGTTGCGCCTGAGCTGGAGGGTACCGGGCTGTGGCCTGCAACAGGAAGGGGAGGCTGTGAACGCCAGGGTGATCGTTGATCTTGCCACCGATAGCGTCCACGACCTGGCCTTTCTCCCTCGCTCCTGGCAGAACATGCAGGTCGAGGTTGCGGCTCTTACCGGTCGTGCCGCCAAGGTCACCCGCCGGGGAGTCGCAGCAGGTGAGCAGGTAAATGCGCTGTGTTGTGACGCCAGCATGGCGCCGTGCGTTGTCGTTTTGTGTTCTGCGAAGTGTCCATACCTCATGCTAGCGAGCGCGTGGAAACCCTTGCAGGGAGATACCCGGGTCGTCGGTACCGAGTCGTCCAGATTCGCAGCAGGCTTCCGGCAGCAACGACCTCTCTATACGGCGATTGAGCACATGATCCCTGGTCAACGAGGCTGGGGGGTAACGGGTGCAGACGCAAATGCACGCTGATTGCCGCCTGCGGACGTGTGCTCGACCGCTGAGCAGAGCGGTGGTGGACCTCCCCGATATCCACTACCGCTCTGCTCGTTCTCCTCGCGTCCCCGGCTGCGATCTCAGCCGCACGGGACGCCACCACAGGGGCACCTCTGGGGTGTGTGCGCCGACGGTCCGCAATCGTCTGGCGACCCCCGAGGTTCCCTCATCGCGACCAGTGATCGAGCTCGCCCTTCCCCAACGGAGAGAGCTCCACTGGTCGCCAGGACACGGTCACAGGGCACTGTGCTGGCGTTGCCTGGTGCCCTGTGCCGTGTCCCCCGAACAGCGGCGACGTCGGAGTGATCTCTACCGGCATGAGTGTGATGTGCATGTTGGTCCCCCGACGTCGCCGTATCCACCGATCGAGGGGCGGCGGCGAATGGAACTCGGACCACGAACATCGATACCGTGCCGCACAGCTGATGGGAAACTCGGTCGGATCGATGTGGTCGTACAAGACACCTGGTTCACTCTCGTTGTCGAGAACGGCACGGTGGCGTGGCTGACCACCCGCACCGGGGACGCGGTAGCGAGCGTGTTGTTCCGGCGGGACTTCGTCCCGCTGACGCAGATCCCGTGCCGGATGGGGCAGGACCACACCTGGTCCTGGATCTGGATTGCGGTGTACGGAGACCTGACCAGGTTCTGCATCGGGGACGACGAGCCGGTATTCCTGACCCAGGAGCGAGCTGATGCACTCGCCAAGGTGCTGTTGTGGGCCGGTGGAGAGACGTCGCGGGCGCGGGTGACGGGCTCATGAGGTTCCTCGGAGTCTGGGGGCAGGCGCAGGGCTGGGAACTCGTCGGTTGGTACGTGGCGATCGCACTGCTGTTGACGCTTGATGTGTCGGCGTTGTTATGGCGCCGCCATCATCGTCATATCAGGCTCTGCGCTGATAGGGACGCCCAGGCTAAGAACGATGTGTTGATGCGTAAGAGTGGTGACGAGGATGACGATGGCCGAGAGTCCAGCGATGACGGCATTGCAGACGCTGGTGTCAGAGAACGGGTGGATTCCGTTGCAGGCGCCGAACATCTATATCCGGCCATGGCCGGACGGCTCGATGGATACGCTGGCAATTCAGCACGAACATGACGCGCTCGCTCATCGTGCCAACGCTAGTGAGCGCATCGTCTGGCGCGAACAGGGCGGTCTGCTGGCCGTGATTGCAGCGCTGCGCCGAGTACCACCGCCCGAGGCAGAGAACGCGCCCACAGTGGTGCTCCCGACCGATTCCCCGGATCGGCAGATCGGGCTCTGAGAGTCATTCACAGAAAGGTGCATTGCGTGCCGATCGACAACGCTCGCGACGATGCGGCGATCGTCGAACTCCGCTGGTGGCTCACCGTCAACTTTGGTCGTTCCACCAAACACATGCTGGCCAAGTCTTACGGACTGTCCGTGGTGTGTGTTCACAGCCTCATCGAGGAAGAGCGGCACCGTCGCTACTTGATCGAGCATCCGACGACCCCGACGCTAGTCGCTCCGGAGCCAGACCCTCTCACCGTGGGCGAGGACGCACTTCTCGCTTACATCAAGGCGGGCCTCGTCGACCCAGAGACCGACACCGTCAGATCGCTGGCACATCGATTCCGTTTGTCTGAGGTGTATATCAAAGAGCGGCTGCACGAGTACGACGTGAAACTGAAGCCACGTCCCCGAAAGCGAGCAGCATGATCCGCGAAGTAGTCGTCCCCATTCCCCAGCGCCAGTCCTCGGAGGACATCCGGATCGCCCACGAGCTGCTGGCGCCGCGAGAGCCTACCCAGGAGGTGAGTCCCCATGGACCGTCCGCAACTGGCGGACGACAGATGGCTGGTCATCCAGCCACTGCTCCCGATCGTGGATACCGATCACCCGCATAGCCAGCAACGATTGCTCGACCGTCACGTCTTTGCGGTCCTCGCCATCGTGCTGCTCAACGATCTGTCGTGGAGGGCCGGGATGCGTTATGGGGTCTCCGCGACCACGCTGCGCTATCGCTGGCGGCAGTGGCGCGCGGCTGAGGTGTTCACCCGCATCCGCAGTGAGATCAGTAACCTCACCAACGCTGGTGACTGGGCCTGGCGTATCGCTGCGGCTTCGGATTCTCGTGCGCAGCGGGCATTACTGCAAGCCGAGAGCATCGCTGCGGCTGCGGACAAGCTCGCCGAGCACTTCGCGCAGGCTGAGCGCGACGCACGGGCCGCAGAGCACGCGCCGCGTCCAGCACGTCGTGCCGGCCCGACCCCGGATGACTACCGGCTCGCGCGGGTGGCCCAGAACGAGTTCGCCGAGTCCTGATCGAGGGAGCGATCTGATGCTGATGACGAGCGACCTTGCCCGGTACTACGTTCCCCCGCGCCTGTGGTTCGTGGCAGCGGCGGTATCTGTTGCTGCCCGTCAGGACGGTCAGGAGATGCTCACCGCTGCCACCCTTCTGCCCTGGCTGGATGCGGTCCTGGAAGTTCCACAGTCCGAGGTTCTTGGCATTGAGCGCGCCATGCTGCTCGCACGCTTAGACGTGTACACGGCGCAGGGTGTCTGGGCAGCGATCTTGCGGGACGCGGACGTGACGATGAACGATTTTCATCACGAGCTCGCGCTGCGAGCTCAGCAGCTAGGGCTCGCCCGGCGCACGGGGCTGACGGGAGGGCAGCGTCGTCATGGGTTCGACAACGCCACCGACGCAGGCTGAGGCTGATACGCGCCGCTACGGCGAGCACCTGACGCTGCGGGCAGCAGGAGCCGCCGGGCTGACCATGCGTACCTTGCTCACTGCACCAGACGACGAATTCAGTCCGATCGCCATCGCTCGCCGTGTTCGGGTGCGTCCTGGCGTCATCGGTGCAGCAATCAAGCGTCTGGAAGAGCTCGGTTTTGTGACCATACGACTTGATCATGACGCGCCTCTTGTGAGAGGTTACTGCCCACGTTGGGTGCGCATCACCGAGTCCGGGCGTACGGCGGCGGAACGGGAAGGACTCACACCCGCACCCTCCGAGAGGCACAACACGCACCGCAGCCGACACCATCATGGTGGCACAGGGAAATGAGAACAGGTCCACAGTGTCCTTTATAGATGCTCTAACACCACCAGCTCGCCGCGCCTACGCGCGGTCGCTCCGCACGCGGTATGAAAACGGCGCGACCTTGGAAGAGTTGCGTGCCGAACTCAAGCTCGCCACGTTGACGGTTCGCGGTTTGCTTGTGGAGGCAGGCGCCACGATCCGGCCACCAGGCACGCTAGTGACCGACAAACAAGCCGCCACGTTTGTGAAGCTGTACAAGGCCGGGGAGACGATTCAGCAGGTTTCCGAGCGCGTCGGATATTCGTTTGGGACCGTTCGTCGTTATCTGCTGCTAGCTGGTGTCGAGCTACGGCCACGCGGGATCCCAGCCGATAGACAGGCCACAACCAAACGAGCGAAGTGATTACATGACGACGCCAGACGATCACGAGGTATCCGATCCGGAGCCACGGTCCGACGGGGACGATCGGGTAGTGGTAACACCCTACGACGACAGTCATAGCGAGCACGACTAAAGCATCAATAGCTGGGCAGTCCGATAACCATTACCCCGCAGGGGATCAACGTCACGGCTCTTCCCAGCTGTTCGCGTTCACGAGAGGTAAGGGAAAGGCGCATGAAGACCGAGCGCGCACGCCGGTTTCGGAACACCAGGTGTCAACTAGAGACGCGCGGATTCCGAGCCAGCTCATATCTCCAGAACCATGAACGGCTGTATGCGCTGCGAGGCAATGGCATATCACGCAACCAGATGACCTTGGAAGAACTGGAGTCCTTTGTTGACGAATGGGACAACTCCCAGCGACAACAAGGACCTCTCAATGACGCAGGGTTTGCCAAGCTGGCGACGCGTTACCGTGCTGGAGAAACCCTGCTGCGCCTGGCGAATGATGCTGGTGTTCCTCGCACCAGGCTGCGCCGAGCTCTCATCGCGGCCGGCGTCCCGATGCACCCGCTACGGCGTCTCAGTGTCGCCACGGTCGAGGATCTGGAGGGGCGTTACCTCGCTGGGAAAAGTTTGCGAGATCTTGCGGTAGAAACCGGTATTCCCTACTCCACTATTCGCGAGGCGCTCATAGCGGCGGGCGTCACAATGCGACACGGCGCTACGGCGACGTCAAGATCGAGCAGCCCGTGACACGACGTGACAGCGAACTTGGCCACACAAGGGCTAGTGACCGAGGCCGCCTGGGGCGTGCTTCTGGTTGCGCACGAGCGAGTACCGGCGGACGAGGTGTGCGGGCACCCAGTGCGTGACCTCGGTCGAGTAGCTGTCGTCTCGCGTGCTCAGGGCATAGCTGACCAAGGCGAGCCAGCCGCCGTCCCCGCGCTGTATCCAGCCGCCCAGGTAGCCGACCACCTCAAAGCCTAGTTCGAGGCCCTGCGGTGTGTTCCGGTACACGTGGTGCCGTTCTGGTGCGAGCAGGCGCCCGACGTCGACCCACACCTTGACGGGTGGCTTGACGCGGCGCACGCTCGGCGGCTCGAACACGCGTTCGATTAGACCACAGAGGCAAGATCAACGGCGGAGGGTAACCCTCCTTTGCGCTCCGGGCGTTGCGACTGCAAATATCGATGCGCACAAAAAATCATGCCCCCGAGCTCAGGATCGAGATCGGGGGCAGCGAGCAGGATCATGATCCTGAGCTCGGGCAGACGAAGTCCTTCGCCAGTTGCACGTCGGTCGCAGCGTCCTGCACGCCCGCACTGATCAACGACTTCTCCACGTCGAGCTGGAGCATGCCACCGGCCAGCATTCCGCAGATGTCCTTGGCTAGCGTGGTGGATTCCGCCAGCCTGGTAGCGTCGTCACCGACAGAACTCGCCAAACCATCATTGACAGCCTCACGTTCGCTGAAGCCGATGTAATCCGGGCTGCCCGGAGTTGTTGTGCTTGCGGGTGGGGATGGTGCGGCAGAACCACCGCACGCGCTCAGCGCGCCGATTGTCACCAGGGCGAGAATACAGGCCAGTGCTCTGAAGAGTTTCATGATGAGACATCCTTGTTAGTCCAGGAGGATCGTAATGTTGGTACTCATCTATTTAGGCTTCGCGTGGGTGACCGGATCCGGACTCGCGATGCCGCATAACGTTGCGGGATTGCTAAGCGGCTTCGCGTTTGGGGCAGTCCTCGCTATCCTCGCAACGATTGTCTACATCAGACACGAGGACCAGGATGCATCACGGCGATCTCATAATATCCATCCCTCACAATCGCCGTGATGCGTCCGCTCTTTCTGCTAGCTCAGGCCCAAGCCAGCGATATCTTGATTCAGCCTGCTGACCGCAGCACCGAACTGCTGGACCGCAGTGTTCGCGAATGGAGCCGCGCCAGCATTGTTCCCGGCGTGTACGTCCGCGAGATACTGCATTTCAGCCTGGCCACCCGCGATCAGGTCGGTCTTCAGTTGTGGGTCAGGTACGTACTGCGCGCACGTCAGAAAATCCGTGACGCTTTGTTCGTAGCCGCCAGCGTCGACCGCCACGAATTGCTGGCCGCTGGCGACCTGCGTCTGGATGATGTGCAACGCAGTCCGCGCCGCTTCGAGCGACGAGAGTCCGTCCGGCGGGTTGTAGGCCAGATTGCACGAGACGCTGTACCACGTCGACACAGAGCCGCCACCAGCCCCACCGCTGGTGGTCGTCGCGGTGGGAGCGATGGTTGTGCGGACCAAGCTACGCGGTGCCAGCGTCGTCGGAGCGGTGGTGGGAGCAGCAGCGGAAACTCCGCTAGCCCCGCTGCTGCATGCGGTGAGGCCAGCCATGATGGACAGAGCCAGAACGGCTCCGCCCCCAAGTCTGACGGGGATTGAGCGCTTCATAGGAACACTCTTCTTTCTCATTCGCTGATCATCAGATGTGATCAGCCGCTCGGGGTACTGCGGCGGGGAGGTCAGCCAACAAGCCCCGCTCCGTTACCAACCGCCCCCACGATTGCAAGCTGATGGGGCGGTACGGGCGCCCGTCACAGGTGACGTTGACGCCGCTGTCGATGAGATACGGGACCATACGGCCGATCTGATCGACGACATCGCTGGCTCGGTCCCAGGTGCGCAGCGCGTTCAGCGCCGCGCGCACGAGAGTGTCAACGTTGATCGATTGTTCTGGTACAGCGTCGGTGTTCATGCGGCACTCCTGTTTGGTGTTGTGGCGGGCCCGTCGATCAGTTGGCCGTTGTGCTCCACGAACAGCTCGATCCCCGTCCCCCTAGCCTCCAAGGCGTAGGGCTCCGGATCGAGGACTCGGACCGTCGTGGTCCAGGGCAGCGGGACGTCTTTCACCTCCCTGCTCTCGCCCCGATCAAGGTAGGAGATCACCTCCGCATTGCCGACGCCGGACACCGTGTAGGTGATGTGGGAGTACACCGGCACGGACGAGTTAGCGGCCACCACGAGCTCCGGCACTGGCTCCGTCGGCCACACGGGCTCAGGTGCTGCGCGGAGGTCGGCCACGGGCATGACGGTACTGATCAGTTCCCGTGCGTCCGCCTTGCTGACGTAGGCGCCCTGGAACCGCGTCGGTGAGGCAGCACCGTTAGCCAGGTACAGACCATCGCCGGACCCGAACAGATGTTCCGCTCCGCCCTGATCGAGCGCCACCCGGGAATCCGACTGAGACCGCACCCGGAACGCAACCGAGCTCGGCAGACTCGACTTCAGCGCGGTCGGGATCAGGTCCGCAGTCGGTTTCTGCGTGGCCAGCACCAAGATGATGCCCGCCGCACGGCCCTTCGTCGCCAACTTGACCAGTAGCGGAGCGATCTCCTTTTTGTGGCTGGCCAGCAGATCGGCCAGTTCGTCCACCACGATCACCGTATAAGGCAGCTGGTTCAGCCCGAGAGCGTTGTACTCGGCGATGTCGTCAACGCCGTGTTCCGCAAAGGATCTGCTGTATTCAGCCATTGTCGCTCTTACCGCTCGTAGCTCATCGACCGCATCAATGGACTCCGTGATGATCGGAGACATCAGATGCGGCACGTGCGCGAACGGAGTGAATGCCGTCATCTTGGGATCAATGAGCAGCAGTCGCAACGCTGTCGCGTCATTGCGGGCGAGCAGGTCAAGCAACAGGCCGGTCAGGAAGATGCTCTTGCCGCTACCGGTGATCCCGGCAACGAGCAGGTGGACGTCCTCGGCCAGGTTCGCGGTCAGCGTCTCACCGGCAATGCTCCGACCGAGCGTGTAGGTGAGAGCAGGCGCGTCCGTTGACATCGGGACGTCGTCACGGGCGAGGTAGGCCCGCACGACGCGTGGCACATCGACGGTCAACAAGGCTTCGCCGTTGGTTGGCATCCGCATATCGATGTTGTCGTGCCCCAACAGAAAGGCGATATCTTTGCGCATTGCCAGCACATCGCTGACCTTGGTTCCCATGCTTACCGAGATGCCGTAGCGGGTCAGTTGGGGAGCCACCGTGCATGAGGCAACGCGGGCGTCGACATTCCGCGTTTCGAACAACCTCATGATTTTGCGTGCATTGTCGTCAGTGTCGATAGTCGATGATGTCGTCATGGCGCATGCCTCCTTTCGACAGCTTGTCCTTTAATCCTACGCTGACTTAACGATCCTGAATTCACCACGCTGACCAAACATGCGAAGCGGCTAATCTCGATGATGGTCGGCGCTATCTTCTGCAAGCGACACGAAAGCGCTGGTCAGAGGATGGTCACCCTCCTTATTTCGCTTGGGTGCCTTCGCTCGTTGGTCCGACAACCAACCGGATCGCAGCGTCGGGGTTGTCCATGTGCCGACGAAAAGCGCTCATCGAACTGAGGTACCGGAAAATTTGGTCAGCGCGGTGACGGTCCTCGACACGGACGGAGACCAGCCTGGTCGAATCGTCCACCGTGATGCTGTCGTTGACCAAGTCCGCGTAGTTCTGCTTCCAGTCCTCGCGATGGGTGAACCAGATGGGCAGGTAGCCGCGCCACCAGTTGACGGAGCGCGGGAAGTTCGGTGCGGTGATCGCAGACTGGTCAATCGTGACGGTGTATGTGGAAGGCATTGCCCTAACCTCTCTCGCTTTACTGGCCTGGCAGCCAGAGCAACGCGCGGGCTAAGCCGCGCGCCACTCAAGCTGTCAGGGGACGAATCAGCTGCCCAAGAGTTTCTCGATCTCGGACAACCTGGCCCGCAATTGCTGTTGCTCGGCAACCAGTGCGTCCCGGTCAACGGCCGTGTCGACAATCGTCAGGTCGCCATGGTCTCGGGCGCGGGCGATGTCGGCGTGGTCCGCAGGCACGTCCCGGACCTCCAGGACAGTGCCCTCTTGGGCTTCCAGACGCGGGTTTTTGACACTGCCGCCGCTATCGGCGAACCCGCCGGACACGATGATGACGCCATCGCCAAGGCGCACGGGTTCATCACGGCCGCGCCGACGGGCGATCATGCGACCGAACAGGTACAGCTCGCCGCTGTACGGGGCGTACCCCTCGGGGTCGGAGAGCCGGACTGTGACGGTCCGACTTGCGGTGCCGTCGGTGCCGTAGACCTCGCGGGCCAGCTCGCGGACGCGTTCCTCGTCGCGGAGATCGAAAACCCACGTCTTGGCGTTGGCGTCCCAGCGCCCACCGATGGCCCGTGCCTTGCTGGGCATGGTCGGTTCGTACGGCGCGTGGAGGGTGACGGTCGTTTCGTCGGTAGTGACGTTGATGCCCATCGCGTATTCCTTCCTGTGCTATTGGATTGGCAGCCAACGCAGCAACCGGCGCATGTCCGGTCACCACGCAAGTGGTCAGTCCTCGGTGCCTTCGGACTTCTGCGCGTGCCACTCGTCGAGCAGCTTCTGCGCGTCGGCCTCGCTCATCGGTGCATCCGGGATCGGCACCACGACGACGTTGTTGGGCAGCACCGCATCCTCGATGTAGTGCTGCCCGCCGGTACCGTCCAGGCGGAATGCGAGCCGTCCGCTCCCGCTCTGCTCAACCCAGCCGTTCACCTCTGCGGCGATACGCTCGGCAGGGCTCTGCTGAGACTCGGGGTTGTTCGGATCCGCCCACCGTTGCGCAGCCTTGACCGCGTCCCGTGCGGCCTGCCCCGCCTCGATGCGTGTCAGGTAGTCGGCCGCAACGTCCAGAGCCTCCACGATCACGCTGGACAGCGGCGAGGCCATGAACACCACGTTGGGCTCGGGGAACTGCGCGGGAGAGATCTCCCAGGCATCCGCGTTGGTGTCCGCGCTCACCTGGCCGTGCTCGATACCCCAGAGACTCCCCTCACCGATCGTGACCCCGTAGAGAGAGACCTCAACTTCCATACCCACTCCCATGAAGTCATCGCGGCGCCACCGGGCGAGGTAGTCCTCTCGGTCCGCCGGAGTATCAAACTCTTGATCCTTCGGGTCGTAGTCCTCATCTCGGTACATGCTGGCCTCGATGACGACCATGGGCGTGACGTCGTCATCGGGAGACTGCCACAACGTTTTCTGTTCGATCGGTTTGGTCATGATTCCTTCTTTCCCTTGTTGTTGACCTGATTGCCAGCACAGCGCGCGGGCCGAAACCCGTGCACCATGCAAGCGGTCAGCTCTGCCGAGCCAGGAACGCGGCGATCACGGCGTCGTAGTCGCGCGCCATACCCTCTTTCGTAGGCCAGTTGCCCAACGACGCACCAGTTTCGATGTCGCCGATGTAGAAGCCTCCCAGGTCCGACGGGGACGGCCCTGCGTAGAACCGGCTCACGTTGTTCCCGTCGGCGTTGTACAGCAACCATTCACCCGTGCCCACATCGCGCCACGCCCACCCGGCGGGGAGGTTCGCGTCATCCCACGTGGTGCCGTCGGTGACGTCGAATACTGCGCTCATATCTCCTTCTCTCTTTTCGCTGGCCTGGCAACACCAGCACGGAGCGCGGGCAAGCCGTGCGCCATGCAAGCGGTCAGGTGTGCGCAACTTCGCTGTAGGGCTTCCAGCCACGGACGGATTCACCGGCATACCAGCGTGTCTCTTTGGCGTAGAGCTGGGCAGCAAAGCCAGACGTTCGGGCGGCTTCGGCGTCGCGCTTGCGGTCGAAGTTGCCTTCGAGCTCATAACCGTCGGCCGCACAGATCGACCAGCAGCCACCAGTTTTGACCACTAGCCATGTTGAGGGTGGGTTCGCGGCGTGTTCTTCGGGATTGCTGAATAGCGACATTCTTCGACACCTTTCTCGGTATGACTTTCTTTGGTAGAAGGGATGGTCACCCTCCTTATTTCGCCCGGCACGGTGTCAGGCGACCTCTGCCAGATCCCGCAACACGACGTCCCGCACCTCTTGCGGGAGATCCGTCCAGCGGCAGGCGCGGTGTGCGTTGCGGAACCGGTAGGCGGCCACCTCGTACGCGGGCATATCGCCGTACATGCCGAATCCCTGCGCGTGTGTCGGGTGCTTCGACATGCCCCGGTAGCCGAGTCGCATATCCGCGTAGGTCGTGCCACACACGGGCGTCGCGTAGAAGATCGTGTACCGGTCCGCCGTCTTCGGGCCGTCGTCGTAGATTGCCAGCACTTCGCGCGGGCAATCACCATCGCGCCAACCTGTCGACTGCCGACGGGGCGAATATTTGTTCATGATCTACAACCCTTCTGCTGTCTGGCAACCAGCACAGGGCACGGTCGAGCCGTGCGCCATGCAAGCTGTCAGCCCTCAATCTCTCCGACGACTTCGCGGATCTTCTGTGCGACCGCTAGGGGCAGGCTCAACCAGCGCGAGTCACCCTGTGGGCCCGCGAACTTGACGCGAACCATGTCCGTGTCGCCGACACCCTTCAGAGCCAAGTCAATCTGGCGTTGCTCGTAATTGCTCATAGTCAGACCTCCTTTTCGTTACGTTCGTGCAGTTCGACGAAATCCTGTGGTACCTCGGTCACCTCGGCGCCGTCGGATGATGTGTGGTAGTTCAGTTCGTAGATACCGACAGGGTCAGGTTGACCCGGGTCGTTATCGGTCGTCGGCTCATCGTCATAGACCGCCACCCGCAACAGATCGAGTGCCGGATGTTTCCACACACGTAGCGGCACAGATCAGCCCCCCGTCATGACGTCGCGGGCGAGCGACATCAGCGTGTCGATCTCATCTTCGCGACCCTCGAACAACTGCCAGTCGTCGTTGCCGTCGGCTCGAACGTGCACGGCATAGGTATGCGCCGACGCGTCCCAGTCGATGGTGAGCAGTTCCCCGGATGCGGGCGCTGGGTTGTCGCTTGCCGGGCTGTCGGGGGCTGTCTGGGCACCGCGCGCCTTGAGGTGCTGGTACCGCGTGCCTGCCACGAATGCATCCATCCACAGCGCGGCAAGAGTGGTCTTGTTGTCGTCGGCTTCAGCTACGGTCATCCGACCGTGCAACGCGACCAGGCCGCGCATGGCGCGCTGAGTAGCCGCGTACACCAGCGATTGGGTATTGACGATCCGCCCGGCAATGTCTGGGATTGACTGGCCGCTGTCCGCCTGCGCATCGGTGTCGATGAGTGCCTGCGAGATCAGCCAAAAGTCTGGGTGGTCGGGCCGATCGGGGAAATTCTTATCCGTCATGGTTGCGTGTCCTTCCTCTGTGGTTCTGGCCACCAGCGCAGCAACCGGGCTCTTGTCCGGTCACCACGCAAGCGGTCAGTCTCCGATCAGCAACGTACCGGCGTGAAGTTCCTTGGTGGTCACGTGTGGTGAGCTTTCACCCGGGTGAGGCATGTGCATGATCAGCCGCCCGGCATGTTCGGCGTCGGTGTCCGATGGGATGCGCCGCACGGTGAACGCGAACGCGCCGCGCGGGTCACCGACACTGATCATTACCGTAACGCTGTCTTCGCGCTCGTCCAGATGGATTGCAGCGGAGTTGACCCACGACAGCGGGATCGGTTCCGGGTCGTGCGGGCCGTAGTCCACGCTGTCATCAGTGACCGGACCGTCAAGAAGGTTTTCGAGGCATAGCGCACCTTCGGGCCCACCGGAGAACACTTCGCCGTCTTGGGTGAGCGGTTCACTGCACGCGCGGCATCGGTGGGTTTCCTCGCGGTCCGTGTCGAACTCGACCGTGACGTACTCGACATCGTCCGTGACCTCTTGCGATTCACTGTCGATGCTGATCAGGGGAAGCATGGTTATGTCCTCTCGTTGGTTCTGGCAACCAACGGAACGAACGAGCCGGTCAGGGATCGCACGTTCCGCAAGTGGTCAGTCATTCGCCGCGCAGCTCCGCGTCATAGTGCATGGCGCCGTTCGCGTCGACCTTGTCGTAATCCAGGCCCAACGCATCGCAGAGGTGGCGCGCGTTGGCCAGGAAGTCACCCAACACCAATTCGGGCGACTCGTCAGAGACTAAGGTCATGAGCGCAAACGAGCGAAGACCTCTCAGCGCCCACTGTGCACGCAGGTAGTTGTCTGCGGAATAGTCTTTCCAGTCGAGTTGATCATCACTCGTGCACTCGTCAAGGTCAACAAGTCTGACGTCGTCGGGGATCGACTCCATGAACGGCGTGGCTGGATAGAGCACTTCCGCAGCATCGGAAGCCGGGGGGCTGCTGGTCAGCTTGCGCCAGTTGATCGGCCCGTTGTGGGCGGACAGCAACGTATCGAGTTGGGCGAAATCGGCCGCCAGTTGGCTTTGGTAGTCGTCCGCCCGCGAACGGTGTTCCGACGCTGCCATGTATCGCAAGGCGCCATCCGACTCATCCGCCGCTTTATGCTCATTGTCAATTCGAGCGAGTAGCTCACGAATGCCCATCAACAATTCACGTTCGGCCATTGCTCTCACCTTTCTCTGTGGTCTGGCAACCAACACAGTGCACGGACCACTAGGGCCCGTGCGCCACGCAAGCGGTCAGCCATTGACGTACGATTCTGCGATGGTGAGGAATTCCTTGTAGCTCTTGGGCGGCTTCGTCATTCCGAACTGAGATGGATCGACAACCGGCCTGTTTGACCAGCTCGATTTGTCATCCCGCTTGGCACCGAACGAGAGTCCGCTAGTGCCGCGCGCGTTGACCAGCGTGTAGCGGGTTCCAGACTCGGACACCCATTCGACCGCAAACGCAGCGAGGTTGCTGACGTTGACGAGACCCACTTTTTCAGTCATTGCTCTACCTCCGTTGTCTGGCAACCAACACAGTGCGCGGACCGAAGCCCGTGCGCCATGCAAGTGGTCAGTTGGCCAGTCCGCCCGGGTATTCGTCCGACTGATACACATCGCGTCCCTGGTCAAAGCCGTTCGTGTAGTGACCCTCACCGGACTCGTACGCGTCCTGCTCGGACTGAGTACCCGTACCGAGGTCATCACTGGCCGCCCAGTCGTAACCAGCGTGGAAGCCGACCCGAGCCTGTTCCCGTGCCTCACCCTGCAAACCGATCTGATCGAGCCACGCGGACACGTCGAACGCTGGATTTTCCGTCATGATCCAAAACCTCTCTGTCGTTGGTCTGAGAACACAACAGAGCGGCTATCTCCCCCTCGTGGATAGCCGCTCGATGAGTCATCAGAGCTTGACGCCGAACACGTTGACGCGCTCGACGTAGTAAGGGCCGACGTAGTGTGTCCACCGACGGCTGACACTCGCCACGATGGCCGCCCACAGTCGCGAGTTGAAGTCCGGGCCGTCCCCCTCGACGTGCGCGCTTCTCTCGGTCAGCACGCCCGTGTAGGGGTCCTCGTACGGCTTGAGCTCGCTCAGCCAGGTACGGCGGTCGTAGGGACCAGGATCCGCGCTCGGAGAGCCGAATCCCTCACCCTCCAACCAGTCCGCGCACTCCCGTGCGTTGTCGAACGAGTGGGAGTCGGTGCGTTCGTCGGTGCGCTCCCTCTCGTCTGCTCCCTCTTCCCACGCTGCGTAGGTTGCCGTGTGGACTTCAATGGTGATTTTCATGGTTGGTGGGCTCCCTAGGTGGGCTGATTGAACAACAGAACGGCCACCGTGTGATCGATGGCCGTTCGATGAACCGTCAGACCTTGTGCGCGCACTCAGGCTTGCGCTACGTCCGCGACGTGTTCGAGCAGCGGAACAACGCCGTTGCTCTTGGGTGTCCAGGAAACCGCGTGCCCTCGGTCTCCGCCGAGAGGGGAACCGCAGCCGTCGCATGATGACGACGAAAACCAAGGTTCGCAGGATTCGACCTCGGTACCGGTTGCGCGCGCCTCCCTGCCGCAGTGCTCGCAGTCCAGCGAACCGAGCGTGATATCCGTGTCACCCCACAACGCGGCCATTTTGTCACTCTGCGCGCTGGTGATGTCTTCCCCGGAACTGTCCAGTACCTCGCCGTTGGCGAGCAGCGCGACGCAATCCGTACAGATAGTCAGTTCGGTTGTGTCGAATTCCTTGCCGTTCACGCCAATTGTCATTGCTCTCAACTCCTGTTGTCTGGCAACCAACGGAGCGAACGAGCCCGTAGGGGATCGCACGCTCCGCAAGCGGTCAGCTATCCAACCGATCCATCATGTGACCGAACATCACGTGTAGCCGCGTGTTGACCTTGACGCGTGCCGCGTTGACGATGGCAGGGTCAACACCCAACGTGATGAGCGCAGCCTCTCCCGCGTCGATAGCGTCCTTGCCCGGGTAGTTCATGATGATGTTGTAGGCCAGTTCGACCCTGTGATCCTCCGTTGTGGTGGTCGTGATCTTTCCGTTCATTGCGCAGCCCTCTCGTTGTCTGCCAACCAACACCGCGCACGGACCGCTAGAGCCCGTGCGCCATGCAAGCTGTCAGCGTTTGTCGTCGGCGACCACGTCGCCGCACATTTCGTGGTCGTGTTCCTGGTCGCCTGGCATGGCGCACGTGCGCTGATCTGGTTGCACGTCGTCCGGGTTGAATGCGCGGAGTAGGTCAGCGCCGGTACGTGTCACGGTCCATTCGCGGTGCCCTGCCGATCGGGGGCGAACGAGTCGCGCGTCCCACACAGCGCGCCACTGGTCATCATTCGCACGGGCATCCCGAGTGTTGAACCGCGCTACGTGTTTCAGCACGTGCTCGATAGTGAGTCTTTCGCCCATTGTGTTGCCCTTCCGTTGGCCTGAGTAACTAGCAGTGTGCACGGGCTCTTGTCCGTGCACACTGCCGTAGCTGATCAGGGTTGCGGTGAGTCGTGCCCAGAGTTGAGCTGATCGCAGAGCGCTTCCGCCTGTCCGGCGGTCTCGCGTTCTTGCGACGGGTAGGCGCTGGTATCGCCGTTGCGGTAGGCAATCCACGCGTCGTAGTCGACCACGCGGAAGCTGTCCGTCTCATTGGTGTTCGAGTGCGGACGTAGGACGACATAGCCCATTATTTTGACCTTTCATTACTAGGCTGATCACCTAGCACGGTGCGCGGGCTCTACAGTCCGTGCGCCATGCCGTAGCTGATCAGCGGAGCACTGGCATGCTTGGCTGGAGTAGCTTCCGCAGCTCCGCTGCCTGGTCTCCACCTTGACGCATGATCGACTCGACCAGCATCACAGTCAGCTCAACCGCGCTTGGGAGGTGCATTTCGGCGGCTTGGTCTGCGAGTTGCTGACATTCGGAGTCCGGATTCAGGTCCCCACCACAGTCACAGCCGTCAGTTGACGGCCCGTGTTCATAGTTCGAGCACAGTTCGTCCCCGTCAATCGTTACGGGATCCATTACCCACGTACGTGCACCCGACTCGTCTTCGGCCAAATTCAGATAGACCGCTACCGATTCTTCTATCTTGTGTTTCATTGTCTCTCTGTCCTTCCTAGGCTGATCACCTAGCACGGTGCGCGGACCGTAACCCGTGCGCCATGCCGTAGCCGATCAGATCATGCCGTCTGAGTACCAAGGCTCATCTTCGTACTCACTCGTTCCGTTGCAGGCAGCACAATCAGCCGTGCATACCGCGTCCCACGTGGAGCGTGGCGAGCGTTGCACCATGGTGTGACCGTTGACCGCCCGGTACGGCTTGCGCCACTCCTCGTTGTCCTGCTCCGCGATCAGGTCTCGTGTGTTCACTTGCTGTGTCATCGTTCGGCCCTCCTTACTCCGTTGTCTGGCAACCAACGGAACGAACGAGCCTGTAGAGGGATCGCGCGTTCCGCAAGTGGTCAGAGCCGATCAGGCACGCTCACGCGTGAACGGGTGAATCGTGGTGAGCCGTTCCCCGTTCATCGTGGTGTGACCCGGTAGTCCGTTCTTACGGACGCGAAACCAGCCATTCCAGGGACTGTGATAGGTCTCGGCGTAGGTGGGGTCACTCAGGTGCACCGTGTCCGCGAACACGACCGTTACGCGGTCAAGGTCATAATCCCAGTAGCTCCCCCCGTCGGTGATCCGCTCACCGTTCGCCGTCAAGAACCGTGCATCCGTGTTCGGGTCGATGTTTTCCATCGTGTGGCCTTTCTAGGTAGTCCGATAAAGCAAGTGAATGGCTACCGGGAATGCCGCTAGCCATTCAATGAGTCATCGGGCCGATCAGATCATTTCTTTGGTTCTATGGTGAGATCTCCGATAGCCAACGTGGCTGACCTCATCGAACGGTGGACAGAGACGGTCAGCCAGTTGTGCCACTCGTCTTGTTTTTTGACCGAGTAGAATTGGCCAAGCATGCCGTTTCGGCGGATGCGATAGTCGCCGATTTGCCATTCCCAGCCGCGAACTATTGTTATGGTTTTCACTAGTTGTGCTCCGTAGGGGGTCGCGCGTTCCGCAAGCGGTCAGAATCAGTCGACTGGCACGGTCTCACTGGCAACGTGTTCCGTGCACATGTACACGTCGCCCTGCAAGCCGCCCAGACGGACCGTGACGGCTCCCGGGTTCGGGCAGTCGCCAGACCACCCGCACGGGTCGGCAGGGCTCCCACCAGCCGCACGGGAGCCGAGCACGCTGCGCAGTTTCTGCCGCGCGATCACGCGCAGCGTGTGCGTGCCGAACCGCTTGTCCAACCGCACGAGATAGGCAATCTCTGCCGCGATCTCGTCATCCGTGAACAGGCTTGGTCTCGTCTGTGGGGTTGGCTCGTTCATCCGGGCTTTGCCGGGTACGTACTTCTCTCCGCCACGCATGGTCTTGTCCTTTCTAGGCTGATCACCTAGCACAGCGCGCGGGCCCTAGTGGTCCGTGCACCATGCCGTAGCTGATCAGAGGTCACAGCACCTGTTCAAGGTCGGCAGTCACGTAGCTGCGTTCCGCACCGGACTTGTCCAGTTTGACGACCGTCATCTCTGGTACCTGGTGTTGCCGCACGACTACCCCGTACCGGTCACCTCGCATCCATTGATCTGTCCAGACCGGAATCTCGACACGTGTTCCTGGTGCGTATGTGCCTGTCATTTTCCCTACCTCTCTGGTCTGAGTAGCTAGCACAGTGCACGGGCAAGCCGTGCACCATGCCGTAGCCGATCAGTACTCGAAGTCGGCTGAGCCGATCAGCATCGCGGCGAATGCGATGCCTTCTAGGAAATCTGCGCTCACCGCTTGCGCTGCCCACTCAGTCCCTGCCAGACACTCAACGAGGTTCTGTCGGTCGGTAGTGATCATCTCTTGCAGTCGCTGAGCTAGTCCGTCCCGCGCTTCCCGGATGCCCTCGGAGCGGCTGGATTCGGTCAGCGCGGCGATTTTGTCTACGTAGTCGCCGATCTGCTCTTCTGTGGTCACGGATTGACCCTCTCGTCATGGTGGGCCGATAAGCCAACAGAACGGCCCTCACGTGCTCTGTGTGGGCCGTTCGATGAGTCATCGGGGTACATCCCCTACCGGGGGTCGACGATGCGCGTACGGATGCCGTCGGGCCCTGCCGCGATTTCGGTCACGAGACCGCGTGGGTTGATGGTGAGCGCGTACTCATGTGCCGCTTCGATGTCACTGACACGCGGCGCTGGCTGATCGGTGTACGTGCTCAGGTAGGGCATGCCGAGAGCATCCCGGTAGATCCCCGCTTCCCCCCACGTGACGGGGAAGCTGAACGGCTCACCAGTCTCGGTCAGGAGTTGCGCCATCCAGTTGTCGAGCACGCGGACAGACATCGTCTTGCCCGCGACGCGCATGTGCACGCATACCTCGGAGCCTGGAAGCTCGATCGCGACCACGTCGCCAACGGCGACGGTTGTGGTCAAATACTTGCGCATAACAATCAATCCTCTGTGTAGGCGCCGATAAGCCAACGGAGCGGCTACCGGCAAGGTCGGTAGCCGTTCGATGAGTCATCGGTGTGTAGAGCCGATCAGGCGACTTCGGTCCGGAGCAACCGCGCCAATCGGTAGTAGGTGGCATTCGGCAGTGCGCTGAAAAGCGCGTCGCGAATGGCGAGCGCGTCCGCTTTCACCGTGTCCTGAAACACCGTGCGGTCAGCGCTGCCAACGTCGCCCGGGAGCGGTACAGGCAGGCACGTGACGCTGAGCGTGCCCCAACTGTGGATAGTCAGGTCAGTCATGCTCTTGTCCTCTCTGTGGTCTGAGTAGCTAGCACGGTGCGCGGACCGAAGCCCGTACACCGTGCCGTAGCTGATCAGAGCAATTCCGCCTTGCCGCTGTCGGTGAGCACGTACCGGCCGTCCGCGTTGAGCTCAACCCAGCCGTGCTGAACCAACACGTCGATCATGGTTCCGGGATTGCCCTGCGAGCGCAGGCCACGCGCGATCATGCGCAACTCGCGTTGCGCCGGAGTGCCCGGGGAGGTGTCCACCGTGTCAGCGGCAACCGTGACGACGATGGAACGCGGATCGACCAGGTAGGAAACCCCGATCGGCGCACGGTTGAATTCGGCCCGCACATCGTCGGTGATCTGCGGTACCGCTTCCGCGCGGAAGCATTGCCGCGCCGCGCTCTCGGAGGATGCTTCCACGGTGGCGGAATACTCCCGTTTGCCGTTGAGCGAGGATGCCGTCACGGTGTACGTATGCAGCTGCACGGTGGGAGTGTGCCTGTTGTCGATCATGTAACTTCCCTTCTCAGAATCGAGAATCCAGCGATCAGGCTGAGCTATGACGCTCAAGGTTCCGATATCGAGCCTGCCTGATCGGTCGGTAGTGGAGTCGGGCGTCACTGCGACGTAGCTACCGGTGGACATATGGCGGAGCTCTCTCGCCAGTTCATCTCGCCCCATCGTGATCACTAGTCACGGTCAGCGGATTGACTACACGGATGCGTTCGACCGTGCGCACTTTATGTTGGGGCCTCCGGACTCTCACGGCTGGTATCCGCCAGCGCTATGTCCCAAGGGCCTTGTGTCCCGAGGGCTCGAACCCCGGTGACGCCGATCTGTTCTCAGTCTCTCTGTCGTCACTACATCTGCGACGTTAGCCAGTTCCGTAAACGACATGAGTACTCATGTAGCGATGTTGCTCTTAGCTAGGCGTATCGCTACAGGTCAAGCACTCTATTTGCGTTAGCCACTAGTTTCCTGCCTTCGGCGTGTCTCTCAGAAACACAGGGTGTGTCGTGATCTAGCTCCCTGGTGAGTAGAGGCCCGATGTCCGTATCAGTGCCTGGTCATAGTGACGTCTCTACGGGGTGATCACTACAGGTGGTCCCATGGGTAGGGGAGGTGACGTAGGTAGGTGTACTCAGAGGCACTGCCTCGCAGGCCAGTACTCACACCACGTGCCCCGTGCGTGGTCATGGGTATGTGCCTGCCGTTGGGCGTGGTGTGGGCGGTAGAGGCGCATACAGAGGTCACTGTGCATGATGTCCGATACGGTCTCGTCTCACTAGCGATGATCATGTGTGGGAACGCGGAGCGTTCGGTACTCAGTAGAGCAGCGCATGCCTGGTTAGTGCAGGTGGGCTCTGTGGTCGGTAGCCGCTGCTCTCTCGGGTATCAGTAGGTATGTGGGTCATCGGATAGTGAGTTGAGGAGTGGATTGAACAGTCTCTGTCTGAGACGCACGTCGCGTGCCGCTGTCCTGCCCGTTGCACGCTTGCCGACCGACTGCCGTCGGTCGGCAAGCGCAGCTACTGCGCACCGCAGAGCGGCACACACTGCTCTGTCCACAGAGGTCACTAAGGACAAGCCCAGTTACCTAGTCACCCTTATGTCACATCTCAGCGCTAGCAACACAGCGTCGCTGACTGCCTACAGTCGGCAGAGGGTAGCTAGGGGTAGATGGATCATGCTCCGCTTTACGACTGCAAATTCACTAGTGCAAATTGATCATCGAAACCTGAATGACGTCTCGTGCACAGCCCAAAAAGATCATGATACCTTAATCGATACAGAAGGATCACCCACCAACCCGACCAGAACACCTCCCCACCCTCTACCCTGATGCGCATGCCGGAGCTGAGGCGCTATGTCCTGCGGTCGCTGACGGATCAGTCCGATACGGTGTGGGTCAATAAGGACGATCTGCTGCAAGTCCTGCGCCACGGGCTGCACGGCAACGCGTGCAGCCACGGCGACCGTGCCTGCGTCGACGATGCGATCGCCGAGGTGGCCGACATCATCGAGAGGACGGTGTCGCGCCTGGACCGCAGCGATCCGCTGAACGCCTGGGTGCCGCCGGGGCAAGCGCAGCCGTGCACCTGCCGCAGCGCGGTCCCCCCGCTACCGGAGCGCGGGGTACGGGCGATCCTGGCCGCAGCATGGTCGTCGTCGTGGTCGTCCTGGGCTGGCACGCTCTTGCGGGTGTCCTTGCTGATCTCGGGGGTCTTGGTCGTGCTCTTCCTGTGCTTGCCTGCTCCGTGGTAACCCACCAACCAGACGAGAACACCTCCCCCTCACCGTGGAGGCCCTCCGCTATCGTCACCAGGCGGATGGTGGCGTGGACGGTCACACGGCAAGCACCGGGGCTAGCGCGCCAGGCTGGTTGGGCGCGGTAGTTCTACCTGGCTCCGGTCGCCACCGTCCGCCTCGGGCTTGGCAGCGGGGGACGAGACTCCCTCACCAACCCAGCACTAGCCTGGGTGGTAGCCATCGGTATCGTTGCGTCCATGGCGATGTTCCATCGGGCGGTTCGTATTCGTCGCGGAATTTTGCAGACCGGGGTTCACACATGGACACGTGGCAATCGCACCGTGACTCTAGTTGGTACGATTCATATCGGGGACCGGCGCTACTACCAGATCCTTCAACGTCTGCTGGATGATGGCGAAGAGCAGGGTGCTCTGGTCCATTTCGAGGGCACCAAGGAACCAACAGACGAAGCTTTCGCGTCCTTGACCAACGCGGATCGGCGCGCCCTTGACCTGATGGGTGACGGGCAGACGTTTGCGGAAACGTTGGTCACCGCGACCACGGGTCTCGTGACGCAGACAGACGCGATGACCTTCCGGTCGTCCTGGGTCAACACCGACGTGAGCGAGCTCGACGTGATCCGCATGGTCGGGCCGCAGAACATAGTCAACCGGTTCTCCTCGTTCTCCCGAACCCCTGATATGAGCGCTATCAGTAGATTGCCACCGATGATTCCGGTGGGTTGGTTCATCAGGTTTGCGCTTCGGTATTTCACTGCGGCTAGTTCGTTGCTCCGCGCTATCCGGCCGGGTGAGCTTGACCGGAATGTTCTGGTGAAGTGGCGGAATATGGTGGCGGTCACTGCTGCATTGAATACTCCCGACGGGTCGCATGTCATAGCTGTCTGGGGATCGGAGCACGTCGGCGGTATCGGCGCGCTGCTGGAACGCAACGGTTTTGCCTTGACGACGGTGCGATGGATTCCCGCGATCGGGCGGACTACCCCGGCGGGCGGCTCTGCCTGACCTCACCGCACGGCATGGTGAGCACTCCGGCAGGACCAGCACCGGCCGCCACGCTTGTACCCGGAGGCGGTGCCACAGCAGCCGTGGCCGATGGCCACGCATACCTGCGACAGGATTGTCTCGACCTGCTCAGCGAACGTCGGGTCGTAGCGCATCCGGCCGTAGACGGTGTGATGGCGATAGCCCACTATCTCGGCGGCCCGGACCACGTCAGCGCACGTCATGAGTGCGGCCAGGAACGCCATCCGGGTGGGGAGATCAAAATCGGCATCGGCGAGCGCCCGGCGATACTCCCGGGACTGCACGGCGTGTTCGGTCCGGGTAGCTGAGCTCCGCTCGCCATAGCGGTAGCGCGTGCTCGGCCGGAACTTCGGTGGTGGCACGGGAGATGTCCTTCGTACGGTCGTGAGGAGAGGGCGCCCCGCGCACGCGGGGCATAGCCAGCCCTCACCGAGCAGCGTGAAACGTGGCGTCCAGCCACTCGCCGAGGCGCTCATCACGGATCTCCTCAACGTGCAGCGTGTAGCCGTGCTTCATCGCGAGCAGATCGGCTTGGGCCCGGTTGCCGGCATGGATCCTCGTGCGGAAGCCGGCCGGCTGCATACCCAGCGCCGCCGAGAGCAGGCCCATCTCGTAGCCAGCGAAGTAACTAGCGTCGTCGTAGGGTCCGCCCTGGCTGGCTACCACCACGAACGGCATGACGATGCCGGATCTGGTGTCCTCGGGTTCGTTCATCGGATGGCCCACGCTAGTGCCGGTCCAGGTCCTGCTCGCCGATCTCCTGGCGGGCGTTGCCCAGTGCGATACACGTCTGCCCGAACGCGATCAGTTCCTCGTTGCTGGGCAGCGTCAGGATCTCGTGACCGTCCACGAGCACGCGCACCGAGCCGTCCGGTTGCAGGGCCGAGGTCACCGCGTCGAGGCTGCTCGGGGTGCGGTGTGACATGAGGTGTCCTTTCGAGAGAGGGTGACTTTAGCGGGGAGTGATGGTGTAAGAAGCCAGGATCGCGTCCACGACCAGAGCAGCCCTGCGCAACGCGGCCACCCTGCGGAAGACCCGGCCGGGGTTCGGCTCGATAGCGCGGGCGCCCAGATCCATCAGCACCTCGCGCTCTACCGGAATGGCCTGCTGTTGTGGAGTGGCGGCCTGACGCCGATGGCTCGCTTCGGCCCGGCGCAGGATCTCCTGTGTCCGCGCAGGTGCGTCGCCCAGGACGCGCCCGTCGGCTTCGTACAACTCCACCGGGGACAAGGCCGAGCGGGTGCCGGAGGTGATCTGCTGCCGGGTGAGATCGAGCACCGCCTCGGCGAGGTATTGCGTCGCGGCGAGCGCGGGGGTACCGCCCTCAGCGAGCACGAATAGCACCGCCTCGGCCCGGCCCCGCATCTCCTCGATCTCGGGCTCGCTCACGAGGTTCTCTGCTTGCTCGTGACGGCATAGCGAGCCAGGATCGCGTCCACCACGAGAGCCGCTTTCCTGACCGTGGCCGCGCCGTAGGCGGGTTGGATGGCGCGAGCGCCCAGCTCGATCAGCTCTTCGCGGGTGGCAAGCGCGGGGCACTGCCAAGCACGCGGGTACAGCATGGCGACGCGGGCCAAGCGGGGGTCGGCGTTATCCGCGTACTCCCCGTGCTGCCACCGGTAGGCGAACTCGGCTCCGGACAGACCTAGCACGGTCCGCGCCTCGGTGTCGAACACCGCCCATGACTCGTCCTCGCTCAGCTCCTCCACCGTCACGGTGGCGCTGTCATAGTCGATCAGCGCGCTCTCGGCGACGTCGCGGGTCTGCTGGAGGTCTTCTTCGGCCATCTCGTTCATGTGGTGCCTTTCCCTGGTGAGCGAGCGATTTCGCTCCGAGGCCCGATGGCGGAGAAGAACAGGCTGAAGTGCTGCTTGAGGACCCGGCGCGGGACGCTGGCGTAGACCTCGTCGGTCCGTCGCACGTGGGTGATCAGCCGCTCGATGTCCCGCAGTTCGATCAGCTCGGCGCACCGCGCGCAGGCGGCCCAGTGCTCGGAGAAGACGTTCTGCGCCAAGTCGGTCGCCGGGGCCTCGGTGTGCCGCACTGTCTCCCACTGCGGAGCGATGCGCTTTCGTTCGGTCTCAGCCAGGAAGTTGCGGGCGGCTACGGTGCTGCGCAGTTCGCCGCCGGTCCCGTACGACCACATCACGTCGGGGACCGAGCAGAAGTCGCAGTACATCACCACGGTGGTTGCTTCGGCACGCGGGATGGGTTGCGGCTGGTGATCCTTCTCCGCGTTCAGCGGGTGTCGCCAGCTCACCTCGTCGTTGCTATCCAGGCGCCGGAACCGGTTGAGCGGCTCGCTGCACACGCCGCAGACGACGTCCGGCACCGAGGACGGTTCTGTCATGAGGTGGATCCTTCCGTAGGCTCCTCGGTAGGCAGCCTCGTGGCTACGGCGAGCGGGCAGGAAAACTTATGCCGCCCCAGCGCGCCCTCCGGGCAACCGTTGGCGCACACCACGTCGAGGTCATCATCATCATCATCATCATCATCATCATCATCAGCCAGTTCGGCCATCTCGGCGCGCCAGTCCGCTGCCCCCGCCGTCTCATGCGCTGGCGTCTCCTTCAGGCGCTCCCAGATCGGCAGACCATCCATAT